AATGGAACAAGGCTTGAGAATCTTGGAAAAATCGGGTATAATATACCTAATTTTGCTCAATGGTTGAAAAACATCGATATTACGACTAAAATCATCTATTTCGGAATCGTTTTACACCACTTTGACACCAATTTGAATTTTACGCCACTAGCACCGTAGTCGAATCCGATTTTGAGTCTTAATCGTAAGAGCTCTGATGTGACATAGCAGCCCCGGCGTCCTAGCGACGCCACTACATAAGCAGCATTAAAATTGAAAATCGCATTTGAACCGATGTGTCAGATGACGCATCATTACAAGGCGTGGGGCAACCTGCGCCTTTTTGTTTGCTATCGCATACAGCCTGTGATATAATATTGTCAAAGAAAAACTTCTTGCTCGGTTAGAAAAAATCAATGAAATATTAGGAGATGACAACTCCAATGAATAATCCCAAAATACTAGATATCGCACTCGCATTTATATTCCATAAGCACCCGGCTGCTAACAATAAAGCACAAGCCATCCGCGAAATGAGCGATGAAGAACTTGCTGCGGCGTTAAATGAAATTGTCGCCCAACAGGATAACTGTCCACGCACAGTAAGTGGCTGGAAAGAGTGGTTGTCAGAGGAAATAAAATGAATAAAATAGAAGTGATTTGTTGTAAGGACTGCGATCTTTGGAACGCATGGGACAAACATGGGAATCTGTGTAGTTGTGCCCACTTTACACAAGATGATGCAGCGCCTGTATATACTAAACCTGACGATTTCTGTAGTTACGCAGAAAAGAAGTAAACGCTAAAAAATGGGGTACCAGTCCAATTAAGGATTGATACCCCATTCGTTTTATGTCAGCTCGATATCGCTTGGTTCAACATAGCCTGACACATTTACTGAGATTGGATACTTGCCAATACGGCTTTCAAGATTTGTCACTCGATACCGTCCATTGACAAGTTTTCCATCATAAATAAACCACTCACCAGAGCGGCGCATCCCGCAGTGAGTCTGGCTGTTTGAATATAGTATTCCGTCTAATTTGATTTTGTCTCCTGCACGAAGAGTATTCTGATGTTCCATCAAAACGAACCCCATGTAGCTGGCCCACAGATACCGTCAGCACTTAAGCCATGCGCCTTCTGATACTCGATAAGTGTGGCTTTTGTTCCGGCTCCAAAGATACCGTCCGCTTTTACACCCAGATGCCGCTGCAGCACGGTGACTGTATACGAGATGCCACCAGTACAATCTTTCGCGCCCTGACGAATCGTAGGCATGATTTTACTCACCGATACATATGCAGTGCCAACCTTACTGATCCAGCGAGACTTCCAGCTCCGCACATCAACATGAACAAAGCCTCCTGTTAGCTGCACTCGACTGTAATAGCCGATGCCACCCCGTTTCTGGAAATAAGGCATGGAGGCCAAGTATAGCGCAATTCGAATCGGGTCAATACCTTTGATGGTAACATCCGCTGCCGTACCCAAACAATGCTGACTGCGAGGACTGCCGCCGATGGAAATATTATAAGAAGGGGAGCGGTAGCCGGAGTTGATATGGACAGGCTTGCCAAAATGAGCCCGCACCTGTTCAAGAATGTAGATAAGGTCTGTATCGATTAGAACCGTATCGCTATGGTCAGAGCAAGCGAACTCATAGACGGAGAAATGAGCTGACACCTTTTTGTTCCAATCTTTCTTCATTGAGTATGTATTTACTGCCATGCGGCGCACCTCAATTCTTCTTCAACTCATTCTCGATTTTCTCGTTCTGAATATCCAACTCCTTGACGGCAGCCTCGATCATCATGTCGATAGTCGGAGTGATCGTAACACCCATCTTCTCAAGAGCAGCGACAACATACTTCTTCTTGTCAGCTTTCTTGATAACACCAGTTGCACCGACCTTCTCAGCAGCACGAACAGTCATCTGGACAAGCTTATAGACGCCAATTTTCTTGAGATATGGGATACCATAGACCATAAAAGCAGTGCCAGCACCTGCGACGGCCAACTGTGCAATAGTAGCAACAACCTGATTGAAAAAGTCCATCATAATATACCTCCTGATAAAAAAAAAAATAAAAGACCCCGAACACATCGTTCGAGGTCATGAATTACGTAATCTTATTCTTTTGGTTTTAAAAAACCATTAGTGCGTAGCATTTCGTCATATACGCGCCCCACGTTCTTGATGGCGAAGGGCATCTTGTTGTTCTTGTAGTTGGAATGGGTCTTACAATAATCTTCATACTTCCCAATGACATCAAGGATGTCATCAAAGTCTTCTTCGGTGTGGCCGAGCCCGCGAACGAGCTCATTATTGAAGCGCAGCACCTGACTACGATAACCATCAGCCTTGTCTTCTTCGCCCTTTTCGATGTGATTATCTAGCTTTTTACGAGTCTCTTCTTGCTCGGAGCGGATATCTTTGAGCTCAGATTTGGTTTCTTTGATCTCGTTCATCACACCGGCATTCAGGGCGTTCCCAATGTGAGTGGCTACCTAAGACCATGGGTTGATCTCGATTTTAGAGACTTGTATCACTGACATAACAACGGCGATCAATCCGCTGCTCCCGGCCATCACTGAGCCGAGATGATTTAGGATAAAATTCAATAATTCGTCCATATGATTTTAATCACCTCGATTCTTTTTACGTTGACAAATTTAACACATCATGATATAGTATGTTACAGCATAATTTACTTTCGTCGAGCAAATTATGTGTTACCTACTCTAATATGTATGTGGGGAAGAGGTCCTTGGCCGAAAAGCCGAGGGCTTCTTTCTTTTTTATGTGGCACTATACCACAATCGCGGAGTATTGGTTGAATCGCCGATATAAGCTTTTTGTACTACCACATTGCCGCCGCCTTCTGGAAGTCCGAAATATAATTTTTTGGCTTCTGCAGGAACGATTGCGCTTAGAATGTCGCTTAAAACAATATTATATATTCTTGCAAAATCACCGTTGGATGAATTTGATCCGTCCTTAGAGTAGGTCAAGGAAATTGTTTGTCCTTTAGAAATCGTTCCACTCTAAGACCTAGATCCCGTCCCACTAACAGAACTTATTACAGTTGTTCCGCCTACTACGATAGTAAATTTATCATAGTCTGACTCAGAGCCCCATCTATATTCAAATCTAATGGAAGATGTTTGTTTTGCGGTTAATGTAATTGTTGCGGTAGTACGATCTATGTTTTTGTTATTGTTTTCGAGGGTTCCGCCACTCTACACAAAAGTATATGACCCATTAGACGATGTAAAATACTTAGAGACATTTGATTCGGTGATGGTAGCGGAAGTAATAGCGACTCCGACATAGATACTCATCACACCACCTCCTTATGTACTGTACTGGATATATACCGTCCCTTCAGGCAGAGTTGTTGGAGCAGTAGTACCCCACTGGAATGCCAGCAAAGTAGGACCATTCAATGTGCCATCTTCGGATATAGTAAGATTTGTGCCAATTTTTACCCCACCAAGAGTATTTGCTGTGGCAGGGTTCAAAGAAAATTTCGCATCAGCTTCTGACTTGGTGTAACGATCCTTCAGGGCGTCACCAGTCGTCTTGGCTTCTGCAGGAACATTCTCTTGAGTTAGTGTCTTATCAGGTGGCGAGGCTACAGAGAGTGCTTTATCTGCATTTTCCTTCGCACTAGCGGCGCTTGACGCAGCATTCGTTTCGCTGATTTTGGCGGCATTTTCGCTTGCTTTAGCATTAGCTTCTGATCTGGCCGCTGCGGTCGCACTTTTAGAAGCGTTTTTTTCAGAGCTTCGTGCGTTTTGTTCGCTAGTCTTGGCTTTTTGTTCTGAGGCCGCAGCTGCTTCTTTACTCGTAACAACAGTTTGCTCGCAACTAATAGCGGCATTTGCCTTTTCAGTAGCAATAGCTTCACTGGATGCGGCTTCTTTGGCTTTCTGAGTTGCGGTGTTAGCCGCATTGATGGCGTCTAAAGTTACAATATCGACGCTCTCAACACGTTCCTGAACCTCTTTGGCGTATTTTAAGAGTCCAGTGAATTTATCGGTCAAAGATTGTACCTCTCCAGATTCAATCTGCACAGCCTTCTCTATAGTGTCTAGCCCGTCTTTAACTGGCAATACAGCGGCCTCTGTGTTAAAGTTATAACTAAAAATAATCCTGTCATCGTCCTGTTTTGTGGAGTAAAATCTTACCGAAAATTTAAGATCCCCAGGACAGGATGTTGCATCGTTTTGAACTTCCCATCCAAAAATGATCTTGCCAGGCACGGTTGTGATATCCAACTTTGTGACAGGATAAAATCCGCCGTGCTTGTTTGCCCTAGATTCATACTGGACAATGCACGTCTTTTTGCTGAGATCAGTCTGATCATAGTACCGGTCAATCTCAAAGTAAACGGTTTCTGCATTGTGGTCGTTTAAGACACCAAGAAAGGTAAAGCTATCGGGAATAGAAATCGTGCGCTCGTTTGCGTCAATGATAAAACGAGGCTCGTCAGAAGGGAGCATCACAAGTTCTTTTAGGTTGTCTTGATTCTGGATGTCTTGTAGGCGCTGCATATATTCATGAGAAGAAGTGATCATGAATTATCGACCTCCTTTAGCATCTGAACATTGACTTCTGACATCTGCACTACGCCCTGATAAAGAGCGAGTGTCTTATTATAGATATCCGCCGCATTCCGATTGAATTCTTCAAGCATGGCGATTTGGGCCTTGAAATTATAGATGTCATTTTTGATATTCAGTGCGAAGCAGCCGGTTGACAGTCCAATAGTTTCTGTGGCAGGGTCAATGCCCATAATGCTAATAGAACAGGGGCCATCACAAATCTTGACAAGAGTAGCCATGTTGCACTCGTAGTTGTAATAGTTGGTACTTGTGCTGTTGACCTGCTTGAGCCCCACGATATCCAGATGATTTTTCTGGTCTTTCAGAATCAGATAGAGCCGCAGTTTAACATATTTTTTATCAAGGAAGAAAGTGATTTCGTCAAGGCTATAACTCTGCGACTCTGAAAACTTAGTAGCCTTGAAACCTTCATTTGAATAGATAAGGTTCATAAACACCTCCAATAAAATAAGCGCCCATCACTGTGCAGGATGAGCGCATAACACATCATAATAAATAGTGGAGTTAACCACTATCAAAATAATCCATTGTCAACCTCCTCGTCATCGTACCAGATGCCCGGGTTGGCGATCAGGTCGCCGGTTCGTTACCCCACTCTCTACGCAGGGCCTCCAGTTTAGTCTGCATAGAGCTGTTTCCTGCCGCCGCACCCTCAAACAAGGTAAGTATGAGGGTTTTGGCTGTGTCCGTAAATCCCGGACCAGCGTCACCTTTATCGCCTTTGAAATCGCCATTGGCGATGCCATCTTTCAATTCTTGCAATTTATCGGCAGCCGCCTTTGCAGCATCAATAGCCTTTGCAGTATTTGTAGCGGCAATATCAGCATATTGAGAAGATATGTTAGCACTAGTTTCGGCTGATTTTACAGCAGAATTAAATTTTACCGTCAGAGTTTCAACCTCATCGGCCTTATAAGTAGGAGAGGAATTACTAGTATTGAGCGTATCAAGAACAGGCAAAGACGCCTCTAGTGTGTTAAAGTTGTATTTAAAGGTCGAAATATTTCCGATATTTTCAATACTATAGAATCGAACAGAAAAAGATACCGTAGCTGCCTCAGCTGTCACAGTATTTCGGATTGTCCAGCCAAAAATTATTTTTCCGGGAATAGTTGTAATATCAATCTGAGTGACAGGGAAGAATCCTTCGCCAAGTTCAACTCCGGTAGATCCCACCATTTTGTACTGGACGATACAAGTCTCTTCGCTTAAATCATGGCCGTCGAAATAACGGTCAATCTCGAAGAAAATGGTTTCTGCATTATGATCGCCTTTAACACCAAGAAAATTAAATGCCGTAGGAACCGTAATGACACGAGTATCAGCGTTGATAACAAAACGAGGCTCTTTCTTGGTATTGATTGATAGCACAGAAACGCCGCCCATATTTTGAATATTAGCAAGGCGTCTCATGTAATCTTCTTGACTAGTGATCATCTTACTCCTCCTTTCTCGCCTTTAAAGCGGCGGACTTCTGTAGCTCAAAAAGCTCATTGGCGGCGTCATGCCCAAGAATATCCACGACCTCATTGTAAGGCATATAGATGGGGCGGGGCTCGACATCTCCAAGTTCAATATACCTTTTATTGGCATAATAGTAGGACGCTAAAACGCGACCCTTGTGTGCGTAACAAATATTGGTACTGCGATGATTCGGAGTGCCGAAACATTCATAGTTATAACCGGAACAACCGCCACAGCCCATTGCCACGGGGCATTCAAAACACTCTTTGGTTGATTGACTTTCGCGTGTGATAGCGTCCAGCATGGTCTTTGTATCCTGCTGATGCTTTGTTTTGTACAGTCCATCGAAACAATTACCGAGGCACATCGGCGCAGCCTTCTCTTTGCCGACCGAAATGGGAGCATACCGAATACACGGATAAGCTTTACCGTCAGGGGCAAAAGAAAGCATTGAACCAGTGCCACCACAGTAATTGCTATTATCGCTCGGAGCCATAGGATGCCCAGTATCGTCGTTCAACATTGTAATATAAACGTCGCTTTTATTCTCGATAAGCCAATCGGACAAGTCTTTTAACGCGAAATAGATTCCCGCAGCGTCATCTCTTGTATAAACTGGCTCATATGCAAAATTACAATGAATGATTTTACAGCCCTCGTTAATCATCATCTTTACGCTGGGATAAATGTACTTAACAGAATCAGGCACAAATGTCATTTTCGAATTATCCCAGCCATACTTTTTCGCATCCTGAAATGCGGCGTATGCCTTGGAAAACGAACCGACACCATTTATGTCAACGCGAAAAGCGTCATGCAATTCTTGGATTCCATCAATGGAGACAGTGACGCCCATGACGTCATGATACTTTTTGATAAGATGCTGGGCCTCGGGTGTAAACCATGTTTGTCCATTCGTGGTAAAACTAATACGGGACAGAACTGCCAGCGGATTTTTTCGCAACCAGCACTGTTCATAAAAATAGTCACAGATCTGCTCGATCAGGTTGGCTTCCAGTAGTGGTTCACCACCGATAAAATCCAGAACGAGAGCTTTGGTTCCCTGTGTAATGAAATCTCCTTCGTTGCGCTCATACAAATCGAGCAGACAATCAACGATTTTCTTTCCTGTGTCGAGTGTCATTGCGGAGCAACTTTTGCAGTGCTCGTAACAATAAGAGCATCTCAAATTGCAACTTCCTGTCACCTGAAATGTTATATTGCGGGCGGTTTGCTCGTTGTATCCGTTAGTAGAAGAGAATAGTTTACGAATGCGTTCGGCATAGTCGTCTGTAGGGGTAAAACTGCTTACCATTCACACACCACCTCCTGCTTATAAAAATCGAATTCGTAATAAGAAGGAATAAATCCAAGCAAACTTTCAAACAATGTATTTTTTGTATATGTAAATTCGATATTTGCTTTTTGATAAAGCGAACGGTAATATTCAATCATCTCGCGGTAGTCGCTAGAATTTTCTTCAAAATATTTTCTTGAGATGACCGAGAGCAGAGACTCATAGCTCTTGTTTATATAAAACAGTCGTTCTATCAGCATGGAATCTTTCTCGTTTAATTTAACAGTCTTCTTCATATAGCCCCTTTCCTATGCGATAATTATCAAACTTCTTTTCAAGCTCGGGAAATTCATTTTCAAGGTCTCGCACTTTACTCATAAATTCAATAAAATAATGTACTCGAAAATTTTCTTCAAGTTCAAGTGAAGCCAAAACCGTGTTTGCTACGATATACATGGCCCACTTTTGCTCGTCACTTTCAAGTGGCACATTAAGAATTTTTTCTAGCTTGCTATCAGAGATTATATTGGTATTAGCAATATATTTTTGTGTATTGGGATATACACGGGCAGCGATAGCATAAGAATACAAAATCTTCTCAGAGGTAGTCAGAGAATAATCGCAGCTTTTTGATATAAGGTCAATAACAGACTTTACATAATTCAGCCACCGAGAAAAGGAGTTTTCCTCTAAGCTCGGATTCTGAAGACAAGACAAATATCCAATCCAAAATTGAAAGGTGAATTTTTGAGGGTTTGATTCGTAGGGGGCAGAGAACCCGCCTTCTGGAATCGACATCATTTGAAGAAAATCAAAAAGCACGAGATTCTTTCTATATTCGGAATCCGTGGAGGGGCATTTTATAAAAACAGTTTTATCTCTCTCCATTTTCCCTCCTTAATTGGATTTGACTCCACAACTTCCTTTGCACCATCCTTCGCAACCGCCAGAGCAACCAGAGCAACTACCTTGACACATTCCGTCACAGCTTCCAGAGCATCCCTCACAGCTTCCGCTACACCCATTACAATCGCCTCTGCAACCACCGTCACAGTCTCCACTGCAAGTCCCAGAACAACTTCCACTACAACCAGAACATCCAGAATAACAAGCGGAAGAACACAATCCTGTGCAACTAGAACGGCAACCACTGGAAGATCCGGTTAAACTCTTAGACGATAAATCATTGATTTTAACAAGACAATCTTTCAGTGTTTGCGCATAAATTAAAGATTCTTTATCAGGAGTTGGGGTGTTCCCATCAATAGCATTCAACGGAGTTGCTATTTTCTGAATATGCTCGTATGTGATAAATTTCCCATTCGCTGGAGTTTCAGAAAACTGCTATGTACTCCCGTTGTATGCAGAAAGAGATCCGGTACTATTGGAATTAGAACGACGAGTAATCTCAGTATTGATGAGCTTTTTTAACGAAGTAAAATCTTCTGGACTAATCAGTCCACCCTGTTCAGACATAAAATCACCCCTTTACTCGCACACGAATGCGACGCTCACAGAATAAATCATCGCCCTCGACTGCATAACCAACAACAATATCCGGCGAAACGATTTCTCCATCTTCAACAGCACGACCAATCCCGGGGACCTTAGAAGGGACAATCAAATCGCCGGTTTTGACTTTTCCGATTACCCGCACCCGCACACGGCCAGCGAGAGATACCGGAATATACTTATCGATATTGTAGTCATCCAAGGAAGAACCGTTGTTTGGTAAATCTCCACCAATGAGCATTGCGTATTCATCCGTGTGAACACCAACCACTCGTTTAGAAGTGTCGTCCGCCCGAATGTATCGCTCTGTCTGGCTATTTGTATCAAGAGCAATAATCTCGCCCGGCTGAGTCGCACCACCACGCGGGAACAGCTCCGCATAGTCATTATAAACAGCGCCATATGCTTTGCTAAAAACAGCCACACCAGAATTATTGACGTAATAATCATTAGAGCCGAAAAACAACGTACCACTCATAATTCCGCCAGAGAGGGGGAGGGCTCCAAGGCTGATGCAGGCTTTGATTGCTGTGTCACCACCCGTACCGCCATGTTCAATCGGAATAATACCAGACTGAATATCGGCAGCGTCATGTTTATGACTCTCGGTAGTTGTTCTTAGCTCTTCGACAGAAGCACGAATATCTGCATGAGAATGCTTATCTGTATTGTGAGTTTGAATTGTTTCATCAATATAATTTCTGGCGTCAGCAATATCATCAGTATAATCTGTGAAATCAGTTGGCAAAGTCCCTTTTAGTGTTTTTAAGTTTTCTACAATCTGCAGACTTTCATCGCGCTTCTGACTGGCAATATCACTGCTCGCTTTAGCCGCAACCTCTGATTCTTTAGCTTTATCCGCACTGTTCTTGGCAGCATCTGTAAATCTTTTAATATACGACTCTATCGTACTTGTGAACATTCGCTCTACAGCCATAATAGAATGCTTCAAGCGATTGATAGTATCGGCATTGATCAATGCATTTCGAAGACGAGGATTTGAATTCAGTACAGCTTGTGCGTTAGTGTAATTGCCATTTTCCATCGCAGCACGATACTGATTTGCCGCGCCAATCAAACTAGAAGAAATATCTTCAGAGTTCGTCCAATTATCACAGCTTGCTGGAAAGTTTGTGTATTCAAGGTCGGCATATTTCCCGTCTTCGTTTAAAATCCAATCACTCAAAATTTTCCCTCCAATCAATATTTGTTTTTGACAATATAAGGATAATAGGGCCAATAACGGCTCATAGTAACCGTCATAGTACCATCACCCAGCGAAATATCTATTTTCTTAATTAAAAAATCGACGGGCTGATTTCCGGTATTGATATATTTGGGGGTATACGAAATTTTCTGATTAACATCTAACCATGGAATCAGTACACATTCTACAGTTACGTTATCAGTCAAACGGCTAAGAGTCCAGTGTTTGTACTCAGCACAGTTCATGGCGGATTCATTAGTCGTATAATTTTCATAGTCTTCTCCGCTCAGAATTTCATTGCGCCGCCCAAGCTTTTCAATAGTAAACCGAGAACTATTTATCCAATTAACATCCGATGCGTTTGACAGGCAAACATATCGAATGTACTTGCAATTTTCAGCCTCTTTATCTTTTTCTTTCTCTTCATCAGTGGGTTCCTTATCAACAAGCTTGACCATAACATGGATTTGTTGTTCCCCTTGATAATAAAAGTGCTTAGTATTAGAATCATATTTAACGACAATCATAGTGTCTTTAGGAATGGTTGTCCCATCAATCAAGACATCGTTTCCTTGATCGTCAACATTACGAGCATACAAATCGTATGTTCCGTAGCTCAATGATTTAGTAGTCGTTGTAAGATTCCCGTTTGAATCAGCAGACTGCACAGTTAAACGGAGCGAGACAAGGATTTTTACGTTCTTCTTAAAGCCAGTTGTGGGAGTGGTAAAAGCGACCGTCAGTTCAGAAGGGGAGTCCTCCATGGATGTAAAGGTAGCGTTTGCAGTAACGGTAGTCGTATCGCCACTAACAGAAAAAGTTGTTTTGTCTTTCGCAGAAAAAGCATCGTATTCAACTGACGCTCCCCACAGCTCGACACAATTACGAATCTGGGAATAATCGTATGTACAGTCTTCTGAAATGACGAGATCCTCAAAATCGGTAGCGCTCATAATTGTCAAGGCATCATATCCGGTAGGGATCTCAGAGCAGATAAATGTAGTCCCGTCAAAATACATCTCAAATGGATAATGCAAATCACGCAGTTCAGTAAGTATCTGCCAGATAGTCGCGTCAGTGTCATATTCAAGGTCATACGGGACACTCCGGTTCCAATATCCAACGACGCAATCCTCCATACCACTCAAGCGAAATGTTTTTGCGATTGCGTTACCAATGTCTGAACCAACAGGTATTTTTGTTTTCTGACCTGTTAAAGTACCACCAAGCGTTCCATCGAGCTTTGCGACTAGGTCTACGCATGAAATACTAAGGATATGTTCAGTGCTGCTGTATTTGAAACCGTTCTGATTGAAAGCGTATACTCCTTGAGAATACCAATACAATTTACTGCTAACTGACTCCATGCCGATATAAAGTCTTACATATTTGTTGGCCTATTCATCTCCAAACATAGAAGAAATGTCTTTATTTCCCTCCAAATATATAGAAGCAGAAAAGGTCCGTCGAATATCTGCGTCTGAATCGATAGAAATAGAACCGTCAACAGTTAAACCTTCAAGTGAATTTAGAAGATTCATATCAGTGTCGAGTAATTCTATCTTACAATAGAGATGTTTAACACGTGTTTTAAGCAATGCAAGCTCTGCTTGTGAAGGAGCATAGTTTTTCATGGCACACCTCCATCTATCGTTATGATGTCGTAACAACTACAGAACATGTGGCAATCAGATTGTCCATAGTCGCAGTAATTGTTGTAGACCCAGGAGAAACTCCTTCAACCACGCCTTTATCAGTGACAGTCGCAATTTTCGTATCCGCGCTCTTCCATATGACAACATTCTGAGAAGCACCTGATGGATAAGTTGTATACTCTAACTTGTGATTGTTGCCAACGCTGAGCGTAAATTTGCTCTCAGTTAGACTAAAGCTTTGAGCAATAATGCGAACTCGGGTTGCAGATGCGATAATTGCGACATTGCCATAAACAGAAGGAATATTGATTTCGTGACTTACTTTACCGGTGGATTCATCAATACGCTTAATATAAGTCGTGTTTGTGACGTTTAAGCCGCCCATAAAAACGACAACGCCACTGATTTCGTAATCTTCAACAGAAGAAAGAGTGGCGGTATATGGTTTGCCTTCGGAGATGGTAGTATCCGTGTTGTCTGAATCGACATAGTAGAAATTGTTCGTGATATTGTAGGTTTCTTCTCCGGTTCTACGTGTCCTCACGTTCACAAAACCATTATTCAACATATCGTTGTCATCGTTAACGCTTCCAACCTCCGTAAAGTCAAAGCTTAAAGCAACCTTGTCAGGATGTTCAGAATTCGAAGATTTGACGTTGCCATCAATAGCAACCATCCAGATGCGGCCATCTTCAATTTTCAAAATTTTAGCACCGCCATTCGTGAGCCAATCAACCATATCTTCACGATACCAATGACTATGCGCCACATCGAAAGTATCATTTTTTAGATACCGAATAGCTGTACCAGAAAAAGAGCCTGAAGTATAGTTTGATTTGCCTCCGAAAAATACGAATGGATATTTACGATTTAAGGTTGTCACAACAGATGATTGACGATTTCGATCGGTTTCAGTGATTGAAGGGTCGAGCAAAATATGATAACTTACAGTTCCATCTGTGATGATAGCTCCATAAAATTTACTTTGAACAGTTGTCTTAATATATGGAAGCTCTGTTCCGTCACTAAGAACGGGGACTAAAGCGTACTCGTACTCCGTTTCTCGCCCACGTGCAAAATAATCGTTGTAAACAAAATTGATATTTCCATGTCCGGCAAGCTGCTCATAAAGCAAGACCCACGGTTTTTGATCTGCCCCGATTTCGCGGCGCTTCAACTTGATTTCGTGCAGATCCGAGCCATATTCAAAGTTGGAGCCACCAAGAGTTTTTTGATTAAAATCAGCAAAAAGCAGAGTATCTTCCGTCCATTTCATACCTGAATCATAAAAGGTGGAGAACTCGTCAGGAGCCCCTGAAAGATAGACACCGTCGTAAATACCGTTTTGAATCACAAATCCTGCCAGAGAAGGGTTCCCAGCACAAGGGGAGGCGTCAGAGCCAGTTCCGAACAAATCATATCCCAGAAAGTTCATTCTTCCACCTCCCTAATCGTAATATCATAAGCATTATCTTTATGCTGCAGGCAAATCAGTACGTCCATACTAGTTCGCTTTATGTAGTTGCTGTCAATAAAATAAACGTCGGAATATGCAAAACCGCCATCCTCACGAATGATTTTTAGCATAGCATAAAAATATTCGGACTGGTTGGCGGGAAGATAGCTTTCGTAGGGAAGTTTAGAAAAAGCTCGAATATTAGTGGAAATAACGCCTCTATATATCATTCCATCCTGATCGAACGAGAATTCTACGATATTTTTTCGAACGACAGGACGAACCTTGAATGCCATCGCATAGTCTTTGACATTATAGAACTCCATTTGGTACGGAATATCGAACGTGACTTTTTCACCATGAGTCAAATCCACAGCATAACCACCAGATGATGTTACATAAGAAATCTGGTCTTTTGTTATTCCAGAAATATCAGCAAGATGGCTTGAAATAGCAACATATCCGTCACTTAATTTATTCTTACACTGTAAAAAGGTGCCTCCTTCTGCACTCGCATAATATTTTGTTTCGAACTGAATAAAGCCAGTATCCAAAGAATAACCATTACGAGTTGTGCCGGTTCCGCGAATATAAAACACAGTTCGATTATCCAAACCGTTCACTGTAAAAGACGCTCCTACAGCTCCATAGAATACTGCAGATTCTTTAATCAGATTCTTACTTTCATCGTATAAATGATACTGGTAGGTACTTAATGTTTCGCCCTGTACAGTTACATATTGATACGCTAACAGAAACAAAATTGAGGAAGTAGGGATAATATTTTCCGTATCAGAAGAAAGCCCGTCGAAGCTCAATATTGGTTTTTCTTTGCACCAAAGAGGAATAGGGTCACTGAAATCACCATATTCGTCTTCACCAGAAAGTCTAACCTTGACGCGGATGGTATAGTTACGAGACTGATTGTCGAGCCAATCTGACGAAGTGATTCTATAACTATAACCAAGATTAGCAGTGAAACCGGTCACAGCGTTTGTAACACTTCCGAGCAACTTGTTGGTCATGCTGTCATACACTTCATAGCAATACGTGGTCGTTGCCTTTTCCAGCGCGGCAGTCTTCTCTGCTACATTGTCTTTATCATTCCAAATCTTTCCCTGAACATCATGCATGGCCCAGCCGACAAATGTGCTTGTTTTACCATAAGTTTTCTTTAGTTCGGCCTCGCTCCAACCAGCGATAGCACTGACATCACAGGCAGACAAAGGAGCACCATCAAAAGTGCCTCCTTCAACCGCAGCAATCATTTTTTTGACAGTGATGGCACTTCCACCAACCGTCTCTGAAATTCCTTCCGCATCAACGGACAAAATATTTGCGGCCACAAGGCCATTGGTCATAGCAGTTGCTTTCGTTTTGACATCAGATAGATATTTTGAAATTTCAGATTGAGTGAGCGGGATAAGTTCGCTATTGTCAGTCTGGAACAGAGGAGTGTACGCCACCTGTAGACTGCCCATTTTATCATCAGACCCGAGAACAGTAGAATAGTCGCCCTTAGAGATAATAGTCTCAGTTGAATTCATCTCGTTCACGAAGGTCTGGTACTTCGCAATATTTTCAGATGTCCATACAATTCGAGCTCGATTAAGATTGTCAATATTCCCATAGGTCTCGACACCACGGCTTTTAATAGCAGCGATGGTAGTCTTCTGCTTCTCAATGGCCTGATCGTATGCTTTTTGAGCATTATTATGTAATGTACCGTCATAGGTGGTTGCCACCTTAAAATATGCGGTAGTCCCTTCGTTTGCATCAAAAACAGAAATAGGGGACAATATAGGTTTCGCCAAGGTAGAATCACCTCCTAAAATTAAAAAGCCGCACTTGCAGGGTTATCCGTCATTGGCGGAACTACCTGCATTTTGCGCGGCTTAGAGTTTATGAAGAATCAGCGTATTGTAGTTGCTTTGAGCAGCAGTCACCGCGACCCGCTCTCCGATATTGAAGAACTGACTGGATTTAATCGTGTATTCCTGTCCAGCAGAAGTCACGATGTATTTCCCGTTGCTGGTTCCTGTTACAACACCAAAGAAGGTCTTGTCAAACGAAGCATCCTCAACAACACGTCTGGCAGTATCGCAAATCATCTTCGCGAGTTCACTGACAGCTTTTCTTGAATCAGTCACTTAACACACCTCCTTATCGTTTACTACATTCCTGATAAATTGCATTAGGCAGACCCTGAACGATTTCACGAGCCAGACCATCAACGTCGCCAATCGGCTTCTGAACATAGATGTCGCCAATGCTGATAGACGGAGCCTGGCTGCGATTCTGAACATTTGTGGTAAGACCACCGTTTTTTGCGAGCTGCTTCTGGAACCATGCATCAGGATTGCCGCCCAAATCAAAGAGCTTAGATGTGATATCAGCAGGAACAACACCGTCACCAGTCTCAAGATAGGTATAGCGCCCAGCTTCAGGCTGGCGGACGATAAGTTCCTGGCCTTTCTCATCAACATTATAAGTACCAGACTTGTTAATGCTGCGAGAGCCGGTAGCTTTCTTGCCTGTGATTTTATCGACTTTATCTTTGACCCAATTCTTTGCCGAATTAGTCTTCTCAGAGACGGCCTCTTTGATATTGTTGTAAGTCTCTTTCACTTTATCAACAACTTTTTCAGCAGTCTCTTTCGGGTGAGTGACTGCGTTCTTTACATTAGACGCAACCTCCTTACCCTTGCTATAGGCATCCTTTGCAACAGAAGCAATCTCCTGAGCTGCCTCTTTCGGATGAGTGACCGCCCAAGTGACTTTTTTGCCTGTCTTGACTGCACTTTCAACTGCCGAAGCAATCAGTTCTGTCGGATGAGTGAGCAGGTGCAATGCCTTTTGAACCATGTTCGGGTCATTGGATTCATTGTATTTTGTCAGCTTGTCCACAGCGGAACCGAGAGAGTGCTTGTTTATCCATGCACCAAGCTTGCTGTTGGAAAACTTCTCGAAGAGCCCTTGGATAGTTTTCTTGACCTTGCTAAAGCTAAACGATGCAGAAGGTCCAACATTGGCATCCATTGAATTGCCATAGTAGCCACCACCGCCAGACAAACCAGGAGCCGGAGTGGTATTCATGGTGTTTTCAACTTTTGGTAGCCAGTTTGACAGATTGTCGCTAATATTTGACGTATCTGCGTTGTAATCAGCAAAAATGGTCTCAAACAGCTTATTGATTGCAGTAGAAGCGTCCGTAGACATGTCGGGAGACAGGGAATAGAGGTTGTCCCATCCATTCTTATACACGCTGCCCATGCGCTGGAACATCTCAGCACAAATAGTCTTGATTTGGTCGTCAGTTAGATTCTTATTGCCAAGGGCAGAATCCATCGAATTAGAAATCATGCTATTCATGCGGTCAAAGATGGTGCTACCGATGGTGTCAATCTGCTCTTCAGACAGTCCGGCATTTTTGCCGAGCCGCTTCCACACTGTATCAAACTTATCACGCAGACGCTTCATCTGGTTGTTCGCCAGACTCTTCGTAATAGATATCAGGTCACCCTTGGTTTTGGCATTCTTCAGGTCGTCAATAGGCAGAGAACCGACCGAGTTGCCAGATTCTTTCATAGCCTCAGAGAGCCATTTCTTTGGATCTTTACCGATTTCCATCAGGTTCTCTGTAGTGTCAGCCGGAATAACGCCATCGCCCTTTTCGAGATAAGTCATTCGACCCTTTGCGGGATTACGAACAATAATCTCTTCGCCCTCTTCGTCAACATTGTACGGAGCTGCTTGGTCGATATGCTTGTCACCCTTAGCACGGCCCCAGTTCCAAGGCCAGATTTTCCAAGAGCCGATGCCTTTCTTCTTGGAGCCGCTGTCGCTTGAACTCTTACCCCAGTTCCACGGCATAAGTTTGCTGATAAAGCTACCAACACCCTTTACCGTCTTGCTGATAGTAGAGCCGATGCCCTTTACTACATTAGTGATACCTGCGCCGATTCTCTTAATGCCAGTGGTGAGACTTCCTCCACCAATCGCGCCGACAGCGAGTGTACCACCGAGCAGAATCGTACCGATGACAGGAATATGACTGACCGCAGCCGCGATAGTTCCGGCAACACCCGTGCCGCCTGCAGTGCCAATAACAGTGCTGACAGTCGTACCAATTCCTTTGAAAATACCAGCAATGCCAGAGAATAGCTTGGTTCCACCCAATGTAGTACCAATGTTACCGAAAATTGAGCCAAGCCCGCCAAACGCTTTTTGGGCAATAGATGCGACTCCACTGAACCCTTTTTGGAAGATAGACTTCAATCCGCCATTGCCGGAGAAAATCCCCTGCGCAGATTTAGCTATAGACGGTTTTGCGGCATCCAGTCCAGTAGTGATTCCATCACCGACGCCAGACTTTATGACTGGAGCAATATCAGCTGTAAGTTTACTACTAGCACTGCCATCGCCGATTCCAAGAATACTCTTTCCTGCATCCGAGAGGCGACCCAAGAATCCCTTGCCGGAGCTCTTATTGCCGAAGGAGCTAAACATGTTCTTGATTCGGTTGAACAGGCCGGTAATGCCACCACTCTGAGTAGTCCCAGTACTTAAACCACTTAGAACGTCGTTCAGCTTAACCAGAGTATTAACCAAATTGGTCAGATTGGTGACGACATTGTTGACATTAGTTGCGCCCTGGATCGCCTTCATGTTGGCGATAACATTATCTTTGTAACCATCAAGACCAGCGGTCATCTGGTCAAATGTCATGCCCTGGATCTTCGCGGCATATTCCTGTTTCTTCTGATAGTCTTCGTAGCTAGAACCAATCAGGTTGATTAGTTCAGTGTACTTATCCTTCAGCTTATTCAGTTTATCAATCTCGTCATTCAAGGAGTTCTCACGCTGTTTAGAGTTGAGATTATCGCGGGCTTCCTTAATAGCAGACTCATCAGCCTGCCATTCATAACCATTGGAGGTGTAGACACGGACGGTTTTCTGAGTCTCGGCTTTTTCAAGCTCGGCTTGCAATTTTGCTAATTCGATAGCTTTCTCTTGCTCGTCGTTTGCGTCCTGAAGAGCTTCGATTCGTTTATCAATCTCTTCAGTCATGGCATCGCCATAAATCTTGAGGTCGTTGGAATTTTTGTCGTTGAACTTATTGAAAACATCAAGCAGGGAAGAGAAGAGGTCTTTGAGGTTAGAGAAGATTGTCTGAAGCTCTTTTGCCTCAGCGTCCATACCCTTCATGTGGTTAGTTACATCCCAAGTTCCATCAGCTACTTTCTGAAGAATCTCAGCGTAACGTTTACCGATTTCTGTTCCCTCGTAATCAGCAGCAAGTTTTTGTAACTGCTCAACGTAAAGAGCACGAAAAGCCTCTTTATTAAAAACAAGCTTATCTCCCTGAAGATCTAGACAAGCGGTGTACTTTACATCAAGACCCATCAGCTTCTGAATACTGTCTTGACTTAAATCACCATAAGCATTGTACTCATTTACAATATCGGATAGATCATTAAACGCACTCTGAAAATTATCCATCCGATTGTTGATGTTTTCCAGAGTGGAACCTATACCATTGATATATTCTTCGATACTGATAACATTATTTTTAATCTTATCTTCAGCATCTCTAAAGCCTTGAGCGAGGTATTTACCGGCCACTCCACCAGTCTCTTCACAAGCGGTGGCCATACCATCAAGCTTTTCGAGGAACATCTGCTTAAAGGCATCGCTGTTATAATCGATTTCACCATTCTCTGGATTTAGTGCTCCAGCAAATCGCTCGTCTATAAATAGGTCTGTGTTATCGTACAAGTCCCGAATTGCCTGATACTTTTTGTCCACATCATCTGCATCAAGGGCACCAAACGGATTGTCAATCTTGTTTTTGCTCACCTCGGACAACCCAGAAAATGCGGATTTTATAGCGTCCGTCTTTTCCTTGGCTTCATCCATCGCGGTGCCGTAGCCCTTGATTGCGTCAGTCAACTGTTCAAAAGAGATGGTTGTTGTATCTACATTCTGATCAAGATAATTCAGAATTTTATTCATCTCATCAGCTGATTTTCCGCCATCTTTTGCGGCACTCGCTTCCTTGAGTTGTTCTTTCACAAACTTACGGAACTGCTCTACATTGATTTGGAGCTTATCGCCTTGCTTTGTTAGGCAAGCCGTGAACTTATCATCCAGACCAATCAAAGACTTTGCTGTGTCAGCACACAGATAACCATACTGGTTATACTCCTTCATTGCCTTATTTAAGGTATCGAAGGCAGAAGCCACATCAGTTACAGATTTGGCAGTATTCTTATTCCGGTTCTTGGTTTCCTTATCAAAACCATTCATGTGCTGACGGAACTTATCCGAATTGCCCATGATTTGGTCAACAGTTGCGTCCAAAATATCTAAACCAGAAGCAAGGCCAGCATAGACTTCCTTAGTCTTTTCTGGGTCAACAGACCATGCTGCATCTCCATTTGTCAAGAACTCTTGTGCTGCAGCGGCTGTCATAGATGCTTTTGCAAACTCGCCAAGGGCAGGACAGACCCGTTCAGTCAAAGCTGTTGCTTGGTCTTCTGTTGCCTTGGTTGCATCCTCGACAGCATCCTTCTTTTCGCCCTGAGCAATCTTTACAAGCTCCGCATTTGCTTTCTCAACAAGAGCCATGGCCGCAGACTGATACTGAGCGGCAATCATATCCTGATACTTCTCGGTATTCACCTGAAGCTGGCCATCAACGAGTTCGAGACAACTCAGATACTCGAAGTCTTCATTAAGAAGGGTTTGGAGTGTGTCCGCACTCAAATAGCCATATTTATTGTACTCCTCAATAGCGGTGGTGGCATTTTTATATGCTGATTGAACTTCGTCGATTTTAGAGGAAACGTCCTCCATCTTCTGAGACGCTTGAGCAACTGCATCAGCAGTTTGTGGAACAATTAACCCGACCTCACTTAAAATATTAACAAAAGACTGGATTTGATCTGTGTTAAAACCCTTTGAAGTCATGAATTCTTTGATTTTGTCAATGGCGGCCAACTGAGTGTCATTTAACCCATCAATGCCATTACCATTCAACAAATCAACAAGTTTGCTTGCATCGAAATCTTGAATAGAATTTGCAAGAGTTCCAATTGCGCCCTTTACAGCACGAGCATTTGTTGTAGTGAGAATTAAGATTGTTTCAAGTTCTTTTTGCTTGGAAATATTATTATCTATTGCTGTAGAAGAATCTCGATAAGATTCGACTTGATCCTTTAGTCCAGCGCGGTCATTTTTAAAGGCATCATACAGACCGGAAGAAGCACGCTCAGCGTCACTATATTTCTTCGTAATAATATCAAGAGCCTGCCCAAGTTCATCATAGTGCTTTGCTACAGATTCAGGATCGTTCTGGTCGTAGTTATCAAAATTTAAAGTACCGGCATCTGCATTATAACTCCAACCAAATTTATTCGCCAACTCTTGAGCCATTTCGGAGTCATAAGAATCGACAGAATGAACATCATTTGCCTGCTTCTTTGCAGTCTTAGCAAGAGCTTTGCCTTGATTGTCTTTATTCTGAATTAAATCAGACTCCTCATTCCGTAATTGTTCCAATCGAATTTGACGGATGAGTTTTAACTGGTCTTCGTATTTTCCATTCTGAAGATCTATTTGATCAATTTGGTCTTGGGCGATACCATTTTGTTCTTTTAAAAGCTCAAGGATTTGCTCTTGAATATCTTTGGCTTGGTCGCTATCTTCTGAACTCCATCCAGATTTATCACCAAGTTCTTCGTAAGAATTTTCAAGTTCTTTCAATGAAGAAGCCAACTGGTCAGCTGCTTGGACTGCTTCTTGCGACTGCTTAATTGCATTCTCTACACGCTGAGTGTAGTTTTGCCATGCAGATACTGCTTTCGTTACAAGTAACGTGACGAATCCAGCAAATGCCACGTTAAGGGCAACCGTCGCTGCTTTAAGCAGAATCATAGCGCCTTCTGTTGCAATAACGCCACCTTTACATTCAACAAGATATCTGATAAACTTAATGATAGAGCCACCAGCGATGTCATTTTCCTTTGCATAGTCATTAACCGCATCAGATAAAGAGAAAAACTTGTTTAGTATGCTGTCAATTTTAGGTGTTACAGTACCGTTCTCACTAGAAAAGAAAGTAAATATCGTTTTCGAGGAGAGATGAAATCATGGAGAAACATGTAAAGTATTGCCCGTATTGCAAGAAGTACCAGCCAAGTACATTTTATGATTGCGCATTTTGTCTAAGAAAGCTTTGGCTTCTGAAAGATTGGGAAGAAACCGAGGATGAAGAAAAGGAAGATTGGCTAAAATATCCTATGCCCGCAAAGGACATTTCTGGGATAGATTCAGATCTTGTTAAAAAGAATCAAAATGAAGCGACCGCCTATGACACTAAAATCAAAGCAGAAATTCAAGAAAAATTAGATGAAGAAAGAAGAAAAGCCGAAGAGGAAGCGGCAAAACCAGTTTACACCCCGAGATGCCCTACATGCGGCTCGCCAGACCTAGAAAAGATCGGAACCGCTTCTAAAGTCTTAGATGTAGCATTCTGGGGCTTTGCCAGCGGGAAGGTAAAGAAGACATTCCATTGTAACAATTGCGGATACGAATGGTGATAAAAGAAAAGCCCTGCCACACAAAGTAGCAGGGTAGTGGGTCGTATTTAGATTTAGCGAAAAACGTATTTTGCCATTGCGGAATTTCTATCGCAATACAAAAACTCAAAACTTTTAACGCGACTCATTGGGATACAGAGGACAGAACCGGTATTTGCATTCCTTGCGGCATCATCCATATCCTTACCAGACTTTGATTTTGCAGAGCAATGATATGTTAATGTAATATACTCATCATCTGCTGTTTCTAGTTTTCCTAAAATATGAGACCCATCATCCATGTTTAGCATCATCAAATTACCATGAGAATCGATATGCCTAGTCCAAATATTGTCACTCGGCTCAACTCCAAGAATGTTGACCATTATTTTTCGAGCCCAAACAGAGTTCTTGACTTTGTAAAATGCGGCAGCGGCAAGCAGCCCTAAAAGAACGTATGCCAGTACGATAGGAAAATCAACTACAACAAAAGGAAGGATTCTATCTAAGTAATCAACCGTATACTTTAATACAAAACCAACTGCGATACTTAAAATAAGATATCCCTGATATTCAATTTTCTTTAAAGACAGCTTCATATAAAACCAGACACAGATTGCGCCTGGAACAAATACATTAAACAGCGTATCAATGCTGTTGATTAGTTTTACTATTTCCGTCATCAGCGCCTCCATCTTTGCTTTTCAATCTATTATCACTATAATCTCTGAAATAAGCATTCAGCTGATTCTCTGTAGTTTCGTCCTTGCCGCCATGATACGTGTAGTCCGTAATAGAACGACCGCCAAAATTAGAAATTTCCATATTCGGCACATGCTTTTTATTGTTTTCCATGAATCAACACTCCTTTTTATAAGAGTGTATCACAGACTGTCGTAAAAAGCAACGCAAATTAAAACACCCGGCCTCCCAGCAGTAGGGAAGTCGGGCTTGTTTTATAATGATACCTTATTTCAGCAGTTCTGCAATATCTTCAGCAGTCATACCGTTAGCCAGTGCATTGGCAACAATATCTTCTGCCTTTTTGCGATTCAGCTCTGCCGCAATCTTTTCATCGGCGTAAGCCTTTTTCTTTTCGAGCTTTGCGATCTCTTTATTGAGTTTCTTCAGCTCTGCTTCTTTTGCTTTTCTTTCAGTATTCAGCGCGGCAATGTTCGTGCCAAGTACTGCAATTTCTTCAGCAAGAGATTTTGTGGCAGTATTCTTCTCAGCGATCTGTGCTGCGTAATCAACACCATCAAGAACCTTTGCTTTATTCTTGCTTCCTTTGGGTCTAGCCATAATAAAATACCTCCGTATATTTTGGATACGCGATTGTACTTTTATTATAGCCAGAAAATCTCAGGAAAGCAACCTCTTTTTATGTATTATAAATTACATTATAGTGATATTGACAGGATATGACAGACGGGTGTATAATAATGGGGCAACCAAGAGTTCACGTTGAACTTGCCAATCATAGACGTAAAGAATAGGCGGTCACCCTCCCAGTAGCCGGAAGGCGAAAAGGAGCGTGTATTTCTCTAACTGCCTTCCGGCAATCTTGTCGGAAGGAGGATGTGTAATGGATTTTGGATTCATTTACAACTCACTGATACAAACTGTTGGCGTTATCGCCGCAGTCATCGGTGCTGTTTACACTGTCCGTTGCTATAACGATAGTCATGGCAATAAGTAAAAGAGCCGCCTATAGCCACTAGGCAGCTCTTCATGATTGGGATTAAGATTGTCCAAGTCTTGATTCCATGTTTGATTATCTACCGAGGGTTCCGTCTATTGAACTCTTGGTTGCTTTTATTATACACATTTTGAAGTACACTGTCAACGAACAATAGTGTACTTTTTCAATTTTGTTCAAAATTGTTCAAAGTTCATTGAATTTTTAGTTCTCTTATTTATTTCACGCCAGAGAACAGCGTGTCTCCTCATTCCACCTACTTCTTTAAGTCGTCTGAATACGTCTGAGGTGGACTTCTGAACTTTCGTCCAGAACTGACTATCCTTCCAGTGGTTGCTCACTGACCCTTTTTAGTCGATGAACCTTCCGCTCTCCTACATTATATAATAGGGGAGTGGATCGGCTGCTGACCGCCCATTGTAAATACTACTTAGCACTCAATTGTTACCATATTTTAACAATACGATAAAACCGAGCTTTTATCTCAGCATATAGCATCCATATCCTTGTTTCTATCTTTCGATTCCTACCTTATATAAATATAATAATAGGCGATATGGCTCTTAGGGTTTCCCAGCACTCTAGGGGCTATTTTATTTTTACATGGTGCCGCATCCTATGTTATCAAACGCAACAAACATAAGAGGGCATATTAACTTTACCCGCACCATTTTTGAGCTTTCCGCTCATCTGCATTACGGACAACACACCAGAAATGGCGGCTGTTAAAGTGGGTAATGCGCCAGCTGCTTTAACTGCACCATCAGCAAGGTCTACTGCTCCGGTGGCGAAATCGACAAAGAACTTGATTAAAGAACTATCAAGTAAGTCTTTACTGAACTGTTGGAATGCAGCATCTAACTGATTCAACTTACCAGTAATACTGGTTAAATATACTTCATTTTCTTTTGCGGCAGAACCAGCACTGTTGGCAGCGTCTTTCATTGATTTTTCCGCAATCTGGAACTGGGACAATACGGCAGAAACACTGTTCGCATTGCGCTTGCCGCCAAGAAGCTCCGTAACGTTCGCACGATCAACATCAGTCAGCTTGCCCCAGACCTTAGAAATCTCCATCAAGATGTCATATGTACTCTTAAATTGAGTTCCGGCAGCGTCTGCCATAATGTCAACGCCAGTAAGCTTCTTTAATTCGCTACGAAGTTCGGAAACAGAATTCGCACACCCGTCTGTAGATTCTCCCATCGCGGTCAAATCCGTCTTGGCAGCTCTTAAATACATACTGACAGTTTTTAATGTTTGGCCGGTGGACTCCGCGTTTTGGGTAACAGAGTTCATAGCCACACCAAGAGCAACTGCCTGGTCAAGATCATTTCCGGCTTCATGGAGGGCTGCGCCACTACGAGTCAATATTTCAAGGATATCCTCGGCGCTTGCAGGCTCATTATTTGCGACCTCATTAACAAGATCAGCTACCTTCTGAGCGTCTTCTGCCGCAAGGTCAAAACCTTTCAAAACGGAAATCATATAAGACGAAGCATCTGTAACACTTTCAATGCCATCGCCAACATTTTTCAATAGAGTGCTTACACGGGCAAGCTCCTCTGCGTCCGGCATATTATATCCAAGACGAGACCAGTCTGCTGTTGCACTAACATAATCAGAAATTGATGCGCCCAAATCACGAGCGGTTTTTGCAGCACGATCAGAGAACTGCGAGTACGCATTTTCACTTTCTTTTGTTACTTTGCGTAGCTCTACCATAGCGTCGTCTATCTCTACGACATTATCATAAACCTCTCGCAGACCTTGCTTGACCATTGCAACGCCAGCCATAGCGATGGCGGTCTGGAAATGCTCCTTAAACAAACGAGACAGTTTTTGACCAAGAGTTTCTGTAGTGGCCCCACATCTGCTGGCCTCAACCTCAAGGTTTGATAGTCTTGCACTAAGATCAGTAACATCGCCTTCACAGCCAGCAGCAGAAGCTTTTATTCCGTTTAAACTATCAATTAGCCAAGAATATTTACTTTTATTTGCAATAGAGTCTTCTAACTTCGTTGCACGTTCATAAACACTCTTAAACTTCGTCATATCAACATTGGCTTGATTTATATCTCTAAAATCAAATCCAAGTTCTTTTAAATGTTGACTTGTAGAATCAATAGTTGTATCAAGAGTCTTGCATTTTTTATCAAAGTCTTGAATTGCTTTCCCTGGTGTAGTGTTCTCAATAGAAGCAAGCTGATCTCGCAACTCTTTTAACTTTCCAGAAGTTTTTCCAGTTCCATCTTCTCCATATAAATATTTTTTGATATTATCATTTTTATAGTTGGAGTTATTCTTAGAATAGTTTTCAAGAGACTGAATCTTTTTTTGATATTTTTCATACTCGGATTCTTGAGATGTGAGAGTCTTTTTTAAATCATCTGCAATTTCTTGATTTTGTTTTTTTAGTTCTTTTGCAGCCGAATCAGCACCTTTTGCAGTATTCCTGTCAGCATTGAATTTTCCGGTTTTTTCGATATCCTAAAGCTTTAACTTCTGAGATTCCGTAATTACATCTTTTGTTTTTGTCTTGAGTTTATCCATCTCATCGTTGATTGCGCTCAATCTAGTCTGTACCGCTTTCAACTCAGATGATTTATTTCCATTAGCAATTAACGATGCTTCATCCGCTTTTAACTTTGCTTGACGATTTGCAAGACTGAAAAGGCGAGAAATATCACTTTTTGAAGTATCTTGCGTTTTTGCAGAACCAGACTTTCCGGTATCAACCTTAACTGTCTGCTTTGCCGCAGATTGCATAGCTTTTTTAAGCTGTGCAGTTACTTTACTCTGGTCAATCTTAACATCAAGTGTAACCTTTGGAGTTTTTAACTTTCCGCTCTTGACTACCTTATCAAGTGCATCATTTATATTACGAATAGTGTCGTTTTGATTTACTCCAAAAGCAATTTTTACTGGTTTTTCTTTATAATGCTCCTTAACAGAATTAAATTGCTGGTCTAATTCTTTTTTATTTGTGTCAATAACAACCTTGACCTTAATGGCTGTTACGGCAGAAGACTCTGTGCCAGTATTTTCTTTCTCATCCATACTGTTGGTCACCTCTCTTTTCCATTTTCAACAATTCCTTTCAAAATAAAAAAGAGAAGCGGCCAGCTTCTTCAAGCCAGCCTCCTCTCATTCAAATTTTCCAAATAAATTGTGGGATTACAATTCATGTAATGCGGTTTTTACGATCATAGCCGCTTCAACTTGGACTTTTGAAATAAATGGACGTGCAGGACGCTTTGGTTTATTTTCCTTCGGTCGCCCCATTCGATTCCACTCTGCAATATCCATCCACAAGCCATGCTCAATCCAACTAGCAAACATTGTTCCTTCTAAGGCTGCATTATCTCCTTCTCGGAATGGTGTTTTACACCATGATGCCTGCGGTCTTGCAATATCCTTTACTGTCATAGTTACCACGTTATTATCTGTAGTAACACTACTTACAATATTTCTTCTACTTTCAATTCCGTCAGACCGCCCACTTTTCGAGTGTACATTTTCTACAATGCTTGTTTGCAGCCTCGTTTCAATTTCCGGTGCAATACCTTCAAGTATGTCTTGAACACTGCTAACCACACCGGCCAATAAATCATCAAAGTTCGTATACGAAGAAGCAAGACTTCCCATTCACTCCACCTCAAATCTCAAACCGATCCTTTGCGGACTGAATCTTTGTCGTATCCTTTTTGATGTAATACTTGTTGGTCACATCCGTACCAGCATGGTTAAGCAGGGAAGAGACATCTTCCAGACTCATACCCGCATTCTTCAGCAGGGTAGCACCACTATGCCGGAAGTCATGCGGGTGCAACGTAGGCTCATCAATCATCTCACCAATCTTCTTACACCAATCACCGGCAGTGCTTGAAGTAATCGGCATCCATGCACCATTGATTTTCGTACCAACAAACACATAGCCGCCATCTTCAATATCATGCTCAGTGCGGTATTCCTTCAGCTCTTTCAAAAGTTCAGAAACTTCCTTGCTGAACATCAGATCAACAATTTTTCCTTCCTTCTCCAGAACATCATGTACCATACGGTTCTCATAATCGATAGACTTCCAGAGCGTATTCCGCACAGCATTGACACGAGCCATCGTGGATAGCGAGAATAGTGCGTACAGACGCAGCGTCATCGCATTATCCTTCATGTGAACGGTGGTCGCAGATTCAACCAGAGCGTTCAGCTTTTCTCGCATCAGTTTAACCTCATCCGGCGTAAGGTATGTCTGCTTCACGACAGCCACGTCCTTGGTCGGTCGGTCAATGAACTCCATCGGATTCTCTTTGATGATTTTTTTCTTGCGAAGATACCGATACAGCGCAGAAATCGTACTCATGCGCCGCTTCATACGAGCAGAGTTATTTCCATGCTTCTTACAATAGAAAAGAAATTCTTCGATATCCTCTTCCTCAAGTTCCGTCACAGGAGCATTACCCTGATTGTCCAGAACATAAATCATCCACTGCTTGAAATCCGATTCATAATTGTAAACAGTAGACGGGCTGAGGTCACGGATGCCCATATCAGTCTCATATCTATCCCAGTATTTCAAAGATACTGGGTTTACGTTCTTGAACTTCTCAGCATCCCATAACTTCAGCGGTTTACTTCTTGTAGCCATATTAAAATTCCCTCCAACCCACCTCTAAAAGTGTTTATTCCTTTTTATCTTTTGCCAGCACAGCAGAGATTTCCTGCTTATTGTCCAGCAGGGCAGACATAACCTGAGAAGCCTGATTTACATCAAAGTCTCTAAGGCTCTTCTTTACCTCATCCAGATAATCCTTCAGGTGATCAATAAACTCGGCAAACGCATCGCGCTTGTTGCAAATTGCCAGAGCCAGATACTCATCGTGAGAACGCTGCGCACGCTCCTGCACTGCCTTCTCCAGAGAATCATACTGATCCCAGAACACCGCGGTATCGCAACCTGCAGCTTCAATCTTCAGATTAAAAGACTCATAAGCAATGCGCAGCCACTCAGTCTGCGGCTCATTGCGATAATTATAACCAACAAAATACTTCAAACAGGTCAGCCGAAATGCCACATCAAACAGCGCAGGCTGATAATCGTCCTGAACAGTACACATCTCAATGACCTCTTTCACGAAGTCGATTCGCTCCTGAAAATTTAAAACCTTCATTTTATCTCCCTTTCGTCTGTGCTTGCTTTAATATCTTTCGCTCTTTTCGAGCTTTTTTTAGGTCGTCGTAATCGACCCAGCCTCCATCAATTTTGGAGTACGTGATCCAGCGGTAGTCTACGTCAGGATAATGGAACCAGAACATCTTGCGCTTCATCAGTGCAACACTGTCAGCAAAACCCTTCGTATCAATTACCTGTTTACTGCCATCACTGTATGTAAGCTCATAGTCTGCCACATAATCGATTTTTCTTACAGCTACATCTTTGCCGTCCTTATCGACCCGGCGGAACGCTTCCTGTAATACAAAAGGAACCTGTTTACGGCACTCTACGATTTCACCATTTTCCAGCCCAGGTAATACAATATCCCGATAGAACATCATCTCGGCATGGCTATCATAAACCACACCATCATAGGTTCTATCTGCTGGATTTTTGCTCACATTAAACTTTGTTCTGTTCTTTTTCTCCATAAAACCACCACGAAAAACAAAGGGGCGGTTATGCCCGCCCCTTACGATTTGATGTTTTCTTAACTACCGGCTTCACGGGCGTTTCATCTTTTACATCACTAAATGATTTAACTTCAGCCTCTACAGGCACATCCATAATCTTATGGAATGTATCACGAACTGCTGGAATGAAAGTTTCCACCTCATCCAGCGTGATACGCTTATACTTTAAGAGGTTGTTCAGGCAAGCCTTAGCTTCCTCCTTGGGACGAACTCCAATCTGAAACTCGTATGTATTCACCCACACCTGAAAGTGAGGCTCAGTATCACAGATAACACGCCATGACTTAGATGGATCACAATGCGGGCAAGCATTGTACATCTTGCCACATACACGACACCATGATTCAGCCATAGCTATTACTCCTTCACGACCTCGATGCGAACCAGCTTCTTATCCTCAGAGCAATACTCCTGAGTTGCATTGATAGTCACAGGATGAGTAGTCTCATGGTTGAAGTCGATCTCAACAGCTGCGTCCTCCTTGGCAGAAGGGAAGATGATGTTGGTCAGGATCTTAGTTGCCTTATCACAGGGATTGTAGCACAGAGCCTCAATGACAAATACACCCTCCTCAGAGAACTTATTTGCGCTGTTGTCAATAGCCATACCAGACTCAGACTCGTAAGTCATCTTAACAGCAAACTTATCACCAGCCCTGCACTTGTCAGTAGGCAGAGTGACCTCAGTGCCAGTCACAGAGAAATTAGTAGCAGTCTCTGCACCCAGCTCGTAAGTTTCCAGGGTGACATTGCGGTTATCAACCTTATCAATGTACTTGAAGGGAACACCAGTAGTGATGTCCACAGGAGCATGAGGCAGAGTCAGCTTCTTGCCATCAGCTGTAGTCAAGAAGAACACGCGGGTAAACTTCTGCTTTGCAGAACCAGAAGCAATCTGCTTCTCAGTACCCATCTGGTCAGCCATAGTACCCAGATGCACCAGAGCATTAGACCACTCGGCGGATGCAGTCTTAGAACGGTCAAAGCCCATAATGTTGGTGCCCAGCTCGTCCTGAGCATAAACAGTCTCGCCGCCCAGAGTCAGTTTCAGATCCTTCAGATTGCTCATTGTCCAAATGCGCTTACCATCAAAGTTATACTTATGAGCTCGGAGAGGCCGATCAATAATCAGTTCATCAAAATTCATAATCATGTTTCCTTTCAATTTATTTGGATAAAATAAAAGAGCAGGGCGACTTACTTCGCCTTGCTCGTCCAATCCAGTTGTGATTTTGGAATCTTTCCAAATTCCACGGTGCCAGCATAAACGCCATGCATCGTATTGTCGTAATTCTTAATTTGCTGAACCTTTCTTACATGGTTCATAAAGACACTCACTGGATACTTCATGGCTTGAAAATAATCAGCCTTAAAGCCCTGCACACAAGCCATCGAAAGTACAAGTTCAGCTAAGTGCGATTCGTATGGCTTGTTTTTTTGAAGCTCCATTTTATCTTTTGCTTCTTCAATAAGTGCCTGTCTCGTTGCTTTGTTTGCAGCTCTTTCTGAATGCTTCTCAACGCCATTTGCTGCGCATAGATACTCAGACAGTAAATCATAAGCAAGTCGGTCAATCACAACACCAGTCTTTTTGTTCACAAGAACAATTTCTTCAGTCTTGTTGTCTTTTGCCATCACAAAATTTTTAGTATCTAAGTCTCCGAGAAGAATCGACATATCTTGGTCTTTATTTCCAATAAAAAGCTGACGGAACATATCGAAGTCCGATAAATCCTGCTAGTCCACACCAATAGAATCAAGTTGCACTTTATAATCACTCGAAGTAGAACAAAACAAATACACCAACGAGAAATATTTCTTTTCGCCAAAGCGGATAATTTCGCCAACAGTTGGCATCCGAACCATAATCTTGTCATTGATAGGGAAGTCTTCGCCCATCATCAAACTCGGCTCGTACATCTCTCGAAGTTCCATTAGTTGCACCCCACTAGGTCATCTAAGTCCTGAGTCTTGAATGTCATAATGCGAACTCGATGATGTAAATCCATGTTATCTTCGACGTTTGACGTGATTTTGAGCTGTTTAATACCAAAAATTGTACTACCGTGCAGTTGCTTCTCAACAATGCCACTCAGATAATCAACTCGTGTTGCACCACCATAACCAGAAGGCATCTTCATCAATGCCTGATTTACAATAACCCATACGGTTAGGGTGAAGTTCTCGTACCAATCATTGATGTTACTGCGGTCGGTCATGTTTACCTTGAAACAAATATAGCTATGTGCTGCTTCAATCGTGTCAGGGATATGAAAATAGGGGAAGATATAAGTATAAATTGCCTCATCTGGCTCTTCGATATCATCATTGCCCATCGCCTCAACAAGCCCTTCCGTATTGACCAACTTCAAAGCTAATTTGTTTTTATAGTCCGTAATCAACTCACTCGTTGTCACAGTAGATTCACCACCTTGCACTCGATGAATGTACTTACCGTACCATCAGCATTTGTCAGAGAAATTTTTACGGTCGCGCCATCCATAATACTATTATTCAAAATACGAATTTTAAAAGTACCATCGTCGGCAGCCTGCACCTCAACAAATTCATTGAATTCATTAAGACATTTTGTACTCCACACAGGAGTCTCCGCAACCTCTTCGCCAGTGATGCTTGTAAATACAGAAGTGAATTTCTTCCAAGAACCACCAACACGAACTTCCGGCTTGCCTGCGTACTTAATAGCAGCAGTCACCTGAGAGTCAGTATCAGGCTCATTGCTCTTATTCGGCTCAAAGTAATCACAAATCATTTTCTCGGCATTATCCGTCTTACTGTTGTACTGGTCCTGCCGGATATTCAACACAAGGAATCCCTGTGTCTTACCGTGCAGTTCATAGCGCTCTGTGCTCTGGTCAACAGAAGTCGTAACATATGTTTTCGGTTCTCCATTGATAATTTCCAACATAAAGCGCTTATCAAGGTCAATCAACGCAGTCTCATCATCAAAAGGCATCTGCACCTTATACTCACGCTGACTTAGTGAAGTCACCACAAGTTCCTTGTTGTTCGCGTAGTATGGCTTACTCAGCGTTGCCCAGCGAGAGACTATTTCACCAGTAATCGGGTTCTGCCACTGAATCTGGCGGTTACATAACTCCATCTTACCACGAAGAAAAATCTCATCGTTTGGTTCAATCTCAGTTACCAGCCATTTACAATTGTAGCAGTCAACAATGTCGCCAAGATTCAAAGAATCGCCAGGATAAGCCCAGATTTTCTTTTCCTTGGCAATACTATTACTACGGCTAACAACCAGCTTCTGAGGCAAACCATTCACAAGAGTATTATCCTCATAGTCAACACTATCCTTGAAGTGTGCAGCGAAGTCACGTTTCGCAAAAGCAATTTTGACATCCTTTTTATTAGACATCTTTGCGGCACCGCCAACAGCTCGCACCCTCGTATAAAAGTCCATCGGTACACCTCCTTACTCAGAGTAGGAAGCGCATGTATCATAGTCGATGGTCTTACGCTTGCGAGTCGAGCGGTCTTTTGCCATATAGTTGTCCAACATCGTCATATTCTCCTCGTGAATGTCTTTCACAAGAGCACGAATACTCGTGCGCTCGTTAGCAGGGGAGAATACCTGTAAACTCGTAGGAAGGTCTTGCGCACTAAACGCTTTCAATTTTCCAAATTCACGCTTAAAATGTTGCTCTAACATCAAATGCGCTAACATATCAATCTCATCGAATGTGAGATCTGAATTAAACTCTTCTAGTTCTGAATCGTAATCATCGAAACTAAAATCCTCTTCCGGCTCAATGTTTCTTGTAATCACAGAAAGTGATTCCATCAAATAACTTTTTGCACGGTCATGTACGAGATCTCGCACTTCATTCTCGGTCAGGTCAAGATACTGAAAGAAATTACTGTCAGTTTCGACCAACTCGTAAAATTTGTCGTATACATCCGAAAACGCGGTCATTTAATCCCTCCAATCTTACTCGGCGGGAACGACCTCCGCCTTTTCTGCCTCTGCCTTCTTACGGCCACGCTTAACAACAGCCTTTTCTGCAGAGCTGTCCTTTGGAACAGGCTGCGCACCTGCCATCATAGACTGCATCTGTGCCAGTGCTGCCTGCATCTGCTTCTGCATTTCAGCAAGCTGGCTCTTTGCGGCCTCAAGCTCTGCCTGAACATTATCAACAGGCTTGGTCGCAGGTACAACAGACAGCTCACTATTACGCTTGCCAGCACGGAGCTCCTTATAACGCTCGTCAATCAGGCGCTTGACCTTAGTGGACAGGTCTTCACCGGCATTCGTCATGCGATAAAAGCGACCACGAATACGCTCAAACTGAGCACCGTCCTTAATGTCAATCATCCGCTGAAGATTCTCGACAGTAGGATTCAGAATCGCCTCATCAATATCCTCAACAAACAGGACATCATCGCCCTTAACACCAATAGCCTTAAAGACTTCATTCTGCTCTTCGGGGCGGAAACGTAGAACACCATTCTTGAACGCAGAACAAGTGCTGTTCATATACATGATCTCCTCCGGCGGAATAGGAATCACACAAGGCTCTTCCACACTACCGGGCTCGAAAGTATAGCCCTTACCGTTCAGTGACGAAATGGTGACCACGTTATCATCGCAGTTCAGAACGTCAATAAACTTCTTTTCCATCACGGAACTCATAATTTGTCTCCTTTTCTATAAAAGCGGAAGCCGTAAAGCTCCCGCTCAAATTTGCTTTTGGTACAATTACTGCAGGACAATCTTAGCAACACGCTCAGGATGTGCAATGCTGTAACCATAAGAGAAGTCCTTCAGCATCAGGTGAACCTTTTCGTTATTGTTGTCATAGTCCTCATAAGTATGAGTCTCGCCCTTCATGTCAAGGGTGCCCAGTTTTCCAGCAATACCGAAGATCCGCTTATCGGGGATCAGCAGGGAACCATCGCCCAGCTTCTTGGCAGAACTAATACCAGTGATAGCCACGCCGTCGTAAGTCTTCACCAGACCATAACGGTTGAACTCGTCCTTGGCTGCGTCAGACAGATACTCTGCATAACCGGTCATGCGACGCATCTTAGCGCAATACTTCATCAGGCTGACAGTGAAAGGATTTGCACCATCGGCGTACTCATTCAGGTACAGAGCCAGAGCGTCCATATCCTGCATAGTGGGCTCCTTACCCTGTGCATCGATCTTCTGCTCACCACCAGCAATCATGTCATCAACCATACCGAAGACGTCATAGAACATCTTGTTCTTCAGAGACTCACTCATAAAAGTGGTCAGTGTGGCAATTGCCTTCCAACCGTTACGACGAATTTCCACAAAGGAGATGTCGGTTTCCACCTGAATATTCTTCCAAGTAGGCTTAATAACCTCATAATGCAGGTAAGACTTCGGCACGTTGCCACCCTTAGCAGCCTCGTGAGCCACCAGAGTGTTCTTCACAGTACGGCTTGCCTGATAATCGTCATTCTCACTAATGGTGCCACGCTCAAACATAGCATCCAGCAGCTCATCAGGTGCATTATAGGTATCATCGGTCACGGTACGATTAACAAACTGACCAATCTCGCGGTCGGGATCGCCCTTGTCAATCAGCTCGTTAATATGTGCCTCACAAACCTCGGCAATCTCCTTGTCCTCGGCATCCATGGGCAGATTATACTGAGTCTTCTCAGCAACACTATAAACACGACCAGGCTTCTTCATCAGCTCGGCCACTTCAATATTCAGTGCCATAATTCATTTCCTTTCTCTTCGCGCAAAATAAAAGAGCTACCGCCAAAAGACGATAGCCTTAAATTTTACGTATCATATTCAAGATTTTTCTCTCAATCAAGCAACAGTCTTTGCTTCGGGCAGCACACTAATCATAATCAGCTTGTGGCCGTTGTCATCCATCACACCAGCAAACTCAAAGCGAGAAGTACCAGTGGTAGCAACCTGCCACTTGCCGTCAGTGTTGACCTCCAGCAGCTTGCCAATATTGGTATCCTGTGCATCAGCAGCCTTGTACTGGTCAGTGCCGTACAGCTCACCAGCATACAGAGGAACGCGCTTCACCAGCACACCCTCCTTGATCTCGGTGACCATCTTGTCATAGTCATCAAAATTAGTCTGGCTTGCATAGATGCCCTCCGGGATAAACTCATGGGCAACCATCTCAATGCCCTCAGCGGTAGCTGCGTCAGGGAACTTAACCTGACCAGCCTTGTGGTCAACCTGAACACCCATACCGGTGACCATAGCGACCTTTGCGGCATAGTTAGCGGGAATATTCTTCGCGCCGTTCACCATCAGTTCACGAATCATAATATTTTTCCTTTCTCTCAAATGTTATTACTTACCCAAATATTCCCGCCATGCGTCACGCTTGTTAGCGTTAGTGGTGTTATACTTGGTTTCATTCAAATTCAGCTTGATACTCTCAGGCTTATGTACCTCAGAGGTCTCAATCTTCTTTTCGGCAGGAGCCTTCTTAGCGGCTTCAACGCAACGCTCGGCAATCACACTCTTGATGCCGGTCTCATCCAGATTATCAATCAGACTTGCGTAGTTGCCACCCTCAGAAACCTCAGCTTCAGTAATCATCTTGCTGGAGATTGCGTACTGACGCAGGTCCTCCTTCTTCTGTGCAAGCTCTGCAGCCGCCTTTTCTGCCTCTGCCTTCTCAGCCTGATCCTTGTACGGAGTAAGAGAAGCAACCTCTTCCTTTACACTCTGCAACTCAGTATTCAGGCTTGCAATAGTGTTATTCAGCTCCGCAATCTTGGTGTTGACATCGGAAATAGAAACAGTCAAAGTGATATTCTGCGGCTCACCAAGAGAAACTTCATCACCCTCAACAGCATAAGGGAACATAATGTAATCCAGCTCGTTCATGTATCCCCACTTCTTACACCAGATAGTGTGATCTTCAGGGAACATATCAGTCATGTAGTAATCAGAGCTAATCTTTGACACTGCATCTTCAAGCTTCATATACAGATCACGACCAGTCAGACTGGAAGTCTCTGGAGCGGGCTCAGGCTCACCAGCAGGTTCGGTGCCGGTTTCAGGCTCGGTCGGGGGAGGAGTTTCACCGCCTTCCTCGGAAGTTTGAACATCAGGCTCTGCCGGAGTAGTGGGCTCAATAACAGGTGCGGCGTCAGGCTCGCCAACGGGAGTCTTCTCTGCCTGCTCAGGCTTAGTGGGCTCAACCTGTGCGGTCTGAGTCTCCTTGTCCTTATTCAGTTTCAAATTTTTTGCCTCCTTTTCATTAGATTCTATATTTGAAATCTCTTTTGTGTCCTCAATGTAGGCATTTGCCAACTCAAGACCAAAATCGGTTTCAGCGACTTCAAGCAGTTTAGAACACTTATATGCCGGTTCAACATTTGCACCAAGCAAGCAATGTGCAGTAAACACGCCATCGTCAATAATTTTTGCCATGCGACCACCAACGATTCCCTTATGAGCTTTCAGCACATTAATTTCCCAACTGGTATTTAATGTGCCACTCTCAATACGGCGCAGAATCGTCGCACAAGCCTTTGGATATCGCTTCCAGATCTTACAAGAGGCAATAATAAAGTCGGTATCGTCAATTTTCTCGATACCGACCGACTGAAAACTACCGAACGCATCAGTGTCAAATTCAGCAGTTTTGTATTCATTGCCATCATCGTCTTTTCTGGTGACGACTTTCATATTGTGACCGGAAAAATCCAGTTCACCCTTTGGAGCTACGACCAACTTACCAACAAGCGGGTTACCAACCAGTGTGCTCATCCAACTTTCAATGGTGTCACGGTTCAAAGCAACCTGATTCCCATTTACTGAGAAATCACAAATGACAAACTTGGCAAGATAGTGGTCTGGATGCTCCGTAATCTCAGAGCAACAGATGTTTCTACTATAGAAATACTCCTTACTCATCGTTCATCACCTCACTTACTATCTTCATTTCTCTGCTGGTCATAAATTTGTTTTTCAGTTTCTTCGCCCTTTGGACGGCCTGTTTTTTTATCACTGTCACCACCACCGCCGGTGTTACCGGTCGATGTATAAGAGGTCTGGCGAGCTACAAAAACATCGTCATAACCTTCCTCGGTTTCAGCCTGACGCTTGCGTAGTTCGTCCTCAGCATGAAGCCCCATATACTCGTAAGCAGTCTTGTAAGAACAGTTCAAAGTGGTAAACAGGAACTGAGCAATCGCCTTCTTCATCTCCATACCCATCATTTCGGTAGTAGAGACCTTCACATCAGGGCAGTACATCGGGTCTACACCTGCATCTTCAAGGCGAATACGATACCATCGCTTTAACACATCCTCAATCTGTTCTGCAATCTTACCGATATTTTTCATCAGCTGGTCAAGAGACACCTTCGCAGTTGAAACAGTCTGCTGACCATCAGTGTTCAAAAAACTAATACCCAAAGCAGCCATTTCTCGATTGCGATACTGTTTAACAGTCTCGATATTTGTCATCTCAACTTTTGGTTCAACATACTTGATATCCTTTACATAAGGAGCGGTCGTCACAAGCACAGTGTTTTGCTTCCATGCACGCAGCAGGTTATCATGTGCCGTCACCTGTTCAGAAAAGCCCTTTTTATCGTTGTTTGGGCCCATCAGTGCAGGATCGAGCTGTTGCCAGATGATTTTCTTTGCCTTTGCTTTAGCATTTACACGGTCTGATGTATCAAATGTCTCAAGCATCAATGCCGGACGTAAGGCGCGGAACAGGGGAGAAACACCATATTTCTGCCCCATGTTGCCAATACGAATCACACCACAATGGTCAACATCCAATTTTGCATATGTATCACCATTTTTAAACGCCTGATACACCTCATCTGGATAGTTATTTTGAATCTCAGTCTCCTGATTTTCAAAGAATAGCGCTTTGTTCTTCTTATCCTTTAACATGGATTTGCTCAAAGCGGATTTCAGCTTAGACATGTTGATAAGCACAACAGGCTGTCCATTTGATAGGTAATCACTTATTTCAGCAATACCAAGAGGGTAGTAGTCTACAATGTAGTTCTCATCCTTCTGACGCAGATATGTAATGTAAGTGCCTTCTGCGTAAGTCATCGGAATGGCAGCACGCAGCAGACTTCGCACATTGATTTGTGCGTTGAAATCATCAATCACTTCACGGGCATAATTTACCTGTTTGGTTTTATTACGCTGTTCAGGAAACTGTGCGAAACTGCACTTAAACTCCGTATTAACATTCGCTTCAATCGCATCATAAGTGATACCAATCAAATCGTCCTTGTTAATATAGTTACGGATGATTCCATTGACCGTCTGCACATTCGTTAGGCTTGACTGTAGCCCTCGTGCAAGTTCATCAATTCGGTCAACCGTCATCGTCTCAGAGGAGGCCGAGATTTTCAGATATGTACTGTACTGCTTATTTTCAGGGTCATAAGATGCAACTGCATTTCGGATGACGTTATTCATTCTCTCTTCTGAAAGCTCATTCAAAGAGGTGATAACAACAGTACCATCATCTGTCTGTGAAGCAGTCACGACATCAAAATCTTCCTTTTTCTTTCTTGCCACATTTTCACTTGCCACTCAAAATATGTAAAAACATATCGAGAAATGAAGTCTTCACAGATACTTCTTACTGTTTCATTGTGTACGCTTTTACATTTTATTTGAAATGCTACTTGCGATTTTGTCTACACTCCACAGTCGTAAATTCCCGAAATGGCCTTCGGTACATACTTATAATTGCTTTTATAATGCAATTTCATAAGTTGTCGCATCTCGAATATTCAAACTTGCGTTAAAGTCTCTGTCTGCTATATAGCCACATGCACATTTATAAACTCTATCAGAAAGTTTTAAATCTTTCTTAATACAACCGCAATTGTGACACATTTTAGAAGACGGATACCATCTATTTACAAATCTGAGTTCAACACCATTACATAAGCACTTCCATTTTAACTTTTCTCTAAATTCAAAAAATTTTTGTGATGCAATGGCTTTTGAAAGATGCTTGTTCTTCATCATTCCTGATACATTCAAATCTTCAATTGCTATATAAGATGGCTTGGTTTTTACAATCTCCGCAATTATCTTATTTATGTAATCAGTACGAATGTTTGTCAATCGTTGATGAATTTTTTGTACCTTTAGCTTTTGCGAATTTATATTTTGAGAAGTTTCTCCTTTCTTTAAATTTTTATATTTGCGAGACAAACAACGCTGTTCTCTTTGTAATTTTTTTAATAACTTTTTTACTGCTTTTGATTTGTTTATGTTCTTGTAAATCATGCCGTTGGAAATAATAGCAAAATCTTTTACACCCAAATCAATTCCGACACCATCACTTTCACAGTTGCTCTTAAAACAATTACAAGGGATGTCTACAAGAACCGAAACATAGTATCTTCCGGCTTTTGCAGATACTGCACCGCTTCTTATTTTCCATCCATTGTGAGATGTTGGTAAGTAACCTTTTTCTTTTATTTTTACCCATCCTAATGTTGGAATGTTTATTCTATGCCTTTCGCATAAACAATCTCTCGGATTATTTTTTACGAAATACATTTTTACTTCTGATTTCCCTTTCTTTTTATATTTAGGGAAATTGCTTTGATGTTTGAAGAATCTTGTAAATGCAACATATCCATTTTCAATGGATTTCTTAATTGATTTTGACGACACCTCTTTAATCCACATTTTGTCTGGATTATTTGGGAGAAATTCATTGTTTAGCCAAACGCTAAAGTCTTTCCCCGTCATAAACTCTTTATTTTTGTCATACAACTCTTTGTTATGAGAAATATAAAAATTATAAACATATCGACATGTTCCAATCGTTCTGTTTATTTTTGACTTTTGGGCAAATGTTGGGTCTATCTCTGTTTTAAAGCTCTTTAGCACCAGTCAATCACCTCCTCTTAGAAATCTATGTTAGAAATACAAATCGGCGGAGTAGTCATTGTCTCCACCGCAGACTGGCGCACTTTATCATTGCGACGTAATTCGTATAGACGATGAGCAAGCAAAATAGCAACATAGAACCTATCATCGTGAATTTTATTGGCGACATCGGGTGCCAAAGCATATGTTACGGTCGTATTTTCAGAGTTTGTCGTTTTCTGAATACTTGTAATCTCGTTCTTCATCAAGTCGATATTAACCCACGCAGTCTGTTCCTCTAAGGAGAGTTCATGCGTCCTTAAAATTTCTTGACCAGTTGATTTGTCAACACCATCTACTACCTGAACGTAATCTCCTCCGTTGTATTCAAGAGGAAAGTGAATGACGCCAAGATTCATCAACTCAATAAATTCCTCAACCATGGCAGTACGGAATTTACGTGGACTAATTAGACGTAGCTTGTCAACAGCATCTGGGTAACGGGCATCATATCCTTCATATAATTCATGATTTGCGTCGATAAAACCACGATGTTCCGCACCTGTTTTGTCGGTCCAATTATTAAGCAAACCGTCCGCATATGTGGAAGTACCACCGCCGCCAGCGCCTTGGTCAATCATCAATCTATCAATGTACTCGTAATCAGGATTTTGACCATTGTAATGTAGAATCAACTCATGTAACTGCTCAAGCTGACGATTAGAATCGAGCTTGAATTTTTTCTCATTTGCAATATCAACCATGTTCACGCAGTTGATAATATCTCCACACATGCCGTTTTCTGGATCGTTATAAATACGCATAACACCAACAATAGAATTATCCATTGTGCGGGCAGGATCAAACGCAAGAATATACTGATAGTTCTTATCCCAATAAAGCTGTGGGATATACTTTCGCTCATTGCGACGAACTGTACCCCATTTGATAATCTGGTTTACGCCACCATCACGGCTTGGGCGATTATAATATTCACGCAACGCCTTCATTTTATTTGACTTTAGAGCGGCTTCCACTTTGTCTCTTGTCAACAAAGCCTTGTATGGTTTACCATTCATATAGACCTGAATTGCAACATCGCAAATCATGTCGCAAACAAAATAATCACGGTCACCGGCAATCATACGCTTTGCAAAGTTTTTATAATAACGATAGAATAGTTTATCCATCGTATCCTGACTCGAAGCATACACAAGTTGTGTAGGAACCTTGCGAGGCTGAGTTTCAGGGTTATAAGAATCATCCGTATCAGTCACAAAGTCAGTATTCTGAGTGGCAAAAGCTTCACAGACAACAATCAGTTCGTCAGAGCAAAACGCAGCCTCGTCAAAAAACACAAGTGTAGCACGTCTCATATGTTATCGTTTGGGCTTTTTATCCCAAACTTCTTACGATTATTATTTTCGTAAGGTCGGCATATCTTTTCACCTTCAGTTTTACCTGTTAAGGGGCGAGGACTCGTGGAGAGATTATATTCTGATACAGGTTCACTCTCTATGCTCTGCGTGTGACTATGTTTTTAAGCATAGCCTTCCACTCTGATTAGCTTCTCAGCCTTCCAGATTTCTTCCTCGCTTTTTAAATTAACCGGCCATTTCTGACCGGCGAAGCAAACGTTGTGCTAAATCATATTCTTCGTATAGGCGTTTTTTCTTTTCTACTTTTCTGTCAAGATAAATAGTTGCGTCGCTAAACATATAGTTCCACATTTTATCTGCATTCTGCATACCACGAATGTATAGCCTGTATGTATTTCTACCTTTTTCGTCCGTGATATATGAAGAAATTCCTTCTTTATATAGAATTGTTCTCATTTGCTCAAGCATTTTTAGGCTTGCCGAACAAAAATTGATTGCGACGGTTTTCCGAATAGCACTATCCGTACAAATACAACCATCTCCATCAAAAAAGCCCCTGATAAAATGATGCATTAAATTAGCATCAATATCAGGGACTTCGATAATGAATGTTTTATTTTGTACACATCCATGCGACTCTAAATCATGAACCATTTCTTTTGAGTAGCATCGGATATTACACGATTCTTGTGGCTTTCCATTAAAAGAACAGGTTCTGGTTTCAAACGTTACTTGAAGATTTCCGTTAATGGATTTATTGAACTTCTTTAAATGCTTGTAATCTCCTTTATAAAGTTTTATTCCAGCTTCATAATTCCTTGAATGAGAATTTGAACTATCTAAAACGAAACCATCTGCATAGAAAAATCCAAGCCAATAAGCTTTTTCTTCGGTGTCAATATTTTCAAAAAATCTAAAATCAAACACATTTTTTCTTTCCGTGATTCCAAGCTTACTTGCCTTGAGCTGTATCGCATTTCGATTTCGTCCAGGAAGAATCTCCATAAGTTCTTTAAAAGAATGTGTTGAATAGTTTTCTTTTAATTTTTGAATTTCTTCTTCTGACCATCTCTCGTCTTTACTTATGCCCATTTCGTGAGCTTTAAATATAACACTTTTTCTTGTGCGTTCAAGATGATTTGCTATTTCTTGCGGAGACAAAATATAATAGTTGTCTCTTAAATATAGCTCTTCTTCTTTTGTCCATCTTTTCATAAAATACCTCTTTGATTATTGTCCCGTTCATCAATGATTTATTTAGAACAATAATACGTAATTAAAAAATTTACTTCTATTGGAATCCGGGTTGGAGTTTAGCGTGTTAATGAAACTACCGTTGTAAAACTCAACAACATACCCGGCGGGATTATGACTAAAGCCACTCTTATTGGTTGCAGACTTTTTTGTTTCTTTCTCTGCAATATCTTGCAGACTACGGATAGACGCAGCTGTTTTACCAACACGAGTGACAATTTCTTCGATTTTATTAAAAGTTTCCTTACTCTGATCACCAACGCTACTTACGATGTAAATAGCTTGATTCTCATATAGGATAGCCTTTAGTAGAATGAAAACAGAACCAACGAATGACTTTCCGAAGTTTCGGCTACACGCCTAAAGAACGTGGCTTGCATTCCAACTTTGTTCAAGCATATATGCCTGAGCGTCAAATAGTTGAATGCCCAACAAATCTCTTGCTGCAATGACAGGATTACGCCGATAGAACGCAATCGTTGCCGCGTCGCACTCATAAATCTTACGTTTTACAGCTGTAATAATGGGCGCTCTTTGCTTCATTCTCATACGGCATCACCATCCGTATCTTTTACGCTTGCGTCAATACCGGCATCTTCTAACAGCTCCTTGAGCCGCTGATTTTCAATCAGAGACAAACGATATTTTTCCTTCGCATCGTCACTATCTTTTTGATATTTATCAATCAACTCTCGCTGGGTATCAAAAATTTCTTGCTGGTCATTCTCATCAAAGAACGCATTTTCCTTGATTGCTTTAAGACTCATATCTGCCGCCCATTGAGTGCCAGGAGAACGCAACTGGTCATAGAAGTTTGCTTCTGCCCCTGCAATATTTTTCTCTCGCATATCTTTCATCAAGAAGGTGAGAGTATTACGTCCGGCATCCTTATTAGAACGGTTCTTGACAGAGATTTCGTTTTCCTTGGCAATTTTATCATTGTTTGAAACTAGCTTGACCTTAATGTCATTCAGACTCTTGATTGCCTCAGCCGAGTTCATCGGGTTTAAGCGGGCAATCTGCAAGTCGATTTGTCGAATCTGATTATTATTGTTCACGACCTGAACAATCTGGGATAGTTTGAACGGGTCGTCTTCAATACCATCCTCAAAATACTTGATGAGTTCACTAAACAAATAGCGGCGGTCGCCCTCGTTATAACCATCAAACGGGTCATACCCAATAACAGAAATACAGTCATCCTTTGCTTGAATCTCTGCTTTCGACCACTTCTGTTCCTTCTCTTCCTGTAAATCGAGAGCGTTTTTATTGAGTTCACCGTTCACAAGAGTGTTGGTAAACGTCTGGAACTGGAAGTTCTTCATGTTCACCACGAGACGGTTATAAGTTCCTGGCCTACATGTTCCAGAATTGCTCACAACGGAATCATAAAGACTATTATAAAAAGGAACGTCCAGAACATGACACATTAGCATACAAGCAGTTCTATCGCTTCCAAAGCGTCTTGAAAAATCATCAAACATTTCATTAACGCATTCTTTACAGATGGGAGCATATCCGTCATTTGCCTTGAACAATGGAGAATATGTTATTCGGTAAAAATGCCCCATAGCGACATCATATTCTTTACCACAACGCAGGCATTTGAATGTCTTTTTGTTTTCGGTTCCCTCAAGAATAACGCCATCTTCAACAACCTTTTTCTTTCTAGGCAAACAAACACCTCCATTCAAAATCAAAATAAAAACCGCAGAACGTGCGCACGTTCTGCGGCGACAAAGGACACCCTCTATTGCGCTTGCATAGCAGAGGCCAAGGGTGTTTCATTCAAAAAAAGACCCACCATGATACGCATCGTTGAGAGGCTTAGTGGGTTGGGCCCATATAAATAAGACCTATGAATCAGCTACACTCGAATCATTGAGCTGCTTACCATCATGGGTCTGTTAATCAGGCGACTCCACCATGATACGCATCGTTGAGAGGCGTGGCGGAGTCTTTATCATCTATATTGGTTTGCTACGTCAATGACGTACCGCGCCATGCCACCGAAGTAGCATAATAGTCAATCAAAAAACCTGAGTTATGGAGGGAGTAGTAAAGCCATAACTCAGGCTTGCGAAAGGGGAGAATGCTGGCACGCCCACTCCGATTCGGACAGAGAATAAATGGTTTTAGAGACCACTGCTTTACCAATTAAGCTACGGGCGCATAAATATACCAGCATACAAGTGGGTGCAGCGGTTGGATTTGAACCAACGAATACACGGCTTATGAGGCCGGTGCCGTAGACCTGACTGGGCAACGCTGCGTCATATGGTGCCTAAGTGTCTCAAGAAGTAGAAAGACATGTGTACATCATGTTTCTAAAACCCAGACTTCGGACTTGCTATATGTCGCGCTCATATAGCCATTTTCTTCGAGCTTGACAGGATTCGAACCTGCGCTGTATCCACGAATAAGCAATCTCGCTTCGTGCAGATGTTTGCTACCATCCGCTACGTTCAACCTCTTCGCATTACAAGCTCACAATAATAAGCCTTTTTTAATCATGCTCAGGATCTCATCTTGACAATTACATAACAACGTGATACACTTTTGCCAACTTAACTCTCACTAGACACACCAGTTCCTCAATGACGGACATTATTCTCGCGTCTCGAGCGGACTGGAGGTGCTTAGATGAAGCGTTAGGCGAAAGATTTTCTTGATGTCGCTGGTGACATTTGCAGTATCGTCGGGCTCGTACTGATGGTTCTGCAGATGAATCACATCATCGGGTAATCTTGACAGCTCAGTGGTTGTGGCCGCTGGGCTGTTTTTGTTGTCAAGAAATTGGCGCAGGTGGTGAGCTTCGCTCTCACGATTCTTTTTGGGAATGCCGATTTTCAAGATCGGTGCAATCAACTGGACTATGCGACACCTGCATGTAAACCCTGTTTACGTGCATTGCTACCTTATATAATAAGGAACAGGGAATAGCAATACAGTCTTTGGTGGCCGCCCTTCCGAATCGAACGGAAGCTCCCTTCTGGTTAGCTGCCAGATGCTCTCGCCACACTGAGCTATAGCCGCCATATGAAAACAAGCATCCATCAAACCATCCGAGCTAAATTGAATTGTTCTCGTGTTGATAAAACGCTTGTAGCTATTTTTAGGTCGAGTCTACGACCAGTAGGACAGGTTTTACATCTCTAGCCAGATGGAATGAAACCTACGGTACTGCATATATCGCAAATCATTCTGGAAACAAACGTTCACCTTATCTCCCCGGTGCGGGCGCAGTACCCGGCAGAGTACCAGTTAGTGAGTGAGGTACAGACATTCACTCCATAAAACGCTTGTTTTAGACTTTTAAAGCTTCGCATTAACGTAGCGAAATACGAATAGCTTATCATTTCGTTCTACAGAACTACTTTGCATCCAACCATCCGTAGATTGAGTTGGTCTAGGCGGTAGCAACTATTGACCGCACAGCTTGGAGCCACCTGTAGGAATCAAACCTACGACATATGTGGTACGAACACATTATTCTATCTACTGAATTAAAGTGGCATGGAGCCAGTGACATGACTTGAACATGCGAAATCCATAAAGGCATCGGGATTACAAAACCCGCGTTCTACCAACTGAACTACACTGGCACAATAAGCTGGAGCAATCGCCCCAGCCCATAGAAAAGGAGACAACAAATGATGTCCCAAGCAGACCTTGCGGCCATACTTCTTTTTTAGGTCCCCGTTTAGTGGTAGGGGCTCACCGCTTTTTAATTTAGACGTACAATGTGCGTCTTATCTTCATTCAGTCTTCCGAATTTATCCTGATAAACCAGAATAAATCCTTCTCGCTGAGATGGTGTTAATTTTCCATCTGCGTAATCCATTTTTGACGTTTCACAACAACAGCCCTGCTCATAAATTACAGAATTACCAATATCATAATGACCTGTTTTGTGAGTGTGTGCCATCACGATAGAATCAAAGAAATAATCATTATCCTTAAAATACCGATATGCTTTTTCTGCTGTTTTCAACATACCGCTAGAGTAAGCAAGTGGATGCACAAAAATTGTTTCACCAACGAAACTAAACCAAGTATCGTTATAAACAATCTCAATACCGCTGCCCTTAAAAACATCAATCAGAGGGTCGTAATGAACCTTTGTATGAAGCTCCTTATTGTAATGGTTAAAACCATCAACAAAAATAAGCTCCAAAGATGTCTTTGGCATCAATTCAAGCAAGTCGGTGTCCAGATTCTTAGCAAGATAATTCTGGAAACGTAAGTCATGATTACCATAATTGACAACAACCTTCTTAGGCTGAAGCATCTCAATCAGGTCAATCATATACTGACGTGCAATCAGAATTTCCTCCATTGGACTCTTACGATACACCTTATTGAAACGAGAAATGGCCTGCGCGTCTACCAGATCTCCGTTTACCTGAAGGATATCAATCTTGCCAGCGTACTCACCAAAAGTCTCAATTGGTTTCTGAAATGGAATATGTAGGTCGGAAATAGACAGAATGCAGGTTCCAACATCTCTATTAGATAAGGATTCCTGATACTGCATACCCGCACGGAATGCCTTAAAACGCTTGCGATATGCGCACTCACCAAAATTCTTGCCCAATTCATCATTAAGCACCTTGGACGCGCCATCCCAAGTCAATTCTCTAGCCAGAACAGCATTCCCGATTCTTACAAAGAAGTCATCACTCGTTTCTTCTGGCCGTTTATTATAGCAACCCATTGGCATCAAGCCGGATCGCCCAGCAGCTCATCAGAAGTAGAAATATTGATGGTGACACCCTCAATACCATCCCACTTTGCCAGAGCTTCCTTCAGATTGAAGACATTCTCACCGTCTTTGGTAATCTCTGTGATAGTGCCCTCTGCAGTATCAATAATAGCGTTCTTAAAAACAACACTCTTCTTAGCAACCATAATTTTATTCTCCCTTATAAATCAAACTGGAAGTAAGTATGCAAATCCAGAGATCCATCCATGAATTAAATATTCTGATGTTTCTGGTACAAGCTCTTTTACGTCAAGAGAATCAACTTTATTGTATGGAATTCGAATCAACGGAATATTTCGTTTATCGCACCAAACATCCTTCTCAATGTCCATCCGCTGGCGTTCCTCTAATGAATTTGAGAAACTCCACCCTTTATAAAAATGCTGTTGTCCGTCAAACTCAATTAAATATCGATTATCAACGTAAAAGTCAAATCTATAATGTTTTCCAGTTTTCGAATTTACACAATCATCAAACGACTTTTCACGGGTATACTTAACTCCAAGTGAATCTAACAATTCTTTTATTTTTAACTCACCAACAGACCCGTGATTATGCCCACAACTTAAAGTTTGCCGTTGACGCAAATAACAGCTCGGTACATCAACTTCATTTCCACAATCACATTTACAATGCCATTTATAGCTTGAGCGAAATTTTTCGCCTGTACAATACATGGCGGTAAGCATACCAAACTTTTGACCAGTTAGATCAATTCTTTTGCTTTCCCATGTTGCTCTTATTTTGTCTTTATTGTAACAACCACAGGACTTCGTATTTCCTGTACGCAAACCATTTCCAGAAGTTGTAATGATTTTTCCACAATCACATCTACAAACCCATTTATTAGGGGCTTCTCCCTCGTCAATAACAACAAGACGCTCAAATCTACGACCGATCATGTTTTCTTTTGTATATTTCTTGTGGTGTACCAAAGCACATCCACACGAAAGTGACTCGCCACAAGTTAAAGAAGTAGATTTTACATCTCTTATAGTTCCACAATCACACTTACATGTAAGATATTGACGTTTTCCGTGACGTTCTCCGACTCCAATTACCGTCCAATGATTATATCTGTTTCCGATGTATGTTGACCAATCTTTCGTTTTAAACATGATTCGTTTTCTCCAACATATCTGCCCATTCACTAATCCATCCACGATGGTTATGTGTCAATTGACAAATTGCAACTCTGTCATGATTTTTAAAATGCTGAAGATAATCAACAAAACCACTATCATCTGGATTGTCGAGATCACACTGCTTATCATGACCGATAACAATCAACTTACACGGACCTTCGCTTTGGTCACAGCGAGTAATAGTCTTCTTCAGGCTTTCAAAATCATAGTTTTGACACTCATCCAAAATTACTACGCTATTATTCAAATTTGTACCACGAAGGAAAGTATGGGTCAGGCAAGTAATATAACCGGTTCCATTCTTCTGATTTACCATCGTTTCATCATTGATGACCTTATTAGGGTCAACACCACACTTAATCAAAGCCTGATAAAAAGGTTCAAAATATACTTCCGATTTCTGTGTCAGATCACCCGGAAGATATCCCTGACGCTTTTCACCGTAACTAGAAACAATATAAATCAGCTTATCAAAATAACCAGCCTGAACAAGTAAGTTTGCGGTTGCTGTAGCAATCAGTGTTTTTCCTGATCCGGCACGTGCGTCCACAAACACTACGTCAATATCTGGATTCCAGATAGCATCTCGAAATACCCGCTGTTCTTCGTCTAATGAGATTCCATAAAAACCATACTGGTCAGGGTCGGTAATCTTCTCCACAGGGGTATCATAAGAAACACGCTTCTTAGCCATATATTACAACTCTCCCTTAATTGAACTCATCCACATCATCGCAAATCTTATCTACAATACCAAAGTTGACCTGCTCGTTAGCATCCAGATACCAATCCTTAGCCTTATTCTTGGTCATGGTCTTCTTATCAATAGTAGAGTGAGCCATAATATACTCACGCATCTTCACAACCTGCTTCTCGTAGTAGTCCATGGCCATCTTAGACTGTTCAAAAGTACCCTGCGCACCGCCAGAGCCACTGTGAATCAGCGCGGTAGAGTGAGGTAAAGCAAAACGCTTCTGACCAGACAACAGCATCACAAGAGCGGCGCTCATTGCAATACCTGCGTTAATCGTCCAAACAGGAGTCTTACTCAGCGCAACAACATCAATAAAGCTAAACATAGCATCCAGCTCGCCGCCGTAGCTATAAATAAACAGCTTAATAGGCTTGCGCTGCTCAACAGGAGTATCCTTATCAATACGGTTGTACTGCAGAATCTTGCGCTCAATTTCAATCAGAGACTGGTCAATCTCAAAATCAATAAAGAAGATGCGATCCTTCTCATCGACATAGAAGTTCATCATCTCAGGAGAGGGGAGACCGCCACCATTCATCAGGTTGGTGATCCCTTCTGGCAGTTGAATTTCAAAGTCCAATAGTCTATACCTCGTTCTTTCAAAGATTAGTAACGTGCGTTACGCTGCATCTGCTTCAGCATCTCAACAGCGGCAATATTAAAAGGAAGCAGCTCAAGATATCGAGCAGACTCTTCCAGATACCGTTTGTGACGGGTCTTTGCAATGCAAGCATGAGGGAAGACCTTTCGCACAGCCTTCGCTTCGGACTTAGTAATTTCAATCATTAGGTAAAACACCCTTTCAAAATAAAATAGGTAGGAAGAAAACAAGCGTCCTCGCTCTCTCCCTACCATAACTTTCCGCACTGTGTTTTACTCTATATATGTAAAATTATAACGTATCTGCGTTAAAATACTGCACTTTTTCACATTTCATAAATCAAACATTTTTCTATTTTGCGCGGTTTTCTCAATATTTACGTTTTTAGCGCACTTACGACAGTATTTTTGTCTGCGTCCAGTGCGAGCAACCATCTTTCCACAACAATCACACTTGACGTATTCTTTCCCACAATACTGACTCCATAGAATGCCAGCATTCTCAAAATCGTCCACGAAAATCTCATGAGGAGAATCCGGCTCCGCAATCAAAACATGGATATTTAAGTTGTCAATCTTTTTCAGGCTGGCAAACCCAATAAAGCCAAGATTATGTAACTCGCAAATCATCTCGTTCTGTTTTTTCTCATTCACGGATATGTTTGCCATCCTAAAAATATCAGCCGTATCTTCCGTAATCCAGTAGTTGCATTTTTCATTAACGGCAATATGGTATTTTGCCAAACACAGCATCGTGAACATCAGGCGCTGCATCTGCTTGCTTTCGAGTGCTTGAATCTTCTCAACCTCTGCTTTTGTAATGCACACACCATCAAGCTCCACCATGGGACGACCCTTGGCAGAAGCAATCGCCTTATCAATCAGTTCTCTATCCAGAACCTTGTTGTACCCTTCAAAATGACGTAACATATACTCGTTGATCTTTTCTCTTACGTCATCCTTTGAGTATCCCTTATAGAAATAATACTTCGCAACATAATGCAAAACATGCCCCGCTTTCTTCCAAGGCACATCCTTCTCTAGCCACTCTTCAGCATAAAGAACTTCATTCAATACAATCATCCGCATCCTCCTTGCTATTCATGTCAACCAAAACATCCTTGAAACGCTTGCCGTCATATTCAATATCGCCATTCTCATCCTGCACAAGAGAATGCACCATACCATTATGTCGTTCCAATAAGCGTTTAATCAAAGTATCGTGAAATAACTCCCAAACAATTGCAATACTTGATGCATTCTTCTTACAAAGATCAAGCATAATATCGCAAAGCGCATCGTCGTTAGAACACTTATCATGAAGATTGCGGAACATACTTTCCTGATACAGCGCAATGCGCTCCTTGCGGTCTGCGCCGGTTTCTTTATTATTGTTTCCGTTGCCAGAATGGATTGCGTTGCCACGAGCAAATCTCAAGTAGTCCTTAAAGATAGAGCGGATGCCATAATACTGAGAGTTGGTATACTCCACACCAGACTTGAGCGAGTCGTAATCAAACTTGCGCCTTATCTTGAGTTCTTCTTCAAAATCTTCCAACTCGTCCTCTACAGTCCAGCACAGGCGGTTCATGGTACAAGAATTGATTCCGACCGGCATCCGATAGAGGTAATACTGGATAACCATTTCATCCACATCGTCCTTGACGGTCTTTTGCATAATCTCATCCAGACCAGCAAACCCATCCCACTTGATGCGCTTGCGAGCTGCGGCTACATACTGCTTGTAATCACGCATCTGAGCAGGGTAGATGTAGCTCATAAAGTATGGCTTACGCCATGCGCAAATACTACTCCAAAGCTTCTTATCCTCAATGGTGTCAGGATTATCATCGTCTTTAACAGTACAAGCTTTTAAATCGTACCAATACCGTGGCATTGGCTTGCATTTGACCCCTTTCACAGCGTCCAAAACATTCTGCTGATATAGCTGACCACACATGATACGATAATCCAGTTCTTCATACTCTCGGCTTCCCGGCTCAAACTGGCTTTGAACATCACCCATTGAGGTAATGTGGTTCGTTGTCGAACCAACGTCATTGCCAAATCCAGCAGCATTCGATTCTGCTAAATCATCCTCAGTAGGAATCTTCTTTTCTCCTTTTTTCTGAACACACAAAAGAGTCGGTGTCTCTCTTTTATTCTTGATAAGCACATCATTATCTGTGCTAAAAATAAGATCGCCATCAAAATCTGCGCCATTCAAAGCAGCACAGGTATTGTCCCATGCACTAAGAATTGTTACCGTCTTCATATAACGATACCAGTTTTTACAATCATCATTAGAGTTTAGATTCCGAAGAACAATATTGTTATGACATGACATCGGTGCTCTGAAACAAGCAACTCTCTTAACATCTCTATCATTCCAGAACCGGCTGTAAATCTCACCAGCTTTTAACAATCCAGTGATTTCCATTCCAAAGATGGATTGGCAAAGCGCATAAGGGTCTCCACTTGCAACTTGGAAATTCCCTCGTACCTTTACAACACCCGTTTTTGCTTGGGAAATCCGTTTCTTAATGAAATACCGAATCCGATTTTGAACATAAGGGTCATCAATCATTTCCGGCTCAATCATAAGAGCCTTAATATAATCGTTTTCCAGACTGTTTATGTAATTCGGGTCATCGCGCATTCCACTGCCACGCAAATACAGCAACGCATCACGCCAGTCACCGCCCATGACACCCTTGATTTCATCCAAAGTTGGCTTCACGAGTTCCCGAATCTCATCATTCGTAAGCTGATAGCTTTGGATAAACTGATAATTCAGGTTACGCTCTTCATCAAGCTCTAACTCACAAGTCTTTGTTACAGAGAAGTGATAATGATTCTCTCGGCAATTCTCGAAGTAGTCCTCACAGCTGTGGTAACTATCCCAGAGCTTCAACATGGATGTCGTAAGAATTACCTGAACACGATTGATGTCCTTGTAGTTTCCCCAAGAATCCTTAATCATGTTCTTTTTGGCAACCTTCTTGGCAAACTCACGGAAAGGGAAAGGGAACAGCATACCTTTACAAAAAGCATTCCGTACACAGAAGCCAGATGCGGTAGCAGGGAGTTTCAAATCTTCACTCCACTGTTGAGCAAGGTCATAGCTAATAAGACCAAAGCCATCGCTGGCGCACAGTTCACAATCATGCTCCATGTCCTCTACCATCGTAGGCTCGCCGGAGGCTCCGTCGTCCAGAACGATTACATGATCTTTAAAGTGCGTGAAGCAATCATTTATAACAAGCACACCATCAGGGTCAGTGACTGGAATGGAAGCGGAACAGGCAAGTGCTCTATAAGCTTCTATCTTTGCCGGAATAAACTCAATTCCCTTGTTACGGCCATTATCGATTCGCTTGCGGATCTCGTCAACAAGACGGTCGCTCACAAACACAATCGTACTATTCTTAACGCCACCAGTGGTTCCAACCAGACGGCGATACGTGATTCCATTGATTTTAAACCCCTTTGGAGAACACGCCCGGCGGTAGTCGTTCTTCTTATCAACCACCAGACACATATAATCCGGCTTGAACTGAACTGCATCCAATTCGGTATACAGCCTCCGAATCTCCCGGCGATTCTCTAAGCAAGAAGGTTCATTCCGCAGCATCCTGATTCTACGCTTGATACTCCGTGCCTTAGCCTCTGCATCCGTAACACCATTCAACTCATCAATCCATCGTAGAATAGTGCTATTAGCCAGCGAGATGATCTCGTGGTTTCGTCTGGCTTCATCCAATGGTAGTGTTAAATCCCATTTTGCTTCAACTAGACGCTTCGTATGGATCTTAAAAACAAACTTCTGGCAAGTTTGCTGCTTTGCCATTCGGCAGTCACCTCCGTGTTCTTCTTAAATGTATCCTGTAATGTATAGCTAAAAGGGAAATACAAAAGCAGACTTTTATAGATAGCAGCTCTCTCCATCTTCCATGGCCTTGAGCCAAAGTCGTTCACGCTCCTGATAGAGTTCATCCAGCATATCGTCAGCAGCCTCATACTCCCGGCGTGTCAGTCCTGCGTAGTTCATATCACGAATTAAATACTTAATTTCTGCATCAACATCCTCGTAAGTACGCATCATTCATCCCTCAACTTCCATTGTAACCATGCTGATTTTACGGTATTGACACAAGACTTGCATGCACCGGTCAATATCATCAAATACGACATCTTTTCTTCGACCACGTTCTGTCTTTTCGCGTTTAAAATATTGACATATATCGTATAGACGAATTTCAATCGTTTCTACCACACCATTGAACTTGTGGTGGTTTATTGTTACGGAATTAACATAATCAGAGCAAGTAATCCTGTCTATTTCTAATGAATCAAAGTCTTTGCAGATATCTTTGATAATATATTCCAAAACTATTACACCAGCTCTATCTGGTGCTACAATATCACAGTCGTGTTCAATTGCGTGTATACAAGCATCATATGAACGTCCATACCCACGAGGTAAAAGAACTTTCTCCATTATTTGACCTCCTCAACTACCCGGCGGATCGTCTCATCAATCTGTTCAAGTTCTGCCAGCAAAACATCCACGGTATCAGCATCACTCTCAGAAATATTTAAATCCTTAATCTTATGTAAAGCCCATTCAAGGTTCGGGTAATAGCCGACCGTAATCTCCTTTACGCCGGTACCCACCTCACCAGTCTTTGGATTCTTGCCAGCTGGCCGCTGCTCAATAATAATGAGATTCCTCTCATCACAGTTTTTAATAATGTACTTACCAATCTGCATTCTCATCAGTTAGACCTCCTTTACCTTACGGCTGGCTTCAAAGGTAGCCACATCATTCATAAAATCATTGATATGTAAGTATTTGTCAGCGTTCCGCAGATTCTTAGGCTTAAACTCTCGGCACTTGCATCGCACCTCGTCGCAAGTCGTAAAGCATGGGATCTCGTACCGGCATTTAACACAAACATGCTTCTTGTAGAACTCAGGCAAGCGTCCAGCCGCTTGATAGTTCTCATAGGTTATTTTTAAATCAATCCAGTAGGGGTTATCAAAATTCATTATATTCAGCCTTCTTTCTTCTTTCAAATCTCACCAATTAAATCATCAATGCTAAGACCACAATCCAGCATATTACGACCAGCTTTCTTACTGTTCTTCTCCGCCATTTTCTCAGCCAAAACCTTATCAACGATATCGTCTTCAAAATTCATAACGCATTCTACGTTTGCATTATCACGAGTTGCCATTCGCGCATTTGTTTCAGCAATAAGTCGAGCCATAAGCTCTGCGTCTGCCGATTCTTTATCCGCATCCTGCATAATTTGCTCATATTGCTCTTCAGTCAAACCACTACCGGCCAAGAAGTTGTCAATATACAGTTTTTCAACAATCTTACAACCATGGTCTTTCTGATTCAAAGTAACCAATAGTTGGTCAGTGGACTGACGAATTGTATTATCAACCATATCCGCTACCTGCTGGTTGGTTAACTTGATTTTCTTATATTCAAATTCTCTTCGGATTTTTCTTTCGATTTTATTATTGCTTCCCCATGATTTTTGTTCTTCCAGTCGTCGCTCAACATCTTCATGTTCACGAACTCTTGTTGCTACGATTACTTCCTTGTTAAAAATCATTGATGATAACAAGCCATCACAAACGATTGCATTTAACTTTGCCATCATTTTAACGGCAAGCTCAACGTCTGCCGGATCGATCTTTCCAAATCTACGAGCAAATAGATTCATAGTTTTCGGTTCAACAACAATTCTATAAACCTTTTGAATGGTACTGTACGTTTGTTCTTTTCCAAACTCTTCTCTGAGCTTTGGATTTAGCTTTCGGTAAAAATCCCTCATCCGACCAGTTTGCCAAAGGTCACGCTCTGTCGCTGGAGTTCTGCCGTCAGATAATGTGTAATCTTTTAGCACTTCTGCCTTCAATCGCATGTAAATTAAATTCTGCTTGTCGGTTAGAGGAGTTATAACAGCACGGCCATCGACGTAATCAATGAACGCCCTCGTTTCCTCATAATCCAGTGCATCGTTTACCTTTAGACCATGCAAGGCACTGTCCAGCCATGTTTTTAATTTGACACTACCGACCATTTTTCGGAACGCCTCAGCAACAGCCTCGTTATCTTCTGTCTCAGCATTCCGTCCCCACCATCTATAATCACGGCTGACCATACCGCAGGTTTCCCAGATGTCCTTCTTCTCCCATAGAAGTTTAATACCATCACACGGCTGCGACTGACAAAGAGCATTGAAGTGGTAGACAAGCAATTTTTGAATGAGATCAATGAACTTTCTATTGCCACCTGCTGGCTTTGCTGGAAGTATCTCGTCATCTGGTCGTATACTTTTTATAATGATTTGCCGACCAGCCTTTTTTAGAACCACAAATCTGTCCAGTTCTTCTAAAAATGCAGGACGACTATCTCCTGTAATTGGTTTTCCATGACTGTCAAGTACGCCAAGATACCTTGCAAGTTCAGAAAAGTTTTTGAAAGTTTGACCATCTGACAACTTTACAAGCATATCTGGCGTTACATCGTATGTTTTTGCCATGCTGAAATACCTTCTAAAGTTTTTGAATATCAAATCGTATATATGTAATGTGTAATACCAGTTTTGATATTCAAAATTCATAATTTGTTAATATTTAGTTGTACATTAAATTCTGTAAGGTTCTAATAGGAAACAAATAAGCAGAAATGAAAGTACAACTACTCCTCTCACAAAATATCTTTTAATGGTTTACTCGACTTGAAGCTATGGCGCGTAAGCGACATAGCTTCAATTTGAGTAAACCTACGAGCGTCCGTAGACGCGAGATCCCTCTCTACGTCCTGTCCGGGAGGACTACTATAAATATCCATCGCAAACATCCTAACACCATCTCTTTTCCGTATCCTGTGTTGTATAGCTGTCTGCACTCATTATACCATGAGATTGCCAAAAGTTCAATAGCTACTTAACACAGGATGCGAAGATTCTTAAAGCCTATTATAATAAGGTGTGTTTCTGGGAGTATTGTTCTCTATGAAGGACATCCAGATATCCTGTGTGTTCAGTATAAGCTGCCAGAGACTACAATCATGCTCCTTGCAGGTCTTTAGAGTCCCTGAGAATGTTGCTCAGATGCCAGATCAGTCCATTTATGGCAATAGGGAGTACAGATAGGTACAAATAGGTACTTTATGCTCCGAAGAATGGTCATTTTCGGTACATTTTGGGGACACATCGGGAAAACCCGCATGAATCCTAGGTTTTTCAGACATTATTGGGTCAAAAAGGAACAAAATATGGGTAAAAAGGTACAAATAAAAAGAAAAACTAGCCAAAATATAACGCAAATACGTTAAATTCTAACTAGTTACCGAATGGTCTACCGATTGAAAAATAGCGATTTTAGGCCATTTTAGGGTATTTTGGATGGAAAAGTGAATGATTTCTGGGTATGTGTGGGAGATGGTATAGGGGTGTATTTTTGGATATTTTTGTCAGGGGAAAGTATACCGGGGTAGGTTTAGAATGTCAAGAAATTATTTATTGACAGATTAAAAGGGAGGGGAGTAGTGTTAGCTGCCAGTAGGAGAAGTATTGGTGGAATTATTGGGAATTGAAGATAAAATAATGTGTAAAATATTACGATAAATAGTTATTTCTTGAGGATGAATAAGAAAGATGTACTGGGGGCTTCGGCTTGCTGCCTGGAATGTCCCCAAAATGAAAAGTATGCCCCACGGCCTGAGTGCTGGAAATGCTCAAAAACCAGCACTCAAAAGGGCAAGGGCAAGACGGGTTTTGGCGTTGTCGGTGTATCTGATACAGGCCAAAACAAAAACTAAAAAGTTTTAACTATTTCAATTCAATCTTACACGTTACCGGGTGTTTCTTTTGTTCGCTAATTATTAACACGTTACCGGGTGTTTCATATCTTATATACTTTTTCATATACTTCTTATATACTTTTTGATATACTATCCATTTTCCCTTATAATGTAATTATATTATATTTTATTCCTATAATCAGCCGGCGGAAACACGCAAAAACACAACATATATAATTTTTAAGCAGTCTATAGCACTATAACCACAATATATAGTATTGTAACAACAATAGTCCATGCTATGCAACAATGTTACTACTATACAATATGGGGATACCATGGTATTATACTTACAAGCAAAGCCCGCATAGCTTGTGGACTTGCTACGGCGCAAAGTTTCGCCCGCAAAGTGAAACGACGCGCAAACTGTTCTTTGAAAACTGAATACGTTTCAAGCGGTATTTTCAACAAACATTCAACCCGCCGCAAAGCGGGCGTAAAAGAATAGGAAAAAATACCATGATGAATATTTTTGATATTATCGCTAATAACTATTACAAGTTTGATACCATGTTGACGGCTAACGGCCAAAGTCAGCCCATTATTACCGTAAAGCACGACGACGGAAAAACGTCTGTTTACAACGTCGCCCGCGCTGTTACGAAAAAACAGGCGACGGCTTGCAAGCTGGAAAATATTTTTGACTTGTATCTAACAGATATTGATAGTTTGGCGGGCGCGGTTTGGGCCGCATATAGCGAAACTTTTTCCGTTGGTATCCGTTACTTTAACGGAAATACAGACGTTAATGCAACCGCCGCCGCGCTTTCGTCCGATACTATCACGGCTATTTTGTACGCCGTTAAAGCTGTTTTAATTTCCGTTGGTTTGGACAAAAAGGAACGTCTTTCTTTTATGTTCAATACTAACGCGCCAAAAGAACAGCGCCCCGACGACGCACACGCCGCTGCTATTCTGTTCATTGCTTTTTTTGCCGTGTTTTGTTGGTATCCGTTCCGACGGGCGCGGGCGTAAAGTTATTGCGCCGCTTGTTTCCACAAGCGACAAAGCAAAGCACATTGTAGCCGCTAACGTGCGCGGCGTGTTTGAGGATACACTTTGTAAGTTAATTGACGGCGCACACGTTAGTGCAACGATTGACGAAAGTATTGAACAGCAAAAGAAAGACAAAGCCCGCCGCGCTGAAATTTCTAACGCAAAGAAAGAAACAGCCGCAAAACAAGCTTTGTTAGCTGAAAAGAAAGCAAGCGACGACGCAAAGAAAATTGCTAACGCCGTTAAAGAGTCCGCCGCAAAGAAAGCGGCAAAGCCCGCAAAGAAAACCGCATGAAAACAAATAAAAACCGCTTGAACGTATTTAGTTAAAACAATTTCATAAACTAGCAACCGCCCGACGTGAATAAAAAAACGTCGGGCGGCTTTGTTATGCTTTGAATTTTGGCGCGTGTTTGTCCGACGTTCAAAGCATAACAAAGCCGTTTTCTAAATTGCCGTTCTTTTGTGTAGCCCACAAAAAGAACAGAACAGGCAAGAAAGAAAAGCGGTTGTATTATTTACCGCCCGCAAAGCGGCAAACAATACAAATTGTTCTTTGAAAACTAAATATTTCAGCCGTCAATAAACGGTTATAAATATCATTACATAAGAAAGCCCGCTCAAAGTGTTTCTTGTAAGAGAAACAAAGCGTAATGTAATAGGCTTATTAAAGTGCGCCTTATGGCAGAACTTTCCAAAGGTTGCACAAAAAGCACGGCAGAGCTGCGCTGTTCTAAAAAGAATGGCAACAAACAGTAAAGCCTTGCCAAAAGCTACAAAGCAAAATGCAAGAGGACAAAAAGGCAGAACACGAAAGATTGTATTCTTTTCACGCAATAATTGCGTCCTGAAATGGTTGCATTTGTTGTCTGATTTTGGCAGAGTAGTTTTGTAGCTTTAAGGAATGCTTTACAAAAAAAGGAGATGATCTAAATGAATGGTTATCGTGAACCAACGGGAGAAGTGTACCAAAACACAAGTCAAAACAGTTTTACATGGTATCACAAAGAAGTGAAACCATATCAGATTTTTGGCAGATGTGATGGAATTCCTTTCATTGCAAGCCCGTACATTGCGCCAAAAACTGGATTTGTTCCAATGTTTGTACGAAATTCAGAAAAGAAATGGATGTTTGAGCATCCTAGAAAATTTGTCAATTTGATTTGTAACGCATTTCGTTCAAAACAAATTACACTATACAACTGGACGAAAACTGTAAATGCAAGAGCAGTAGCGTATTTAGAAGCAGAGCAAAAACGCACGAAAGCAGAAGAAAAGAAGGTTATACGCCAGAGTGCGGAAAATCGTGATACAGCTGTGCATAAGCCAGCGAAACACACTAAGGCGTTTCGCGGTAAAGATCCTACTGTATCATACGAATACGTTGATGTTTCACGAAAACATTATGGTACGGAAATTGATTTTGGTGGATACTTTAAGCCTATGAATGCAATGACAGCTTCTTATATGGATGGTGTTCATTGATGCTTTTCATAGCAGACGATTTCACCATGAACAATACGTTTTAAGAGTTGGGAAGCGTTATTACAATGTAAGGAAGGAAGAATTTCTTCTTCTAGCTCTTCTCCTTCTGCTGGCGTCAGAATGACACTTTTACGCCACTTGTAAGATTCTGTGCTTCCTTTTTTCTTAATAGCAGAAATAAGTTCTTCTTTTGTCATGTCATCGTAATTGACTTTTGGCATTCTTCAAACCTCACTTTCACTAACTATTTTAGCAGAGACGCGATGTAAAAGCAAGAAAAGAGGTGTTTATCTTTGAAAGACAAAAATGAATCATACAAATAGCGCAAATCTTGTGTTCTTACCCCAGCAGAGGGTGAAAAATTAGAGTCGGAAGTGCTTCCGTCTGTACATTGTGACAATGTTTCGCAATTACTAAAAAAAATCATTCGCAAAGAGTTGATTGTGAATGAGAATGTATATTTTTCAAGATGAGTGTATAAAAATGCAAAATGAAAAGGAGAACACAATGGAATACGCAATTTTTATCGCTTGTGAAGATGATAAAAACCCCAATTTTGGTGGCCGTTACGTCCTCTACACGGAAGAGGAAGTGAATACCCTGGGTGGTCTGGACGCTATTCTTGCCAAATTGAAGGCAGAAGGCGAGATTATCACCGGTATTCAGACTGGTGAACAGTAAAAACAACACAATAAAAGAGGAGATTTATTATGGCAATTTTGGCTATTGAATCAGCTCTTGATGTTGCCATAACATTTGGTGATACAGAGCTTGTGAAAATCTATCAGGAAGCCCTGGCAGACGCTGGTGTTGATTATGTCAGTACGGCGAAAAGCTGGATGGAATAAGAAAGGAAGATTGAAATGAAAAGTCTCTTGATGCTCTTTGGCTATTCGGCTTATCAGGCCGGACGTATTGCGCCCATAATGTGGGTTTTCGTTATTGGTACTGTCGCTGTGGGTGTGGCAGAATGGAAGGGATGGTTGAACTGATGAAACTCGATCCTGTCTACCCCGATATTGTTAATCGCTTTCAGTATGTGAAAAAGACTAACGCAGACGCTTGGCAGAAATATGTTAAGAGTGTCATTGCAGAGCATAAGTACAATGACTTGTTAACCCGGATTGCGTGGGATTTGCTCAGGTATGTGTACACTTCTGGTACGATTTGTGAGTGGTACGATAAGTACAACGTACATGATTCGCATATCACAACAGCAGTCAAGAAGGCTTATGTTGAAGTCTTTGGAATGCCGTCAGAATAAAAGATATGTTTTAAGGAGGGCTTGTTATGACTGCAAAAGAGTATTGTAAGAACCATCCTGTAACCGCTTATGATAGTTGTTACGGCAGATGTGGTGGATTCCAGATTTATGGTGATATCGAATACGGCATTAACGATTACCTTTATGGTATGTCTGGTGTGCTGTGTGATAATGAAAAATATCATAGCTACCACCATCTGAAGATCACTTACGAACCGTCTGGCAGAGCATATGTCAAGTGTTTCGGCAAGCGAATTTATCTTGATGAGTGCTTGAGAGTGTAAAGGAGAAACAACAATGAAAAAAGGTCAATGGTTCATGAACGATGAAACCGGTGTTATCACCAACATTCATCGGGAAGCTGTCGAATGGTTTCGGCAGGGTGCGAATGTTTCTATCTGGATCAACGGTGTTTTTGTGTGCCGTTGGGGTCACTGATAAGAAAAGGAGAATAAAAAATGCGTGCTACTGTTGAAGTGTATGAGAACAATGCAGGCGGTATCTGTGTTGCAGTCTTTGGTCAGAATGGTTTGACGAATCTGTTTGTCGTTACTCCTGATGGTAATGAAACAAGAATGACGAGGGCATTCTATCAGGAAGCATTATACGGGTTCCCTGGCGATGATGAATACAATGCAGAAGATTTTTCTGGTTTGTCCATGGATGATGCTTATGCAGACATCTGCAATAACAACCTGATTGCAGAGTTTTATGATAATCGTGTTGTAAACCTGTATCCGGCAGACATGGGTATTGCCGGAATGGAGCTATTTGGTATGGCTTGACCGTATATTCACAAAATTGTCATGAATAAGAAACGTATCAACGCGCTAAAATGCGACGTTAATAAAATCTACATTTTAGTGCTTGACAAGATTATCAGTATCCTGTATTATGTAGCTAAGAAAGGCAGTCCGTTAGAGGACTTTTATTTTTACCGTTAAGCTATATAACACAGGATACTCTAGAAAAGGAGATTTAACTATGGCTATGTATAAAACTAAGAAAGACGCAGCTTACGCATGGGTTCAGGAGTTCAATGCGATTCCTCAGAGCGTTATTGAAAAGCTGAATAAAGTAGACATCGAAGAAAACGGCGAAGGTGTTGTTGAAGTCACACCGCCGACTGTGGGCGACCGTGTTTCGCTGTGGGACAGTGATTACAGAGGAGAAGGTGAAATCGTTGGTATTGAATGGCATGAAGATGATGAACCGGAATACGTCATTGTCCCTGATATGGATACCAACACGAAGATTTATCTTCACGAAAACTGCTTTGATGTAATTCGTGACGACTTTCTTCCGATGTGGGGAACGATGTGGCAGTTTAATGACCCGTGTGATACATGGCGTATTGAGGAGACTCAGTGGCGTCAAAAGATGGCTGATTGTGGATTCCGAATCTATACGCAAGAAGATTACGGTTATATCTTTGGCATTGATGGGGCTGGCTACGATTTTTATTCTGATCACTGGATCCCTCTTTATGAGAAGTGGGGTCTGCATTGGGATGATGAGACTGTAAAGGAGATGGAAGAAAATGCGTAAAACATTACTTGAACGGCTTTTGGATGCTGGGTATCCGAAAGCAGAAATTCATCACTGGTAAAGTGATTTATATGTTTTTGTTACGCCGTTGACCACAAAAATTATTTCAGAATGGTGCGACGAAAACGGATACACGATGAATTTACACTGTACAAGGTTTGTTGACCAAATTACAGGAAACATGATGTATGACTGTGCTTTTCAATATTATGAGGGAAAAAGAAAATGACTGATACTCAAGAAAAGATTTGGGACGTTCTCTGTGAAATGTCTGGTGAAGATGTCGCAAGAGTATTTACTAACTATTATGGTAATCAGCTTTTGAGCGACGACTTCCATAAATTCCTTGTTGACGAGGGATATATGGCTTCTGAAGAAGGGTGGGTTGGATGATGATTATTGATTCTATTCTTGACCGTAAAGACGGCAGACACTACAGCGCACATGATTTCTATATTGAAGTCAGAAAGTATGAGTGTCTGGGCGTAGGCACTCACGGTGAAGATATTTCAATTGCTATGGATTACGGTGATAACAAGGATGTGCAGCGTGTCTTGTGTCAGTACATCCAGCGCAATGAATACCCGGCAGACATTGAGGACTACATAAGAAGTCAGATCTGGGTAGTGTGAGCAGCAGATGCTAGGTGATTAGCGGTACTAGGGCAGACATAACCGCTACCAGAATGCGAAAGCATAAAAATATTAAAAGGAGCGATTGATATGGAAACAATGTACGACCGCATCAAGCGAATGGATAAGCATGAGCTTGCTGAGTTTATCTATGTTGTTTATCAAGTTGGTGTTAAAGATGGTGAACAGAATCTTTGTGATTCTCCTATGGGATTTTTTGGTTGCTGTTACTTCCTTAATGATAACGTAAAAGTATGGATGCCGAATGATAAGCCTAAAGATCTTTGTGATGCTTGGAATATCTAAATATTAAAAGGAGTGTTTGTTTATGAAAAGATTGGATATAACTGTGAACTGTATGGCGGTTTACAATAGCTTTATTGATGTCCCCGATAATATGGATATTGATGAAGCTATTAAATATGCAAAAGAACATCTTTCCGATGTTCCTATTCCTGAAGGTCTTGAATGGGTTCCTGATAGTGACGTGTTAGATGAAGAGAACTGTGAGTTTGAAGATATGGATTAACTAAAATCATGCTTTTATCGGAGGTTTGTTTATGACTGTTTCTGAGTTTGTTAAGAAGTTGAAAGAGTTTGGCTATGACGAAAATACCGAATTGGTTTTTGGAATGTATACCAATACTGAATTCGGAGACTGGAAAGAACTTCAGGTCAGGGGAGTATCAAAAGGTGTGTGTTTTTCTGACAAAGAAGCATATCCTGATGAGCCTTTGATTTGCGTAACGATGGAGCAGGAGTGATGAAAAAATGAAGAAAAAGATACCGGTTATTTTCAGAAAGATAGACGGATACATTGATGGGTTTCTTCCTACACTTCCGCATTCGTATGGCAGGATCGAAAGCTATTGTCGGAATGAAGGACATAATGAAGCGGATTACTTTTATGCAATCAAAGGTAGGCTTGCTACTGAAGATGAATACAGTTCTCTTTTGAAAGAGTTGCGTTCTATCTATGATGACGATGAAAATGAATTGGTTGTCCGCAAAAAGATTGCAACGTATTGGACGGCAGAAAGTAAATGAGGTGACGATATGAACACTATGTACGTTATTGCCGTGAAGCATTTATTCGACTACAAAGGAAACACTCTTAATCGTTGGGAGTATGTTCAATTTGGTGAATGTGGGTACACATTTTTTACTAAATCCGTTGATGGTGCGCAGCACTTTTATTCTATTGATAAGGCTCAAAAATGGTTTGATGAAATCGGTCACGGACTTATCTTTTACGGAAATTGTGAAGGTCAGTATGATTTGAAGTCTCTTTGTATTAAGAGCGTTGTTTTCCGAGACCCTATTGTAAATTTTGTAAAAGATTTGGATTATAAGAAGTGAGGTGAGAAAATTATGATTCGGATCGAACTTGAAAGTGAATATGGTTATTTCAAAGCAAACAATCTTTTAGAACCTGAGATTCTGAAGTTTTATGATACAGATGGTGAATACATCGAATCAATTTATGTTGAAGAACTCTTTAACAAAGACTGGAGTTATCTTGTCTTTGCATTAAAAGATAGTTCATCAGGTTTTGTTGCAAGATGTTTAAGAAAAATCCTTGAGGAAGATGGTGTTGAGCTTAACCATGAAATTTGCGATGCAAACTTTGAAGAACTTTATGAGGAATACGGTAGAGAATTTGTAAATCGAATTGGAACTTGTGCATTAGTTATTAGATGTTGAGGTGAGAAATATGTATTGCTTGGTTGCTTGCAACAAGGACGACGACGATTTTCGAAATCTTTTCTGGACTTCAAAATTTGAAGAGTGCGTTGAAATTGGATTGTCTCTTGTTCCTTGTCTCAGAAGAGACATTCTCAAAGATGAAAATGGCGAACCTTATGATTGGCTTGAAATTTTGGAGGATGACGAACTCAGAGTTGGAGTTATTTCAAAGGATGGAATTGTTGAAAACCTTATGTGAGACTAACTATTAAAAGTCAAGCCCCAAATTGAGGGAATTGAGGATTGGAAGGCGAGGCAAAGACGGCGTAGCAAAGCAGAGCGTCAAGCGGCGCTCAAGGTTGGGTGGAGAGGAAAAAATTAGGCTGCCGTTTGGTAAGCCTGTCCGGATTTCTGTAAGGAGTAGATGACCCTCACGAGCTTCTTAGCTGCATGAGAGATGGCGACGTTGTAGTGTTTGCCCTCGGCGCGCTTCTTGGCAAGGTAGGCGGCGAAGGTCGAGTCCCAATGGCAGACATATTTCGTTGCGTTGAAGATAGCGTAACGAAGGTAGCGGGATCCGCGTTTCTCCATATGGGAGTAAGACCCGGCAAGAGACAGCTTTCCGGATTCATATGTAGATGGATACAGGCCGGCATAGGCAAGGATCTTATCCGGCGAATCGAAGTTGGTGAAGTCGCCGACCTCGGCCAAGATCATCGCTCCCATGCGAAGACCCATGCCAGGGATGGTGGTAATAGGTGACTGGATGGAGTTCATGATCTCCTCAATGGAATCCTCCACCTCGGCAATCTCCTTGTCCAGTTCCCGGATGAGCTGGATGGTATGACGAAGCTCCAGCGACTTGGCAGGCATCCTGGAACCAATGGAACGCCTGGCAGCCTCGCGGATTTCCACGGCTTTCTCCCTGTCATAGCGTCCTTTGGAAGCGTCATTCAGTAAAGTTTTGAGATGGGTTAGGTGCGTGTCGGCAATCTGCTGAGCGCCGGGAAACTCGCTGAGGAGCGCGTAGACAGACGCCATATGAAGCGTGGGGACAATCGTTTCCAGCTCAGGGAACAGGATGTTCACCAGACGGGAAACGGACTGTTTGAGCTTTGCTCTCTGCCGAACCTTGTCGAAGCGGTATCTTGTGAGTGACTTTAGCTCCTCGTTGTGGTATGCTGTGTCTGTGTAGGACTTGAGGTCCACATCAGACATGAGCATAGCTGCAATCGTCCGCGCATCAATGCGATCGGTCTTGGTCTTTCGGAGGCTGAGGCTTTTCCGGTATAGATTGGTGTGCAGAGGGTTAATGACGTAGGTTGCCAGGCCACAGTCAAGAAGAAACCCGAGGATGTTGTAGCTGTAATGTCCAGTGGCCTCAAGCCCTACTTTTATTTTGTCAGCAGGGAAAGCGCAGGACCGGATACGCTGTAGCAGGGTCTCGAAGCCGTCTCGGTTGTTCGGGATTGTGAATACGTCCGCCAGCACCTCGCCTTCCGAGCTGAGGATAAAGCAATCGTGCTTGTCTTTCGCAACATCGATTCCAACGCAAATCATAATGATACCTCCAAAAGATGATTTATGATGCTGCATCCACAGTACACCTTGCCTTGTAACCTCGTTCCAAATAAACCGTCTGGCGGTATCTAACTGATTAACAAATCTGCAAAGGGCTGTGGTCGGAGCCTCACAAGAACCGTCTATGCGGTAGGTGATAAAACCAATCCACAGCATCCCTTGCATTGTAGCATACCCCTGGAGAGGGGAATAGAAATACTACTCTTTTATAATACGAGGTGAGAATATGAAAGTTGTTGATTTTATTAAGAAACTGAACCAGCTCGGCTACGACGAGAACACGGAGTTGGTTTTTGGTGTCTATGATAATACGGAGTTTCGTGATTGGCACGAATTGGGGAATCCTGTTTGTTACCGTGGTCTAGATATTATTGATAACAGTGGGCCGAAAGATGTCATCGCTGTCGATATGGATATGTAATAAAACAGATATTTTACAATGATTGAGGAGGCTTTAAAATGACCTTTGAACAGTACAAGAAGAATCGTCCATTCTTTTCTGATCCGTACTATGTGAATATTGTAGAAAGAGTAGAAGAACAGTTCTTCTCTATTCCGGCAGAAAAAATTCACGATACAGAAAACGAACTTCCTCATAAACTTAATTTTGGAACTCTCGGTGAATCAAAATATCTTTCTGTTCCTTGTATTGTATTTATGAGTGATGGCACAGAGTATGGAACGTATGTTGATATCGCTGGTTATTATTGTTATCAAGATAATCAGTGGTATTTTGATCGCATTGATGTTAGTAGAACGCTGTCTCTGCATGAAGTGTATAGAAGAAAACCGACAGTTTTGAAGTGGGTTCCGTTGAAGATTGTCTGTGACGAAGACGAAAGAGATGATAGATGTTTTCAATACAATGGAGAACATTATAAAATCATATAAACAAAAGGAGCTAGTACAATATGACTGAGAAAGATAAACGGATTCTAAAATACGCAATTGATAATCTTGTTCTTAGAGAAATCGAATTATGCAAAGGAAGTTGTAAAAGCAACCCTGAAAACAAAGCAAACCGTGAACGAGATCGTGAGTTGATTATTTATGGTATTCACAGCGTTTTATATGAGGTTGAGCGTCTTGAAGAACAAGAGAGAGAGATGCTGGAGAAAGTCAAACATGAAGTGGTTCAGTTTTGATTGAGGTGATAAAAATGGACGAAAGCAAAGTTGTGAAGCAGATTGCCGAATGGATGGTCAAAGAAGGTACAAAAAATACTACAGAAGGCAATTGGATTTTTCATATTGACGAAATCACAAAAGAATTTAACGTAAGCAAAATGTTTGTTGCGGCCTATTGTGGAGAGATTTTTGATTCACTTTATGAACACGAATCGGTTGCTGACGTGGAATGTACTCTACAAGAAGGCTCTGATTTTTATGTGAAAACTTTTGACGTTGATTTTTATACAAAATTTTGTCCCAATGTAGAGGATAAAGATTGGAGTGAGATTGTATGACAAACATTGAAAAGAACATTGTTCTCGCAGCTCTTTCTTCTTATCGGCGTAAGCTTATGGATCAGAGTGTTTCATTCCTTAGAGCTGGCAATCATGAGGATGCAAAGCAGTCAACGATGGAAGCGGCCAACGTGAATGCGCTGGTGATTAAGTTTACAAGAAAAAAGGAGTTTGCAATATGAGAAACCTGTCTAAGCAGAACCGTAAGAAAATTTATGACCTTATCAAACGTGATTGCACATTTGTTGGCTCATATGATTTGGAACATTCTGAAGAAACTGTTTTGACCTATCTTCCGAAGCCTGGCACACAGATTTATATAGATGTTGAGGAAGTTCGTGTCGTAAAGAATCGTAAGACCGGAAACTGGGTCGAATCCGTTGTTGACATTCGGTGGAAACACGGTATGACCTTGGTAGAAGCCGAAATGATCGAACGAAAATATCAGTGCAAATCTAATAAGTAAGGAGTTTGCGATATGAATAACGAAAATAAGATTATTGTGACTAGCTGGAATGGGAAGTCTTGGGAGATGACACCTGAACAGATTGAAGCAGCTTACCGTTATAAAGAGCGTCAGTATCGTATTGATGACGCTCTTTATCAGCTCGAACTTAATGCAGACTGGATTGAAGAAGAATATGGCTATTCATACAATGAAATTATCGATTTTTCGGAAGAGTTAGCTGAACGATTTCAGGATTATTTCGATTGCAATGAATCAGAAAATGACGCATGGATTGACCGTATCACAGAAATGTTTGACAGACTTGGAAGAAAGGAGAGCAACAATGACTGATCCTTGCCGCTACTGTGCGGCACCGGAGCGTTATCCCGGCTGTCATGACCATTGTGAAAAGCTAAAAGCCCATCGTGAAAGTGACGAGTATAAGAAGCTGTGCAAATATAAAGAAAAGTATTTTAGAAACAATATGCCGAAAAATACGGTAGCAATCTATTATGATATGCGTCGTAAGAAGCATAAAGGTTTACATATGATGGGCTATAAAGGAATGGGTGTTTAATATGAAAATTAAGATTTCTTATTCTTGGGGAGAGGAAGAGGCAATCGTTTCAATCCCTGAAAAGAAGGATCCGTGGGAATATATGAAAGAATTAGCTGTAAACGAAGCAGAAGCTGCTTATCTCGATAACGAAGAATATGGTCCAATTGGACTGGAATTTCGTGGTACTGAAATTATTCTTACATACAACAGAAGCTATATGACAAACGGAATCGACCAGTGTTATTACGATTTGATTAAGGAGACTGAATAAAATGTGGGATTTAATTGAAGATAGATACTCTGAAGAATATAAAATCGGAAGAGCAAAATTCAAGAACAAACAAACAGGTCATTACCTTACAATCATGTATGTAGTGTTTGATTTTTGTGTTTCTTTTTATTATCCAGAGTATTCTTTCTCTATCACTTTTGCTACCGCAAGAGATAAAGAAGAAATGAAAGAAATTATTATTTTAAGACGTTCTAAAACTTTTGAGGACTAACTATGTGGGATTTAATGGGTAACAATTATTCAGAAGTGTACGGTATTGGATATGCTTTACTGAATGGAATTTCAGCTGGGTTTTATGTAAGTGTCATGTACAAGAACCTTGGAAATGAAATTTACTTCTATTATCTTGATGATGCTCCTTACGGAGAACTCGATGATAATACCAAAAATAAAATTGAGGATATTATTTATGATGACCTTAGCAAGCGTCATATTTTTGGGGAGGACTGATTATGTGGGTTTTAATTGCAAACGAATATGCAGAAGATCACAAATTTGGCTGTGCAGAGTTTAGATATAAAGAAGATGATGGAAACTCGTATGGATATTCGGTTATGTATCTTGTTATGGACTACTGCATTATGATTTATAAGCCGTATGAAATTGACGAAGATCATATGGATGAAATTCGAGACCTTCTTTTTGAAGATTTGAATAAGAATTACGGAGTTTAAATTATGTGGGATTTAATTGAAAACAATTACCATAAAGAAGATGGTACTGGCCACGCTTTGATGTTCAACACGAATGATAAATACTATTTCGATGTTATGTATGTGTGTAAGCGGTTGTACAATTCAATTCGTGTTTTTTATCATCTTAACGTTTCAGAAAATGAAAAAGAGGATATCGAGGAAGTGCTCGTGAAAGAACTAAGAAAAACTGGAGTTTTAAGGAGTGATGATTATGTGGGATCTGAGGGAAGTTCACGCTTGTTTTGATGGTGATGGCTGGGTTTGGAATGAATCTTTCCATCACAAGAATGTGTTCGTAGGAGAGAATGAATATCCGAAAGAAATCTTTTGGCAGGAATGTCAGATGTTCTTCCTTCAGGATTATTTGAGAAAGTGTGAGATTGTAGATGACGGCGATATTCTGGAACTTCAGCTGAAAAATTCCGGTGAACCAGTTCTCGCTATGATTATGGAAGAATAAAGGAGAATGAGTTATGTTGCTTTTCAGTTGTGTTTTGGGCGACTGCGTAGTAATTGTTAAGGATGATAATGGCAACAATAGAGTTATTTTTGGCAGCGCCGATTCAATGCTTTATGACTGGTGGCATGAATGCAATTATGTGGCAAGTAATGATTCTTTAATTATTTATGCAGCTTGTTTTGGAGTGGAAGTGAAATGCAAAACATTCGGAGAGTATATGGAAATGATTGATAAGATTACATTCGGAGAGTATATGGAAATGATTGATAAGATTGCCGGAAGCTGTGATGGAATGGAAAGAGGAGAATGAATTATGACTCGGTTTTATCTTAATGCAGGTGCTCTTGGCCGTTGGATGCACCAGAATAAAGCACAATACACTGGTGCTTATGTTGAGGGTGTTCTAATTGATAGTTTTGTCGTTGAAACAAAGCGTGGAGTCGCAGCTATCTATGAACACTGCCTGAATGAGTGGACAAGCAACTATTATGTTGAGTTTACCGATTATAAGAATGGTTTTAAGAATGGCGAGGTCGATAAGATTTGGTCTGATTGGTACACATTTGAAGAAAAGGCAAGCGCATAAGAGGTGAATGAATATGAATTTACTTACATTTCTTTCTTTGGTCACTGATGGCACAAGCGTAGCTCTTTGGGATGACTACAAGGAGCAAAAAATCAAAGATTATTGTAAACGTGACCAGATTTCAATTTCAGAAGCCAGTCGGTACGAAGTGTCGTTCTTTACGGCAGATTGCGAAGGTATGATTACAATTTTTGTGCATTAAAAGGATTGATAAAAGGGAGATTTTAAATATGGAAGAGGCAATGGAATATATTGAAGATAAATTTACATTAAGTAGTGGACTTTGTAGTCATATCATATCAGATATTTTATGTTTTTTGAAAAAATCTTCTGGTTCTCGAATGGATAAAATCACTCTCCTTAATAATTTACTTAATTCACTTGGTCTTACGATAGAAGAAGAGAAACAGATTATTGATTGGCTCTTATAATGTAAGGAGATTTTAGATATGGAAAACTTATATTGCTACGATAATGAAATCATAAAATGGACTTACGGCGATAACCTATATTGCTTACATATTCAGCACGACGACGTTGCAGACAATAACCCTCGTTGGTGGGATGACCATGATTCCGTGATGGCTTGTTTCCATTCTCGTTATCGTCTTGGTGATAAGATTGATGCGAGTACGGCAGAAGAGTTTTGGAACAATCTGGTTTATAAGTATTGTTCTGATGAAGAAATTCTGGATGCACTTTTTAATATGAAGCTGGAAGATACTTGTGTCGTTGTTGATGAAAATTATAGCGATGAAAAACGATATACCATCTGCGGGATTGGAACTCTTTTTGGTGAAAAGGTTTCTGAAGACCCGATGTATGTGGGATTGAAATATAACGAAATCATTACATACGTTACTGATGAGTTTTCTATTCGTGATTGTCAGATTCTTCTTGATAAGTATATTGTATGGCTTCCTCTTTGGCTTCATGACCATTCTGGCTTGTCTATGGATTGCGATACCCGGTTTAGAGGTTCATGGGATGATAGTAATATTGGTTGGATTGTGACAGCTGTTACGGATGGTTCGGATGATACCAAAAATGAAGCAGAACGAATTATGCGTAATGAGGTGAAGGAATACAGTGACTATCTTTCTGGTGAGAACTATGGCTATACGCTTTATCGAGAAGAACACGGAGAATGGAAGGAGATTGACAGAGCATTTGGATTTATCGGTTCTGACGTGTTTGAAAACGGTATCACGTACAGCGCAGGCTGTGGTCTTGAAAAGGCATTGAGGGAAGATCGATGCCGTATTGGTGATGTAGAGAAGGTCGTTACTGTTACTTATAATTTTGATAAATGTTGAATTTTAGGAGGAAAATAAAGATGGATGACAACATGACGGCACGTGAGATTGCAGAAGATTTTATTTCTAAGATGAATCCATGTAGATGGAATGGACGTGGATACAAACCGGATACATTTAATGATAAATATCAGATTAAATATCATGTAGATGGTCACCCTGAAATTGATGTGGATGTTTATTATGAATATGATGCTGGCGATAATAGCTGGTGGCATTTTTGTGATGCACGTGATAATGCTTCTGGCGATAAAATTCTTGGTGTATGTAATCCTAGTGTTTGGTCTATTGATGCAATTGAAGAATCTGTTAAATATTTATTTAACAAAATGAATATTGAAATTAAATAAAATCGAGGTTTTAAAAATGTGGACTTTTACTAGGTTTTATCTTCGGGAAAGTTGTGTTTTGCTTGTTGAGGAGGACGGAGAAAAGAGTGCAATCACAACAAGTGCATATGACTTAATAAGAATGTACAATAACGGCGAGAGTGAATGCCCTAGCGATAATGCAAAGGTTATTTATTGCTCGATTTTTAATGTAAAAATGAAATGTAAAACGTTCAAAGAACTTATGGATATGCTTGAGAAAATTGTAGCTGATTGTTGTTGAGGTTTTAGATATAAAAAATAAAGCAGTGGTTGTTATTTATGACGATACGATGTGTAATGGTCCTTGCCGTGTAAAGCACAAAACAATGGAAGATGCGGTAGAGTCTGTTAATAATGATTTTGAAAGTCTGATGAAAGAGCTGCGAGATGAAGGCTATGAGCCTGAATGGATTCGTGACGGCCATCATATGCTTGAGGTTTATGTTCCGAATACGTCTATTAACGCATGGTGGGATTTTGAGTAAGGAGAATTAAAAACGGATACTAACGAAATCAAAATGTTTGAGCAGAAGATGATTGACAGTGCATTTATTGACGCTGTTGATTATGATCCGAAAGTGGCCGCACGAGCTGTGGGAGCACGTAAGATGAAAATGAAGGGCGTGTGCTCCTTTAACGAATACATTATCTATTTGCAGACAATTACTGGTAATGCGAAATTGTTCTGGAAGTATCAGTTTTGAGGTGAAAATATGGTTCTAAAACTTGAATTTACTGATGGTCATAAACCTTGGATATCATTTCCAATGAATAGAGAAGAGGCTTTAAACCTGTGGAATAAGCTGAGTAAGATGCCAACGGTACGACCTGAATTCCGGTTTGGCAAATTGAAGTGTCGCTGTGATTGTCTTGGGAACTGGTATGTTGCTCAGTGGTTCGATGGAATGCACAAGAGTAGGACGTTTAGATACCTTGCTAATGCTTTGAAATACATGGAAAAAGAAATGGCTTGAGGTGATAGTATGATTTATAGTAGTGCTGATTTTCAATGTCCAGACACGGGTGTTCCTGTTGTGTTTATTTATAATGAGGATACTTATTTAATCACAGCAGAAATTTGTACATTTTTGTATTCACTTGATCAAAATGAAAATCCTTTTTTCGATGAGTGTATAACGAAGGAAACTCAAAAATGGTGTAGTAAAATTCATATTTATGCGGACAATTTGGACGAAGCGAATGATATTGCCGAAAAATATGATTGTTGGTTTTAATTCAATAAAACAGTTCTTCTAAGGAGATAGTAATATGAATGAAAAGAGATTTGAAATTGACACGCCCATCGGAAAACTGGTTGCTGAAGCTGGTGGAGATTATAAGGATTATCCAGGAATTTATATTTATCTTCAGAGAGAAGATGGCGTTCAAATTGATTTATCTTGTACGGAAATTGATAAAGAAACTGGCGAAGGCAGGGTCTTTATCTGGGAAAATACGTCTACGGATGAATACACTAGGATGATGCGCTGGACTAAAGAACAACTTATGATTAAAGAGTGAGCGGAGGGAGTAAAACAAAATGACTACTAACAATTCTATGACTGTAATAACCTCTAAGCCATTCGGCGCACTGAATGTGGACGTGTACCAGAATGATAAACACCAGTATTATATGACCCGTGAACAGATTGGGCGAGCACTGGAATGTAAAGAACCTCGGAAGTACATTGCGAAGATTCATGAGCGTAATGCAGACCGTCTTGACCCGTTGAGCTCGGTCGTCAATTTGACGACTGAGGTCGGAAATTATACGCAAGAACGTCAAACATATATGTACAGTTTGCGTGGTGTTATGGAAATCTGTCGTTTGTCTCGTCAGCCGAAGGCGGATGCGTTTATGGATTTCTGCTGGGACATTATGGAATCTCTGATGCGTGGCGATTCCGTTCTGGCTACTCCTCAGATGGATGCTGCACTGAGTAAGGAGTTCATTGATGTAAGACTTCACGCTCTGTTTGATAGCATGAAGAACCTTCAGAGTGAACTTGATTCCACTCGCAAGGAGCTCGGTGACCAGATTGAGGAAGCTCGTGCTACTAGCAACGAAGCACTGAATATAATCAGCAGCGTGTCTCAGTGTGTCCATCAGATTAAGGATAAGCAGATGGATAATTCGATTCGTGCTAAGAGCTATACTCCTCGCAATGTGTTTCAGGATGAAATGAGTGACTGGCGTAAAGATTTGTATAGCAAGATTGGTGTGATTGCAAATACCAAAGGCTATACGAATAAGGAAACGCTTCACAAGATATATGAATATCTGAATCGTAATTATGGTTTCGTTTTGGAAGACGCTCGTGCGAAGTATGTTAAAAGAACGAATCGTAGTGGGAAAATCTCTACGATTGATATTATCGAAGAGGACTCCACTTGGAAATCCGTTATGGGTGCTGTTGTCGCAGATATGTACGCGGCATCTATTGAACGTCTGCATCAGAATCAGAATGAACTTCGTCTGACTCCAAAGGCTGTCGAAGCTGTTTCTGAAGTAAACGTGAGCGATGGTCCTATTGTTGACGCAGTAGTCAAAGAAGTTGTAGAAGATAAGCCTAAGAAACAGAGTGAGACGGCGAAGATTCTTTTTCCAATCATGATGCCTCTGGCGGAAAAACTTGGTGACAAGCCACAATATAAGCACACTTATACCCTAATCTATGAGTGTATTGGTTATAAGAAAATGAATAATTTGTTTATTGCTTACGAGAAGGCTCATGGTAAAGCACCAAGTCCGAAAACAAAGGTGTTTATCGAAAACGAAAAGAATCTCGCACTGTTTAAAAAGGCTGTAAAGCAGCTGATGAAAGAACGGGAGAACAAGTAAATGTACGTAATATCGAACGGTCATAATTATATTATGAAACGGAAAGGGGGTCGGATTTGTGCCACCTGTGATATTAACCTAGCATTACAGTTTGAATCTAAGGGTCTGGCGATTTGTGAAATCAACAAGCTTCCCGCCGGGTATAAGAATGGACACTATGTACCGAAATCAATGGATGAAATCGAAGCTGCAAATAAGAGTCCGAATATAACAAATCAGGTTGCAAAGCCGAATACATACGCATTTCATATGAAAGATTCTGAATGGCTGATAGAGTTGAAGAAAAATCTTGAGGTCACAGACAAAACCATGGCCAGCCTCGATGATTTATATGCCAAAGTCTACAGTGATTTAACTGCGGCTAGTGATGAGATTGCTGATATTGAACACGCAATTGAGTTCAAAACAGTGAACGCAGCGCAAGGTTATCAACTTATGGCGGAATTAAAGAAGGCTCGTCGTAAGAGGAGAGAAGCCAAGGATGCAAAGTTTCTAATTGAAATTGCGATGAGTCATCGAAACAACAATGATTGGGGTCATAGTCGGCTTGAGACTGCCATTGAGCAACTTGACACTCGTCAGTTTACTCCGAAAGTTCGCAACGATCTGTTTGAAAAGAATTGAGGTACATAAAAATGACGATTCATATTTTACATGAATGTATTGATTCTAGCGATTTCTACGCGGAAGGTAATATTATTACCATTAACAAAGATAAAGAGAAGTTGTCTGAAAAGATGTTCTCGCTTTATAAGGATTGCCGGGACTCGGAAGGAAATAGTGTGAACCAGGACGAAACGTGGTGTGATTCATGTGAGGCGTCCGTTGTTAGTGGGAGCTCTGGAAATTACTATCGACATCATTGGAAAATTGACAAGTTTGAGGTGTGAATTATGATGGTATATGGAAACATAACGTGTAATCGCTGTGGCATTACATGGTATGGCCCTAAATGTGGAAAGCTCTATTGTGATGAATGTCGTAAGATAATAAGAAATGAGGCATCCATTCGATGCAAGAATAAAAAGAAACATAAACCAACATTTGTTGAGATTGTAAGAATGGCAGATGCAGAGGGATTATCTTACGGAAAATACTGTTTGAAGTATGGAATTTGAGGTGAATGTAATGAACGCACTTGAGAATGAAAAGAAAAACGAGAATACGGTTGCTTTTGATTTTTCTGAATATGATTCTTCTAAAGAAGAAAGGCACCAGAAAGTAATCAAAAGGAATTATAACCTGACTCGGATGGAAGCGAATCATGGAACGGTTCAGCCGATTAAGGACAAAGAAGATATTAAACGTATTTCAGAACATTTCTGGATTAAACGTCAGTACCGCAACTGGTGTTTGTTTAATGTAGGATGTTGCACAGGATTCAGAGCAAGTGATTTGCTTCGTTTGAAGGTTTCTGATGTAGCAGCTACAGATATGAATGGAAAGGTTGTGGTGAATTTCAACGCAAAACTTCGTGTTAAGGAAAAGAAAACAAATAAGTATCGCATTCTTAAAGTTCCGGTCCCGGCACTAAAGTGTATTCAAACTTATATCAATATTGATGGATTGTCTTATGACGATTGGCTCTTCCCGTCTCGGCAAGGCAGTTGGAAGAACTCCATGAGAACAAACGGTGGAACAAGCGTAAGTAAATCTGATGTGTTCCGTAAGTATGATGCAAATCCAAAAGAAATGGGCGATCCGCTTGATGTGGATTCTTTTGGTAGAATCATGCGTCAAGTTGGTAAGGAGCTAAATCTTCCTGTCCAGCTTGGTTCTCATAGCTGCCGCAAAACTTTCGGATATCAGTTTATTGCATCTCGTCCAAATGACATAAAAGCTCTTGCGTGGTTGCAGCATAGTCTAAATCACAGTAGTCAGGCAATTACGCTTCGCTATATTGGTCTGGATGAAGAAGTGGATGATGAATACTACTCTGGGATTGATTATGGCGTGGACTGCCATGAAAACTCTTGAGGTGTGTTATGGCTGATACTTATATTAAAATCTGGGATACTTATGAGAGCTACTTTGAGCCCCTTAGTGCTGCTGAGGTGGGGCGTCTAGTACTGGCGATGATGAAATATAAATCGTCTGGAATGGAGCCTGAACTCAACGGAAATGAGCGGTATGTGTGGCCTGCTGTAAAGAGAGATTTAATTAAAGATGCCGAATACATCGAAGGTAAGCGCATTTCTGGAAAAGCTGGCGGTGAAAGCAAGCGTAAGCAAAACGAAGCAAACGCAAGCAAGAGCAAGCTAGAAAAAGAAAAAGAGAAAGAAAAAGAGAAAGAAAAAGATAAGATATCGTCTTCGTCTAGTGATGAAGCGACAACGACGAAATCTATCGAGGATGTCTTTCGAGAGGACATCGGAAAGCTCGGTGTTGCAGGAAAGAAGGCTTTGGCAGAATATGTTGAGCGCATGGGCGATGAACTTGTACTTGCTGTGATTGGAAAGTGTTCTGATCTAGGTGGTAGTACATGGGCTTATGTGCGAAAAGCTCTGGATGAAGCGGAATCTCTTGGTTGCAAGACTGCCGATGATTATCGCCGGGTGTGTCCGACTGGTTGTGGTCGCAATACAAGAGTGGATAGACAAGCTCCCAGTGGAAACGATTGGCTAAAAAACGCAACAAAACGTCGTCCGCTGGTTAAAAGAGAGCTGGAAACAGCATGAATGGAGGTTTGAATTATGGGGTTGTTACTTGGTTTGGGTTTGCTTGGAGCAGCGTTTGGTATTGATGCGGTAAAGCAAGCACCGTTCGATAGGGCATATCGCCGTCTCGAAAACGAATGGGGCACTTGTACATCGGAAGAGAGTAAGCGGTGTGATGCTTTGAAGTATGCCGTGCAGAACGGTTTATGTTTTGAGAATGAAAAGAAGCCTGTGATTGAGTGGCAGAAGCTGAGAGATCTTCAGTGGAAGTATCAGCTGGCTGGCATCTCTTGGCCGAGAGAATCTGCGATTCGAGATGTGTGCCGTCTGGCAGCTCGTGATCGTGGATTTGAGTATAAGGGGTATCTGCGAAACACGTTGACGTTTGGTTATATCACTGATCCGAAAAACATTTGCAAGCTTGGTATTGTAGATTGAAAGGGGATTTGAAAATGAATAATAATCGCAGAAAAGCTATTAAGCAGACCATTGATCGCTTTGATTTCATCCGTAAGAAGCTGGAAGAGCTTGTATCGGAGGTCGAAAGTGTAAAATCAGACGTCGAGAACATCCAGTGGGAAGAAGAAGAGTATCGTGACAACATGCCGGAGAATCTGCAGGGGGGTGAGCGGTATGATAAAGCAGATGATGCTTGCACGAATTTGTCTGATGCTGTGGATGCTCTGGAGGATATGATTGGTGCTCTGGATTTTGACTTTGGTGATGTGACCACATCTCTGGAGGAAGCGATGGAATGATTAACACAACAAACCCATTGAGGAGAAATGCATGGGCTGTGTTCTTGTATAGAGGTAGGCAAGTTTGTTCGTATCTTTTGCGTAATAGCAATCTTGGGGACAAGGAACGCATGGTAGAACTGCTGGCACGAAGGTACATGACAGAGCCAGAAAATATTGTTGTCGATATTGAATTTAGAGATTGAGGTGATAAAGAATGACCGCGTTTATGATATTTGCTTTGAATGTGGTGTTGATAATGGCAGTGAATAGTAATCCGTTTGCGTTTTGATTAAGAGGTGTGGATATGAGTATGTTGCAAGAAGAGTATAATTTGACGGATGAAGCACTTAAACAGTTGCTTTATGATATTCGACATCCGAGTATGGAAGCTGCTATACGTCGTGAAAAGATGTACAAAACATATTTATCGAATGTAGATGTTGAATATGATGGTGAATCAGAAGTGGTTGATTTTAAAGATTTAGATATTTGACTGGAGGTGTAAATATGAATATTCTGAGTTTTAATGGAAATGAAAATCCAAAAGGGAGAGATGGTGATGCCGTTGTCAAGTTAAGTTATCAGGAACTGTTTAAGTTAAATAATATTTTGTATCACGCTCAAAAAGGCGGTGAGATAAAGGACGTAGTGGACTTTAATATTCGAAGGAATTTTTACATGGCGCTTAATTTGGTTCAATATGGTAGTCTGGATTCTGTTTCGCTAGAAATTATGTTAAAACTTTATGAAAACAATAAAACCTAAATTCTTTGGAGGAAAACTAAATGATTGTCACTATGTATCGAAGAAAATGGAAATTCTCAGTGATGAGTGCAGAAGATGCAGAAGACTTTATCCGACAACCACATTTTGAACGGATTCGGTTTATCTCAATCACTGAAGCTAATGGTCATCATATTGATTTTCATAAGTGTGAGGGTAATATTACTTTTCTACCGCTGAAGTTTGATGATTGCACTACTGATTTAGAAGGCACCTGTATCACTGATATTCAAGCTAAGAATATTGTGAATTTTGTTCTGGATAACCATGAAGAAGATAAGACGGATTGGTTATGCGTGAATTGTGGTGCTGGCGTATCAAGATCCGCAGCCGTATGCGCTGCTGTTATGAGAATTCTGTGTAATGATGATATGCCGGTATTTACAAACAGCTACTTCTGCCCGAATATGACGGTGTACAGAAAGGTGTTGAATGCTTGGATTAACCGTCTGTCTGATGAAAATGAAGGTATTTCGACTGAGATATGGAATAGTGTAAATAAAGATACGGTAGAGGAGTAAAACATGAAATACACAAAGCGTGAAATCATTAGCGCATATCGAATTCTCACGAAGAATATTCAACAGAATGATCTCGGCTGGCGTGGAAAAATGATTTTAAGTGATGTACTTGATGACTATCTCAGCCGTATTGAGGGCGAAAAAGTTGTCATTGATCCGAAGTATGGAAATTTTCGTTGTCCCAAATGCAATACCGTAATTACAAGTGAGTATGACCATTATTGTAGAGATTGTGGTCAGAAGTTTGATTGGAGAGAAACAAGATGAAGATTGATTTGACTCTCAATGAAGCACGAGTTATACAAGACGCACTTGATGCAACAAGCCTGTGCCGGTCTGGATGCTATATGGGTTATAGGAGCGGAGACAAGGATCTGTGTTTTAGGCTTGATAAAGATGGTGATTGGCGTTGTAAGCTAATGCGTGAAATTGATTCCATCAATGGCAAGCTTGAGGATGCAATGGACGGAAAGTGATAAAATCCGGGTTCTTATGAGATTGCTGTAAAAAGCTTGACGATAACTGGTTATGCTGTTAAACTTTGCATAATCACAGAATGCGCAAGCATGGAATGAGGTGGACTTATGAATTTACAAGGACTTGAAAATAAAAAATGGGACTTTAATAAACAAGAGGAACTAGCTATCTCTTGGCTATTAAAACATGGCTTTGAGGTGAAATTGAAAAAACAGTATACATCAAAGGATATTTATACGGTAACAAAAGATGGTATTTTAGATGAATTTATCTTTCCGAATAACCAGAAGAACATGAACGTTCGGGCTTTTATGGAAAGATATGAGAAAAATTTTGAAACAAAGAAAGAACTCATAAAATTAAGAGCAGAGGCATCGGCTAATGGTTTGATTAAAGAACGTAGTTGATGTGATAAGAGCTGAGATTTAAGGAGATTGTAGGATGGTTAAATTGAATAAGTGCCCATTTTGTGGGCATGAAGCGGTTTCCATTAGTGTGTACGATGTTGACGAAAAGTGGAAAGGTTCGCTCGGATGTGATTTTGAGAAAGACCCGGATTACGGCATGGCATTGTATGCCTTACATCACAAAGAATGGATGAGTTGCATTCTTCGCTGTGATGACCAAGAAGAAGCACTTGGCGGGTTGTTTTTCGATTCCGCTAAAGAGGCTGAAGAGTATTGGAATGAAAAGACTGCAATGCTTGATAAAAGCTGAGATTTAGGGAGACATAGTTATGAGTGAATATAAATTAAAGCCGTGTCCTTTTTGTGGTGGAGAAGTTACCGTTGCAGAGGGCAGTTATCGCCAAACACGATGGATGTATGTTACGAGAGGAAACAAAGAAAATAGGTGCAACTGCCATGTTTTCATGGAAAGCAAAACTTACTACTTTGATTCCTCTGAAAAAGACAAGGAAAGAATCAAAGCCGACCTTATCGAAGCGTGGAATAAGCGAGTCGAATAAAAACTAAGATTTATGAGGTGTTAGTATGGAAAGAAATTGGATTATGACTTGCACTAAGTTCGAAATGGTACGCGAACTTCTTGCAAAGAATGAAAAGACTATCGATATGTGCAAGCAGATTCTTACTGCGTTGCAGGCGTGTGATGACGAAATTGTTGCCAGATTTTCAGATTGGGAGTGGAGAGAAGACTTTGCTGAACTTTCGTCTGAATTGCATGATGAAATTTACTGGATGGATGCAGAGGAATCGTATGCAGCTTGCGAAGAGATTGTGAATGACCGGCTGAAAGAAATGTACAATTTATGTGACGATGCGAGTGTCTGGCTTGCTGTTTGATAAAATTAATCTTTTAAGGAGTATTTATGACAAGAAACGAATTACTTGGAGCGCTATGCTTCCCAGAATATGATTTTATTCGAGATAATGAACATCTTGGTAAATATATGATGTTTGTGACGGTCGGAGGTAGTCACGCTTACGGAACAAACGTTGAAGGTTCCGATCTTGATGTTCGTGGTGTGGCATTAAATTCAAGAGAGGATATTCTTGGTCTCGGTGAGTTTGAGCATTATGTGGATACTCAGACTGATACAACGATTTACAGCTTTAATAAGGCCGTGAAGCTAATGTGCAGCGGTAATCCAAATATGTTAGAGCAGTTGGGAAATGCTGATGAACTCGTTATTAGCTATAATCCAATGACGCAGCTACTTATGGACAATAAAAATCTGTTTCTTTCAAAGCGCGTGATTTATTCGTTTGGAGGTTTTGCGGGTAAGCTGATTCAGAAAGCCGATACTCTGGATAAAGACCCAATTTATCATGGCTCAAAGAAAATGCACAAGACTGTAATGAATGCAGTGCGCGTCTATCTAATGCTCTTTGATATCCTAGAAAAAGGTGAAATAAAAACATATCGTGACCGTGACCATACTTTTCTGACACGACTTCGTAACGGTGAGTACGATTATAAAGAGATTCGGCAACAGATAGTCCCGGCTTATGAAAATAGGCTTGCGGTTGATAAAAGCGAAACTTGTCTGCCGGATAATGTGAATTGGAAGTCGGTCAACGAGCTTGTGATGACTGTTAATGAAGAATCTTTGAAGATTCGATAAAACCAATATTTTTGAAGGGAAGTGATTTTTATTAACTCTAATTTGTTAATAAATCGTGAGCAAAGTGTTGCCATCGTGTGTATAATGTGCTTGCTGGCAGGGAATCTGGTATCGAAGATCAGCCCGGTAATTCAAAATCAGAGCAATTCGTACCTTTATAATAGTAGTCCTCCGGCAGTAAGTGTTGTGCAGCAAGAGGAAAAGGAACCAGAAGTCATCGTAAAAACTGTTATCGAGACGCGTGTGGTAAACTTCAGTCAGGGAAAGCGCGAACTCACTAATGATGAGCGTGCTCTTGCGGAGCAGATCGTTGCTTGTGAAGCAGGTGCTGATAGCCTAGAAGGTCAGATGGCTGTGGCTCAATGTCTTTATGATTCTGCTGTACTTGATGGTCTAACCATCCAGCAGGTCTTTAAGAAGTATGGTTATAGTTCCTTATATAATAGGAAGGTGACGGCAGAGAACGAATTGGCTGTGTCTATGGTGTTTGATTACGGCGCTAAAATTTCAAACAAACCAATTCAATGGTTTGTGACCCCGGCGGCAGCTTCCGGCAGTTGGCACGAGCGCGGAGCAACGTTCGCTGGACAATTTGGCGCACATAGGTTCTATTACAACGCGGAACTGGTTGTGGATGATGCCGAGTGATGGCATCATCTAAAATTTTAAACTTTTACAACAACAAAAAGATGTATAATATATTGACCAAAACAAAAAGATGTGTATAATATATCTTGAAAGTTGTCTAAATGAGTGGAGGGCGGTGTTTTAATGCGTGAGAGAAATGTTCTGAAGGTCATACGAGTTGATGACTTTTTAAAGTACATAAGAAAAAAGAGAGTGTGGGTTTGTTTTATTTGCAATGGTGTAGATGTTCACATGGTCTGTAACAAAATGAACGATGTTGGAGCAGAGACACATGGGATCGTTAAAGGCATTGGCTTCTTCGGAAACGAAAGTCATATTGAGCTGCGGCAAGAATGCCACGAAGTAAGGAGGATTGAGCTTAGACCGGGCGATAAAGAGAAAGCGTATGAGATGATCTTCGATAACACAAGCGTGTTCGTATCAGAGAACCCCGAGTTGTACGGGCACTAAAAATATTTAAAAAACCTCTTGACTTCTGCAAGGGTATCCTGTATAATATAGCTATGGAACGGAGCTACACTATTATAGAGGAGAAAGACTATGGATAGTAATATTGACCCAAAGGTCGGAGAGGTTTGGTTGGTTGATCTATCCAATGCGACAGGTCACCAGCAGCGCGGTATTCGACCGTTTGTTGTGACGAGCAACAACAAGCGCAACTTCTTCAGTCCCACAATTAAAGGGAATCCGTTGTCTTCCAGAATATACAAGCGTTCTCCGGTTCATGTCCTGCTCTCAAAGGAAGATTGCGATTTTCTGGATGTTGACAGTATCGTTCTTTGTGAAGAGACTGATACACTTAACAAAGGACAGTTCATCAAGAAACTTGGTGTCTTATCGGAGCGTCAGATGAATATGATTGCAATGGCAAGATGCAAGGATGAACCGTTCTTACTCGCAGCATTCCTGAGCGGCGTACAACATACTATGGAATTTCAGAATTTTGCCGCATTTGCTTGATTTTTTATAAGGGTTAATGGTACACTACATATAATAAGAAGGAGTGTGCCACTATGCTTACTGAAGAGAAAATCAACGCTTTTGCCGAAAAGTATTCTGATAGAAGCGGTGAGTTTGTTGTATCGACACTTAACCATGTTATGGATTACGAGGCCGAGCGTGGGTATGAGTTGTTTGACTTCACAAAAGATGATTTTGTAAAGATGTTTGCCAAATACAATTGGGTGAATTCAAGTCGGTCGTTCAGAAATGTAAAGTCAATAATTACAGGTTACATCAAAAGTGAGTATCGAGCGAGCATGTATGACTTAGCTGAATTCTCGGAGAGCGACGTGAGTTCAGACAATATGTACGAGGACAAGTATTTTGCGTCAGCTGATGAGTTTGTTGATTTCTTGGACAAGTATGAAGAACCATATCAGATTCGTATGAACGTGATTGCCGTGCTGTACTGGATTGGTCTTACTTCCGAAGAGGTTTCTAATCTGACAATTAACGATGTTGATTTTGAATCATGTACTGTTCTGAATAAGACCGGTGTTGACGCGAGATTGATGAATATCATTAAGCAGTGTTATGAAATGAAACAATACGATGCTCCAAATATGGGAGGATACAGAACGTTTTATGTCATAAATGGTGATTACATTCTTCGCAAAACAGAGGATAGAACTGGTGCAGACAGTGATTCAAGAATGTCTACAAATACGATTCATAGTTATTTCACGCGCTTGAATAATATTCTCGAAAGAAGATATCATTCAAAGGCTTTAGACCGAAGACATCTGACCAGAAACGGCGAGTATGTCAAGGTTTATAACTACTGTAAAACTCATCCAGAATTTAATCTTGCAGAACTTAGTTTCGGAAATGGTAAAGATCCTCTTGCGGACATTATCGGAAGAAAGTGCAGCAAGGTTGCCTACATTAGTTTCCGGCAAGGATACAAGGGCTGGATCGAATACTTCCACAAAAATTAAAAACAGGGGGCTTCAGCCCCTTGATTTTACCATTGTAACTATATAACACAGGATACAGAAAATAGTATTTGAATGGAGAATGATAACAATGTCTGATTTCAAGAAATTTCGTGCACTGCTGCAGGACCACTTCAATGAGATGGTGAAGGGCGAAAACCCTCTGTTTATCACCGATGCAGACGAGGATGAACTGTATAATCTGTATCTCGACAGCTTCCCAGCTGGCACGAATGAGTTGTTCCGTAAGCGGCGCGAGTATGACTGTTCCTGCTGCCGCCGTTTCGTAAAGAACATCGGTAAGCTGGTTTCCTTTATGGATGGTCAGATGGTTACCGTCTGGGATTTCGATACCAAGTCCGATGTTTATCAGCCGGTTGTGGATGCGCTGGCTGCCTATGTGAAAACCTGCGCTGTTGTGAACCCGTATTACGTCAGCCGCAATATGATCTCTGATAGCAAGTTTGGCACTGAGATGAACTATGAGTATGACGCTGATCATAAGGCGGTTCATACCTGGGATCATTTCGTTGTCGAGATTCCTCAGCGGTTCATTGTGCGTCCCGATGACGTACCTACCAAGATGGCTCAGTGGCGTGATTCCGCCAATGTGTTCAAGCGCTCTCTGGAGGAGCTAACCATGGATGCCGTGGCCACCGTGCTTGAGCTGATTGCGCAGAACAGCCTGTATCGCGGTAAGGAGTTTGAATCTCTGGTTCGTGGCTTCAAAATCGATAAGCAAGTGTATGATCGTCTGCCTGATGAAAAGAAGTCCGCTTATGTTTGGATGGCTCCCGGCGGAGCTTCGATGAACCGGCTTCGCATCCGCAATACGGCAATCGGTACTCTGCTGGTGAACCTGAGCGAGGGCATGGACGTGGATGCTGCTGTGTCTGCGTTTGAGGCCATTGTTGCTCCCGCCAACTATAAGCGTCCTAAGGCGATTTTTACCAAGAAGATGCTGGAAGACGCACAGAAAACCGTCACTGAGTTGGGCTATATGAACAGTCTGGGTCGCCGGTTTGCTACTCTGGACGACATCACCGTAAATAACGTTTTATTCTGTAACCGAGACGCAGCCCCTCGTATTACTGGCGCTGTGAATCCGTTTGAAGCAATGGCGAAGACTGTCGCAATCGATCCTAAGAAGTTCGGCCGCGCAGAGGAAATCGGTATTGATAAGTTTATCAAGGACGTGCTGCCCACCGCGACTGGTCTGGAACTGTTTATGGAGAATCGGTTTGAGAAGAATATGACGTCTCTGATTGCTCCGCAGGATAAGAACGCGCCGTCTATGTTCAAGTGGGCGAATGGTTTCAGTTGGGCGTATACGGGTAACGTGGCTGACAGCCAGATCCGTGAGAACGTCAAGAATGCAGGCGGTAAGGTTGATGGCGTGTTGCGTTTCTCTATTCAGTGGAACGATAAGCAGTGCGAGTGGGATGGAAATGACCTTGATGCCCACTGTGTTGAACCGAACGACTTTGAGATCTATTTTGGCAACAAACGAGATTGGAGTACTGGTGGCAATCTGGATGTAGATATTATTCATCCTGATCGCGATGAGGCCGCTGTTGAGAATATTACATGGCCTGACATCAAAAAGATGAAGGATGGTAAATACGAGTTCTTTGTTCATTGCTTCTCTAACCGTGGCGGCAAAACCGGCTTCCGCGCAGAGATTGAATTTGATGGTCAAATCTACTCCTTCAATTACAATATTCCGCTGCGTCAGACTCAGAATGTTTCTGTTGCTACTGTTGTGTTGAATGATGGGCAGTTTACTATTAAGGAACATCTCAATAGTTCTACTTCTTCCCGTGAAATCTGGGGTGTGAATTCCAATCAGTTTGTACCGGTGTCCGTAGCAATGTATTCTCCGAACTACTGGGACGAGCAGAGTGGTAACGGTAATCGTCATTACTTCTTCATGCTCAAGGATTGTGTAAACCCTGAAAAGCCCAATGGATTCTACAATGAATTCCTGAAGGCGGAACTGCTACAGCATAAGCGAGTATTCGAGGCTCTTGGTTCTCAGATGGCAGTTCAGTCGGTAGATGACCAGCTGTCCGGCGTTGGGTTCTCTGAGACGAAACATGATTCCTTTGTTGTCAAGGTTCAGGGCGCTACTGAGCGGGTTCTGAAAGTTGTTATTTAAGAGGAGAAATTATTATGGAAAAGAATCTGTTTGAAATTGCAACCCGTAATCGCTATCGCTTCAACTATAAGGGTATTATGACTGTTGAAGATCTGTGGGCTCTGAGTGTCGAGGCACTAGATGCGATTTTTAAGACCCTGAATCGTCAGAAGAAGACCGCAGACGAAGACTCCCTGCTGGCTGTTAAGAGTGCCGAAAATACCGAACTGGCAAACAAGATTGAGCTGGTCAAGTATATCGTGTCTGTCAAGCTGGCTGAATCTGAGGCTCGTGTGGATGCAGCCGAGAAGAAGGCGCAGCGCGATAAGATTATGAAGATTGTGGCAAAGAAGAAGGACAAGGAGCTGGAAGATATGGACGTAGACCAGCTGATGAAGAAGCTGGAAGAGTTGAACTAAAATAGACATTTTATAAAGAATTGGAAATAAATAAATAACGATAATACGTTAATCAGAGGGAGAAAAACGATGAGAACTTTGCTTCTTTTCCGTGGAGCACCCGGATGCGGGAAGTCCACCTATATTAAAGAGCATGATCTGGAAAAGTATACGCTTAGTGCCGATACGATTCGCCTTATGTGTCAGGGTGGTCAGGAAACCCCGGCTGGCACAATGGAGATCTCTCTCCAGAACGATGGTGTTGTCTGGGATATGCTCTTTAAACTGTTGGAGGTTCGGATGTCTCACGGTGAATTTACCGTGATTGATGCAACGAACTCTAAAACTGTCGAAATCAATCGCTATAAGAATCTTGCCAAGCAGTACAGGTACAGAATGTACATCATCGACATGACTGATTTGCCGATTAGCGAGTGTAAACGGCGTAATGCGCTTCGCACTCCTCTGAAGAGAGTCCCGGATGCTGCCATTGATAAAATGTATGCACGATTCGCAACGCAGAAGATTCCGTCTGGTGTGACTGTACTCTCGTCAGACGTAAATGTCCTTGAGAAATTGAACTATGTTCCGCAGGACTTTAACAACTGGAGCAAAATTCATATCATCGGTGATGTGCATGGGTGTTACAGTTGCTTGAAAGAGTATCTTGGCGACCTGAAGGATGATGAACTGTATATTTTTGTTGGCGATTATCTGGATCGTGGAATTGAAAATGTAGAGATGTTCAAGTTCCTTTGTGATGTTGTAGACAATAATCGGAAGAATGTGATTTTCCTTGAAGGAAATCATGAACATTGGCTAAACAAGTGGGGGCACGATGAGCCTGTTCAGAGCGAGGAGTTCGCAAACTACACTCGTCCGCAGCTTTTCAAAGCAGGGATTGACCATAATACGGCTCGTAAGGTTTATTCGAGAGTAGGACAGTGCTCCTATTTTGATTACGACGGGAAAAGATACTTCGTTAGCCATGGTGGTTTGAGTTATTTACCTGAATTTCTACCATTCGTGTCTACTGACCAGATGATTAAAGGTGTAGGTCGCTATCCTGATATGCTAACCGTGGCTGAGTCTTGGGAAAAATCGATGCCGGATAGCTACATTCAGATCTTCGGTCATCGAAATGTGCAGGATGTTCCTATTGATATGGGGCATCGGTGCTACAACCTCGAAGGAAAAATCGAGTTTGGTGGATATCTCCGTTGCGTGGAACTTGAACATGGTCAGTCAATCAAATGTGTAGAAACAAAGAATGATGTGTTCCGAAAAGAGGAGCCAAAGACTGAAACTGCCGTTGAAATGAAAACTGAGTTCGATAACGCAGAACTTGTCAGTAAGATGCGTCAAAGCAAATATGTGTTTGAGAAGCGATTCGGAGATATTTCTTCTTTCAACTTTTCTCGTGAAGCATTTTATAAGAAGCATTGGGATGAGGTTTCTACCAAAGCAAGGGGATTGTTCATTAACACAAAGACGAATAAGATTGTAGCTCGAAGCTATGATAAGTTCTTTGCGGTCGATGAGCGGAATGAAACGAGAATTGGAAACCTACAGAACACTTTGAAGTTCCCGGTGACTGCATATCTGAAGGAAAACGGATTTCTTGGCATTGTCTCGTATGATGCAGAAAAGGATGGTATGTTCATTGCAAGTAAATCCACTCCTGAAGGGCCTTTTGCAGATATGTTCCGAAAGATTCTCATGGATACGACCTCTGATGAAGACCGTAAGAATCTGAAGGAAGTTGCAAAAGAGAATGGCTCCATCATTTTTGAAGTGATTGATCCTGTGAATGATGCTCATATCATCGAATATAAGAAACCGCACATTGTTTTGCTGGATATTGTTGCGAATGATATGAACTTTAGTGTGATGGATTACGATGATCTGAAGCGTGTTGCTGAAAAGTGTCATTTGCAGATTAAGGAGAAGGTTAAGACTTTTGAGAACTGGAGTGAATTCTATTCTTGGTACGAGGAAGTCATGAACGAGAACTATCTGCATCATGGCTTTGAACACGTTGAAGGCTTTGTTTTGCGAGACAGCAACAATTTCATGTTTAAGATGAAGCTTCCTTATTATAAGCACTGGAAGTTCTTGCGTGGTGTTATGCAGAGCGTTCAGAAGCGTGGCTATTATGAAAATACTGCAAAGTTGTTTACTGCTGAAGATAATTTATTCTATGGTTGGATGCGTGAACAACGAGAGAAAGACAAAGAGTCTTTCTGCAAGAAGGGTATTATTCAGTTACGGAACGAATTCTATGAGAATCAGCACGAATAACTAAGATATTTTCTTCCTCCGAAAATGCCCTGCGCGGGGCTGACAGCCGGGAAAGACTGGCAATTATATGCCCAAGTGATGGAATGAGGTAGACATGAAGCTCCCAAACAGCTTTGCGTGAGATATCGCGTGCGGTTTCGAATACCGCCTTGGGCACCAGAGTCCGAATATTCACCTATTAAATACTGGAGGCAAGTTCATGAAAAGAATTGAAAAATTTTCAAAAGAAGAGATCGAGCAGATTTTTAAAGAGAGCAACAACTGGGCTACTGTGGCTGAGAAACTTGGTTACAGCAAATTCGGAGGAAGCTCTAGGGATGTAATCCAAACATATGCAGACGAAAATAATATTGACACTTCTCATTTTACGGGACAAAGAATAATTCCAAAAGAATGAAGCTGTATTTTATACAGCTTCTGTATATGCCGCAGTGATGGAGTGACATACATTTCCCGCTTAAACCGGGACGCCTGAAACACGGATCGTGGGTTTGAATCCCACCTGCGGCACCATATCCAGAATGTAGTGTAATGGCAGCACGCTGCGTTTGGGACGCAGAAGAGCGATTCGAATTCGACATTTTGGACCAGTGGAGTATTCCACTTGCTTTTCATGAATACCTTCCTATTATTCTTGGCTCTCCAAAAAAACGGAGCAGTAGGACGCAGCAAGCCAAGTTACATAATGAGGGTTCGCCAAGTGGTAAATGGCATCTGGCTTTGACCCAGACAGCGTGCTTTATAGCCGATCGTCGGTTCGATCCCGACACCCTCAATTTATGGACACGTGATGGAATCGCAGACATGAAAGATTTAGGCTCTTTTGCCGTTAACAACGGTGTGCCCGTTCAAATCGGGTCGTGTCCACCATTATCAACTTATGGTTGCGTACCGTTTTGTTGATCTCCTTTGACCACTATTATTCCCAGCTCGCCAGTGATGGTGCAGTAGTGCTTTGCAAGCTGGGTTTTCATGCAGCGGTCGTACAACGGCTAGTACATCAGACTTCCAAGCTGAGGATGAGGTTTCGACTACCTTTCGCTGCTCCAGTCTTGTATGGGTAGGATCTTTAGCGGTCAGATCCGGCCGCGCCTGTTCAAGATACCACCCCGAAAGGGGCGAGATATAGGAAATGTGCATCGCTGTTATTCCTTCCTCGTCTATATGGTATAGATGCAATAGTGTTTTATAAGGAAGGTTCCCAGTTGAATAGTTGCAGCTGTTTGACTGGTAATATGGAATAGTAGCTCAGTTGGTTAGAGCCGACAACTTATAATTGTCAGACGCGAGTTCAAATCTCGACTATTCCACCAGCCCGAAAGGGTGTACATAGAATCTGCTAGAACTTTTGTTTTATAGGCGAATGAATAATATGACGTTAATACGTCTATTACTTTTCGCTTATTTTCGGGAGTTTAACTATATTACACAGGATACGAAAAGGAGGAATGAAACCTGAAGCATTACGGAGATATCACACAACTTCATGGATGGCAGATTGAACCGGTTTCCTGTATCACAGGAGGCAGTCCATGCCAAGATTTGAGTCAGGCCGGTAAACGTGAAGGTTTGACTGGTGAACGCTCTGGATTGTTCCTTGAAATGATTCGTGTGATTACAGAAATGAGGGAGGCCACCAATGGGGAATGTCCAAAATTCGCAATCTGGGAAAATGTCAGAGGAGCTTTTAGCTCAAGCAAAGGTGAAGACTTCAGATGTGTGTTGGAAAGATTTGCACGCATTGTCGAGCCAGACGTTTCAATTCCTCGACCTTCAGGAAAGAACGGAAAGTGGGCAAAATCTGGAGCGATTTCCGGTAATGGATGGTCTCTTGCATGGAGATTGTTCGACGCTAAATACTGGGGAGTCGCCCAGCGCCGCCAAAGAATCGCGCTTGTCATGGATTTTGGAGGACAACGTGCCTCAGAAATTCTATTTGAGCGCACGAGCATGTCAGGGGATTCTTGTGAGAGCATCCCGGCGTGGAAAACCTTTGCCCGAACTCCTGAAGCAAGCGTTGCTGGATATGATCGAATGGTGGAATCCAGGAACTCTGTCACAGGTGGTGCAGAAAGTGAAGGAACAAGAAGGTCTGGAAGAGAAGGAATTGGACGAGTATTGGAGTCAAACCATCGAGAGACTTCGACTCGATGCACAGAACCTACAGCCTACACTCTAAAAATCCGCTCTGGATGTGAAGGTGGCGGTAAAGGCGCTCTGGTTCAAACTGAATTGAGCGCAACGATTTCTACGTTGCAAGACCAGACGCTAATTTGCTTGGTAGAAAATCCCTCCTTACATAATTTAAAACAAAAGATCTCGCCGGTAGTATTTGAGAGTCACAGCCAGGATGCTCGATACACTCAGCAGGGTGATACAAGTCCGACTTGTACTGCTCAGTGGGGAACAGGCGGTAATAATATGCCGCTGGTCGTTGAAAAGAAAGCCTTTGCAATGCAGCGCATTGGTGAGTACAAGGAAAGCGAACACGCCAGCACGATGAAATCTCGTGATTATAAGGACGCTACTGATCTGATTGCAGAGAAGGAAACGAAGAATCTACGATGGATTGTTCGCCGCTTGACTCCTTTGGAGGATGAACGGTTACAGGGTTTCCATGACGGATGGACTGATATCGGTGATTGGATCGATGAGAATGGGAAGAAGCACAAGACTTCTGACGCAGCTCGTTACAAGGCGCTCGGCAATTCGATTGCTTTGCCTCAGTGGTATTGGATTTGCCAGAAGATGAAACCGTATATTGGTGAAAATCCCACGCTTGGCAGTCTTTTCGATGGAATTGGTGGCTTTCCGCTTGTCTTTGAAAGTACGTATGGTGATGGTACTGCTATCTGGGGATCTGAAATTGAACCGTTTTGCGTTGCGGTGACAAAGAAGCATTTTCCAGAAGACTAAATCTCATAAAAGGCTAATTCAAATAAGAGGTGACATGATGAACAGCAAAATTCCTATCAATGTAACCATCGACCCCGGCTCTTTGAGCCTTCCGGCAAGTCCTATCTTCCAGAAGGAAAGGAGCACATATCTCTGTCCGTTCTGTGTAACGAAGCTGGAAAAGTTCGAGTGTGAGTGTTCTGATTGTCATCGTAAGATGGATTGGAGCCGATGGACTGATAAGAACGTCAAGCGTGATTGTGGTTTTAGTGGAGGTGAAGTGCTGTGAAAGTCGGATACATTCAAGAGTATGATTTGAAGCTCAATCCGCATCTGACCGAGAAGTTTAAGTTTCGTGAGGAATCGTTCACTCGTCATATTTCAAGTCATAGCGACAAGGTTCGTAGCAAGATGTTTTATGGCTCGATTGATTATGATGAAATCAAGACCAATGCAGACATCATGAAGAAAAATCCAAAGATTATTTTGATTCGTGAGCCATTTTTACTTGACGATGAACTTCGTGAAAAGGTTGTTAAGTGGGTCGAGTGGGCAAATAAAGCCGACCCTAGTGAGTATAATCCTTTTGCAAAGAAGGAGTGACACATATGAATATAGATTTCTTCCAACGGCGTAAAACCCAGCTTGAAGATACTCTTCTTTTGAAAAATCAGGCAGTCGATATGCTTGATTATCTAAAGATGCACTGCATCAACAACGATCAGTATTGTGCCATTCGAGATTACATTGAAGAAGCTGCTAATATTCTGGAGAGCGATCTCGAATATGCAAATAACAAACTGCAGTCCGCATTCAGACCTAAGTATAGTCGGAACAACAGACTGACTCGTGCTCAATCTAAGATGTTCCGTGATAGAGAATATTAAAAATGGGGTGATGCCGTATGAACACATGTAAGAAAATATGTAACTGGTGTGGTCGTGAAATCAAGCCGATAGGTAGCGAGCAGGGAATCAGTTTTGAGCATCAATACTCTTATGGTAGCCAACTTGACGGTTTGCTTTTGAGTTTTGATTTGTGTCCTGAGTGTTCAGAACGGCTCCCAGTAGTGCTCGGCGCAATGTTTGTACATAATCCATTAAAGGACGATTTCTAACGGCGAGCGCCGTATGAAATATAAGCCATCAATAAGACAGACGGAGGATAATATATAAAATGAATAGTGCATGAATTGATTCGAGACAATAAAAAGAAACATAAGTGATTACCGATGAAACAAAATTACATAAAGGAGACTTGATATGGCAGATAGAATTTTTAATCTTCCTCAGACCCGTGGTTCTTTTGAGATGGCTGGTAAGGTCACCGGCACCCAGCGTAGTAACTTCTATAACGAGAAGGAGACTAAGAGTGGTGCTATGCGCCGTGTCCTGAGCTTTGGCGTTCAGACTTCCAATGAAAACACTTTCTATGTTGATCTGGCTGGTATGCCTCGTGATAAGGTTTACTTCTTCCGCCGTGCCGATAAGGATAAGGGCATCGAGAGGGATAAGAAGGAAGTTGCTTGGAAGGATCGTCTGACTTATGTTGCACCGGAAGGCTATGATATGATTGGCGTCAAGGTCGGTGTTACCAAGAAGACGAATGAGTCTGGTAAGGTCGTCAATGATAACAAGACTCTGACCGATTTTGATGCAGCTAAGGAGATTTCCGAGAATCTGCATGACGGTGACAACGTGTATGTCCGTGGTAACATCGAGTACAGCACTTACAACGATAAGCACCAGATTCGATTTGTTCCTACTCAGGTTTCTCTGAGTTCTAAGGAAATCGACTTCGATGCAGAGGGCTTTGAAGAGCTGGCTCTGTTCACTCAGACCATTGTGTACACTGGTTGCCGTAAGAGCGATGAGGACGATGAAGTAGTTGTCGATGCAAAGATCGTGAATTACAACACCATCGAGGATGCAGAGTTCTTCATTGACTATAAGGCAAACACTCAGAATAAGGTTCTGGCTGATTCTATTCGCAAGCGTCTGAAGCCCTACACCAGTTTCGAGTGCTTTGGTCCCATCGTTAATCAGCAGAAGGTTGAGGAAGTTGAGACTGAGAATATCTGGGGTGGTCCTAACAAGATGAAGCGTCAGGGCACTCCGGCAGTTCGCAAGCTGTATATCGAGGGTGTTAATCCTGATTCCTTTGATCCGAATCCTGGCGATAAGGATGCGGAGCCCACTTATACTGAGGACAATATCTCCGAGGCACGTGCAAAGATTGCTGCCAATACTCAGGCTAAGAAGGACTTCGACGGCAAGGCTGCTGAGAACGACACTTCTTGGTGGGGTGATTCCAACAAGTCTACTGCAACTCCTACAAATGAGGAAGAGGACGACTGGGGTTAATTTATTTTAGCCTTAGCTATGTAATACAGGATATATAAGGAGTTTAGTTATGCAGAATACTCTTGAATATACCGCTTATAATGGCATGAAATTTTACATTGTCTACATCGAAGCGCTTGAAAAGGAACCTGAAGAAGACTCTCCGATGATGTCTATTGTGTTTACTACGCATCCTGAGATTATTGCAGCAGCTAAAGCCGACGCGGAATGCAATGGTGGTGCTGTTCCGGTAGGGTGTAAAGACCTTCTGGTTGATAGTGTGGATAACATCACCCGTCAGTTGGATTATGTTGCTCATGCAGTTGAAACGGGCGATCCGTGGTATGAGTGTTTGAAAGTTTAATAAAAGAAAAGATTTAGAGAGGAATTTACATATATGGCTATGATTCGTAAGGCATCTGCTGTTCGTAAGAAGCTTCATATGCTGATTTATGGTGAACAGGGAACTGGTAAATCTCGTACTGCTATGCAGCTGTGCTATCTGAAGAATGCAGACGGTAAGCCATTCCGTGTTCTGTATTTGGATACCGAGAATGGTTCTATTGATAATTACACCGAGGAACTGGAAGCTAATGGTGTGAATCCTGACAATCTGTTGATTGTTTACACCCAGTCTCTGGCAGAAGTTCAGGATTATATCAAAATGGTTACCAACGATGAGGACATCGAGGATGAGAATGGAGATGTTTATCTGGACGCAGATGGCAAGCCGTTCCGTGCAGACGCTTTGGTTGTTGACTCTGCATCTATTCTCAAGATGACAGCCACTCAGGGGCTCACCGCCTTCTCGCAGAAGCGTGCCAAGGTTAAGGCCGCATCTCAGGGTCTGACTGGTGATGAAAAGGCAGTTAAGATTGAGGGTGCTGGCATGGAGCTCAAGGATTTCAATACCCTGAACTTCAAGGGTCAGTCTCTGATTTTGGATCTGAATGCATCTGGTGTGAACTACATCGTTGTTTGCCGAGAGAAGGACGAGAAGCATACTAAGGTTGTGAATGGTTCTATCGTAAGTGAGCCTACTGGTCGTAAGATTCCTGATGGGTTTGCTGGTCAGGAGTATAACGTTGATACGGAGTTCCGTCTGTATTTCCAAGATGGTCAGCAGCTCGCTTTCTTTGATAAGGATCGTACTGGTATGCACAAGGGCGGTGAGGTTGTCGAGGATCTGACCCTGCTTGAGTATCAGGATATTATTTCTAGCAGTGCAAAGAATCGAGAGAACATTATCAAAAACGGTCTGAATGATGCTGTTAAAACTGAGGTTAAGTTGAGTATGCGTGACCTTGGCATCGAAAATGATGAGACGGATGATGTTCCAGTGCACAAGAATTCTGAATCTAAGGAACCTTCCATGGATGACATCAAGAAAAAGCTGAACGACCTGGTTGCCGCAGCTTCTCCTGTAAAGAGCAGTGCCGCACAAAAGGCTGTGCGGGCAGCAGGTCTGTCTACTGCGTTCCGTTCTATGACTGATATCGAGGAACTGAAGAAGGTTGCCGCAATCATGGAGAAGGAACTGGCTTAATGGAACTTACCCGTAAATGTATGATTTGCGGGAAGAATATTTTCATCGAGCGAGACCGTAGCACGTTTTTCTACGACAAGACTGGTTTTTGTCATAAGGATTGTTTTGTAGAAAAAAAGAAAAATCAAAAACGCCCTTGGACAGATGACCTGCTAAGGGCATTTTTTGACAAAGCAAAACCCGCTACGGATAAAAAGGTCGATGATCTTCTTTCCAAAAAGAGAGAACAAGACCACAATCGTGAGCTTGCACATATCAAACAGGAAGAAAAAAAGATTCTTTTCGACCATATTCGAGATACATACGCCCCGGCGGTTGTTCCTGGTAGCTTCTACTCGAAACTTACGCAGTTGATTTCCGGTAATTATTACAAATATAGAGGTTCTATTCCTCCGCTAGAACTCTACGATATGTGGGTTCTAGCGAAACCCCGACTAGATAAGATAATTGCCGAGAAAGAAGCAAAGGGTTGCGATATGAGCCAGCGATGGAATTACGACTTGGCTATTTTGCTGGCTCAATATCCTAGTTATCTCGAACGAAAAGAAAAACTAGCTTCGATTCGCAGTGAAAGCGAGGGCAAAACGAAGGAAAATTTGACTGAAACGGTACTGAAACGGATGAAAACAGCACCGAAACAGAGTAAAAACGAGAATGAAATCGATATAAGTGCAATTCTCGATGAGATATAAAAGAGGGAGGTGGATGAGTGGAACTCATTTCAAATATCCCGAACGAAATTCTATTTGTTGGCGCAATTTACAAGCATCCTGACTATTTGGTCGAGTATGGGCATTATGTCAAGAGCAAGTACGATTTTGCCGATGAAGCAACAAAATTTTTCTACGATGCAGCGCTAATTATTTATGAAACTCGGACTCAAGAATTTAATAAAACATCTGTTTTAACGTTTATGGCTGAAGACGAGTCCAGATTGTCCCAATACAAGCGGCTGAAGGGCTGGTCAACCATTGAATACTACATAAGCCTTGCGAATGACGATGACATCAAGGGGTACTTCAATATCCTGAAGAAATATTCTCTACTTCGTGAGTACCAGAGAAACGGATTTAACATTGAGGGAATCTTGAAGCATCGACAGTTTGAAATGTTTGGTGCTCAGGACATTTACAAACTGATTCGTGGTAAGGCCGACAAGATCAATACGGTTATCATCACAAACGATGATGCTGAGATTTTGAATAATGGTCTGCTGCCAATGGTCAATGAACGTCTGAGTGTTCCTGATATGGGTTTGCCGTTCCAGTATCCTATCATGAATGATTTGTTTCGAGGATTGAAGCTGGGCACTGTGATGTTCAATGGTATGCCATCTAACGCTGGTAAAACTAGATACATGATGGCGATTGTTGCATACGTCACATTGGTTCAAAAGCAAAAAGCACTCCTGCTGCTGAACGAGATGGATCTTGAATCAGTCCGGTATTGCTTACTGGTCACCGCCATCAATAATCCTGAGTTTCAAGAGTTGCATGGTCATCGTTTCCATAAGGATGAGCGAGAGATCACTCTTGGAATGTACCGGGATGCAAACGGAAATTTCATCTTCCGAAAACAAAATGAGGATGGAGAATACATAGAAAGCATTGATGAGTTCACCGCCCGTGTCTACGAGGAAAGCGAAGAGTACCGCAATGTGCTTGATGTTTGCCAGTGGATTGAGAGCGAATCACAAGGCTTGATTATCGCAAAGGATGTTTCAGCTGATTACAGTGATAAGTCCCTGCGATTCGAGATCCAAAAGGCAGCTCTCACTCAGGGAGTTAAGTATGTGTTCTACGATACTCTAAAGAACGACATTGCATCTATTGGTGAATGGGCAGCGTTCAAGGTCACGGCCACCGAGCTTGAAGAGATTGCGAAAAATCTGAAGATCTTTATCTACGGTAGCATCCAGTTGGCTGAAAATGCCCATGAGTATCTTCCTGATGAGCTGAATTCAAACAACATTGCTGAGTCAAAAATGATTAAGCATGTTGCTTGGACAATGGTTCTGTTCAAGGAGATTCCAAAAGATAAGTTCGTGAAGTATCAATACATCTCTCATGACCCTGAGTGGGGCGGTGACTGTGCCCATCGGCTAAATCCAGATAAGCGGTATTACGTTGGAAACATCGATAAGAACCGCTTTGGTGAGAAAAAGAAAATCATGTTTGAAGTGAATTTGAACCAGAATGTCTGGAAAGAGGTCGGTGTCTGCACCAGAAAGTAAGGAACTACAATGGTAAATATCGCAGATCTGAAAAATTACATTCTTGAAGAACAGCAGATTGAACCGATTCTGGAGGAACTTGGTTGTCATCATATCAGTCACAAGACTGGTTATTACCAGTGTACAAATCCAGATGGTGACAATAGAACGGCACTCTGTATCTACGAGAATGAAAATCTTACTGCGGTAGATTACACACGAGATATTGCCAATGGAAAGACCAGTTATGATTTGATTTCTGTCGTCCAGTTCTTTCTGGAACTGTCTTTCCCAAAAGCTATCAAGCAAATCTGCGAATGGGTTGGTCTTGACTACTATCACAACTTCGAGGAAGACCTTCCTAAAAGTATGTTGATTCTAAAAGAGCTCATTGCCATGCAAAATGAAAGTGAAGAACACGAGGATGATCGTCCGATAGTCCCCATCTCCGAAGCCATCCTCGGTTATTACAAACCTTATGTGAACCAGATTTTTGCTGACGATGGGATATCTTATGAGACGCAGCGGGAGTTTGAGATTGGCTTTGATGAACTGACAAATAGAATCACGATTCCAATTAGAGATGAAATTGGTACTCTGGTTGGTGTAAAGGGAAGATATTTTGGTAAGCCGCCTGAAGGTGAATTGAAGTATCTATATCTTGAGCCGTGTGCCAGAAACCGTATTCTGTATGGTCTGTATAAGACAGAGCCATACATTAAGAATGAAGGTCTGGTATATGTTGGTGAAGCTGAAAAGTCTGTCATGCAGATGTGGAACATGGATGTTTATAACTGTGTGGCGACTTGCGGTAAGAAGGTTTCACAGAATCAAATTGAAATTTTAACACGTCTTTGCGTTGATATTTGTTTTGTATTTGATAAAGACGTTCGGCTTAGTGAGCTTATGGTTCTCGCCAATCGATTTGTCGATGGCGTAAGTGTGTATGCTGTAGTAGATGATAAAGGGATTCTGGATGAAAAGGAAGCCCCGACTGACAATCCTGAAAAATTTAAAGCATTGATTGAGAATTGTGTTAGGAGAATTAAATGAATGTAAAACTCTAGAAGGGGAGTAGGAACGACCTATCAGACCCGATTGGAACGATTATGGAGAACAGAGGGGTTGAGGATTATAAGACCTACATGAACCTAGATGATTCTTGTCTGAATTCTCCGTGGGAACTGGACAACATGGAAGATGCTGTCCGGCTGTTGAACAAACATATCTGGAATAAGTCTATTATCTCTATCCTTGTAGACTGTGATGTGGATGGATTCACAAGTGCTTCAATGATGTTTCAGTATTTGAAGACGATTGGTTATTTTGGAAAAATCAATGTTCTGCATCATAGTGGCAAGGAGCATGGACTCTCTAAAGAAATTGAGGTTCCACCTGAAACTACCTTGCTGATTATTCCTGACGCTGGTAGTAACGATGTTGAGCAGTGTAAGGAACTCCGCGAAAAGGGCATCGATATTTTGATTCTTGACCATCATATCTGTGACAGAGAAAATCCTTACGCAGTGATCGTCAACAACCAGAATGGTACATATTCTAACAAGGAATTGTCTGGCGCTGGCGTAGTGTACAAGTTCCTTCAGGCTGTTGATGAATATAATTAGACTGATGTTGCAGATCGATATCTTGATCTGGTGGCTGTCGGAAATATCGGTGATGTCATGGATATGCACTCGCATGAGACGAAACGTCTTTGCACGAAAGGTTTGGCACGAATTGTAAATCCGATGATTTGTGCTTTGATTGAGGCAAACAGTTTCAATATCAAGGGTGATCCGACCATCAATGATGTTCAATTCTACATTGTTCCCATGATGAACGCACTGATTCGCGTTGGCTCATCCGAGCAAAAGAAACGGATGTTCCGTGCGATGGTAGGTGAGGAACAGACTTTCCAGTATACTCCAACTCGTGGCAAGAATGCCGGTATCACAATTGATGAGACTCTGGCGCAGCATGTAGCTCGTGAGTGTTCCTCTTGTAAGTATCAGCAAAATAAAATCAAGGACAAGGCCGTCACAGAGCTTCAGGAACTGATTGAGAAGCACAGTGCAGACCAGGACAAGATTCTCTTCTGCAACTCCACTGGCATTCTTGATAATACTCTGACTGGTGTTGTGGCAATCAAGCTGGCCGAAATGTATGCAAAACCGTGCGTACTACTTCGTACTTTCGCTGATGAACCAGACTATTACGGTGGTTCAATGAGAAATCCTGATGGTTCTCCGATTGAAAGCTTAAAGGAATTTTTGATGAGCACCGGAGATTTTGAGTCGGTTCTTGGTCATGATAATGCAGCTGGTGTGAAAATCAAGAAAGAAAATGTGCCAAAGGCGATTGCGGATTGCAATGAGCTGCTTAAAGATGTCACGATGAGTAAGGCAATCGTAGTTGACTTTGATTTTGACTATAGTAGGCTGACTGTTGCACTGCCGAAGACCATGTATGAAATGCATAAAATCTGGGCACAGGGAATCTCGGAGCCATATTTCTACATTAAAAATATTCCGCTGATTCATAGTGCGTGTGCTCCGATGGGCAAGAATGGAAACATGTGGAAGTATTCTGATGAAGAAAAAGGCATTGATTTTGTGTGCTTTGCTGATAATGGCCGGATGATTGGCTGGATCAACAATGACTTCTATGGTGGTCAAGAAGAAAAGTATATCAATGCCGTGTGCCGGTTGTCTTTGAATCAGTATGGAAACAAGGTGACTCCGCAGGCACAGATTGTTGATTTTGAGGTGATTTGATATGGGAAATTGGAAACGTGCTATCGCCATCGACTTTGATGGCACTCTTTGTGAGAATAATTATCCTGATATCGGTGAGCCAAACTGGAATATAATTTATGAAGCAATTCAGGAACAGAAGCATGGTGCTGGGTTGATTCTCTGGACTTGCCGGGAAGGAAAGCTTCTGTATGATGCGATGGAAGCTTGTTTTGATTGGGGAATCCAGTTTGATGCCATCAATGAAAGTCTTCCTGAGTGGAAAGAGCATTTTGGTACTGCACCTAGAAAGGTCGGTGCTGATGAATATTGGGATGACAAGGCTGTGCCAGTGAAGAATGGAGGGTTGGTTTATAATGACTAATGCGAATAATTACGATTTGTCGTTAAATCTGTTGGATGGCGCATATCAATCGCTTGCAAATGCTTCAAAAAACTTGAAGCTGCTTCGGGAAGGAACCGCATTTAATCAGGTTCTGAACAATGCTACACATATTATTGAACCGGATGAGCTAACTCATATTCTTGATAAATTCGCAGAGCAGCATCCTGACTGGGAAATCTGTCTTGAAACTGACCATGGGACGGTTAGTGAAAAACTTAAAATGAATCATAATTTCTACGAAGGAATGGGTAATATGATTGTCCTTGATTTTGAATGAAGATGACAAAACGACGATGACGATATAGACATTACATAATTGATTATCGCACATACAATTGTACGCTCAAGAAATATCATAATTTGCATAGAGAGATCTATGCTAAAAACGCAAGAGATGCAGTTAGAATGTTAAGAAGTAAAGAGTGTAATCGTGAATTTGAAATTGTTAAAGTCTGGTTTGTTGATATCTTTGGATATCGAAATGATAGGTTTTATCCACGAACTTATGTAATAGATAAAGAGGATTATGAGTGAGGTGAGTGTATGGTTTACATTACAGGTGATATTCATGGCGAATTTTACCGTTTTTTTAAATTAGAGAAATTCTGCCATAAACATAATCTTGGAAAGAATGACTGGATCATTTGCCTTGGCGATGTCGGTTTGAACTACTACGGCAAAGACGACCCTCGTGAATGGAGTATTAAGACTATTGCCGCAGATATCCCTGCGAATCTGTTTTGTATTCATGGAAATCATGAACGCCGCCCATCTCGTAAAGATGGCTATAAAATAAAGGAAATCAGTGGAGATATTTGCGGTAAAGTGTGGTATAACCCACATTATCCTAATCAGTATTTTGCTATTGATGGCGAGGTTTACCAGATTCTTGCTGATAGGGAAATTTTAAACTGTCTTGTCTGTGGCGGAGCCTATTCTGTAGATAAATATTATCGGTTAGACCGTGGATGGAATTGGTGGCCGGATGAACAGCCTAATGAGAAGACTAAGAAAAAGATCTGGAATATTACACATGACCATCAAATCGATGATATTGATGTTATGCTCACGCATACCTGTCCATTCTGGTTCATTCCAACTGAATTGTTTATCGGTGGTATTGATCAAAGCACAGTAGACCAGTCAACTGAAATATTCTTTGATAATATATACGAATGCTATCCTAACGATTGTAAACCATTCTGGTACTTCGGCCATTTCCATGGTAACAAGTACACCGATGACTATGTGATGCTTTTCGACGATATTATTAAGTTTGGAGATAAGGTGAAGAGTGATGAGTGAATATCATGTGAGCTGTGGTATGTTTGGTATTTACGCAGGAACTGTTAAAAAGAATGGAACCGAATGGAAGGATAAAACTCGTGTCACGGATGAAGCTATTGAAGCAGTTCGTGATTGGCTTCTTTCTGGAACTCAGTTCAACAATAAAACTTCTAATGGATACTCATGGACAACAAAGGAAGGTAATACTGTAACTTTGAAAGTGTCTATCGAAGGTAAGGAGCAGACAGAATGAATTCAAATAGTATGAAAGGTGGTGTTGCCTGATGAGTAGTAGTTTACATACGCACTCATACTTTTAGCTTACTCGACGGATTCTCTTCTCCTGAAGAAAATCTAAAAAGAGCATCAGAACTTGGTTTAAAAGCCATTGCCATTACGGAACATGGTGAGGTAACAAGCTGGCCGTACTACTCAGAACTGAAAGACAAGTATCCGAATGTAAAACTTCTTTATGGTATTGAGGCATATGAGTGTGAGGACAGGGAAGTTAAGGATAAGAACAGTAAATACTGGCACTTGATTATCATTGCAAAAAACGAAGCTGGTCGTCAGGCTGTTAATCGCTTGTCTACACTCGGTCATCTTCATGGTTTTTATAGCCGTCCTCGTATCACAAAAGAGGATATCGCTAAGGAAGATACGAATAATTTGATTATCCTGTCTGCTTGTTTAGCAAGTAGGCTATCCAGAACAGATGATTATAACGCTTGTATTAAGCTGGTTCAAGAGTATAAGAGCTTATTTCCTCACTATTATCTTGAAGTTCAGGCTCATGCAAACAGTGAACAGGCAAAATACAATCAAAAAATCATGCGGCTGGCGAATGATACTCATACAAAAGTAGTTGTCACAAACGATGTTCACGCTGCCACCAAAGAAGATCTTTATTATCAAGATTATTTCCTTCGTATCGCTCATGATACGGAAACCGCCGCAGAAATCTATGAAGGATGCTACTTCATGTCTCGTGAGGAACAGCATAGAGTTCTTGATAGCCAGATTGGATACGAAGCGGCAGAATGGTGTATCAATAATACTGACGAGGTTGCCGACCTGTGTGATGATGTAGATATGCCTTGGCATGAACCTGAACTTCCCAAAATTGAGATTCCGCCACAGTATTCTAATTCGGCAGCTTACCTGAAAGACCTTGTAAAAGAGGGATGGAAGAAACGTGGAATTGATAAGTTTGATGCAGAAAAGCAGAAAATCTATCGCAAACGTGTTGATGATGAGTTGTTTGTCATCGAGAAGAAAGACTTCTGTGACTACTTTTTGATTCTAGTCGATTACATCAACTGGTGTAAACAGAACGATGTTATTGTTGGCCCAGGGCGAGGTTCTGCTGCTGGTTCACTTGTATGTTACTTGATTGGTATTACGCAGCTTGACTCTATCAAATACGAGCTTGATTTCGGACGATTCCTTACTATTGAACGAAAGGACCTTCCTGACGTTGATGTGGACGTTAGCGACCGTGCGAAGGTTGTTGAGTATTTGACACAGAAGTATGGAGAAGATCGAGTGGTTCAGGTTATGAATATCGTGTACACTACTCCGGTCACTTCGATTCAAGACGTTGGTAAAGTTCTCGGCTTTCCGTATGCTGAAATAAGAAAAATCAGCGAGAAGTTTGTTCAAAAGACATGGAAGGATTGCCTTGATGCCAACCCGGAAGTGGCTGAAAATCCGAAGTATAAGGAACTACTTGACATCGCAAGTCATATCAATGGTCGCCCACGAGGATATGGTATTCATGCTGGCGGTGTTATTGTCTGCCGACATCCTTATTATGAGTATATCGGCATTCGGCACGGCACTGACGGAGAACATGTTATTTCTGTTGATAAAGTGATGGACGAGAAGATTGGACTCGTCAAGTTTGATATTCTTGGTGTTGCGTCGCTGGTTGCTATCGATGAGGCAAAACGTGAAGACAATATTCCAGACTGGGAGATTGATATTAACAATCCAGAGTTTGAAAACGATAAGGCAACTTACGATTTGATTTGCTCCGGGCGGACAGACAATCTATTCCAGATTGAGTCTTCGGGAATGAAGGATCTGGTTGCACAGCTTCAGCCGAGGTCGATTGAAGAGCTATCCGCTTTGATTGCACTTTATCGCCCTGATGCAATGCCGTCCATTCCTACATACGTTGATTGCAAATACCATCCTGAGCACATTCATTATTTTCATCCTGATATGGAACCGATTTTCCGCAGCACATACGGTGTGAATATTTATCAGGAACAGAGTATGAAGCTCACGAAGGTGTTCGGTGGTCGAAACGATGCCGGAGCTGACAGAATGCGTAAGTGCTTGGCAAAGAAAAAACCTGAGAAAGTCAAGGAAGAGGTCGAGCTTCTTTACGATGAGATTCTTGCAAACGGATACGATAAAGCAACCGCCGAATATATTTGCGATGAACTGTCAACGAAGGGCGGCTACGGATTTAACAAGTCACATTCTCAGGCGTATGCCGTTATCTGCCTTCAAACAGCATACTTAAAAACACACCATCCGCTTGCATTCTTTAAGGCTATGCTAAACCTGAATAAAGCAAAGGTCGGTAAGGTAAACAAGATTATGGTGGATGCACGGAGTTTTGGTGTTCAGGTTCTTCCTCCGAGTATCAATCGTTCCGGCATGGATTTTACTGTATCGAATGGGAAAATTCTATTTGGCCTATCCGCAATCGGTGGTATTGGTGATACGCTTGCCGATGCTATTATTGCCGAAAGAGATAAGAATGGAAAGTTCAAGGGTCTTGATGACTTCACGAGCCGTGTCCGTGCAACAAAGGCACAGATCATCGCACTGGTTAAGTCTGGTGCCATTCCTACAAAGAATAAACGAGCATTCTTGGAAAAGTACATTGCGAGTGGTTTGGAGCAATCTGAGTTCAAACCGGTAAGCACACTTCCTATAAAAGCTGTCCTGCTGAGTAAGTGGGATATTGATACGGAGCATTATAAGGTTGGTAAGAAGGTTGATAAAGAAACTGTCCTACGAATCTATAACGAAAAACGCCGTGTTGTATATGAAACTGAAAAGCTCAAGAAAAAAGAAGCATACATGACTGAGCAGTCAGAGAAGTATTTGAAGGACGAGCAATTCTGGGAGTTCCAGACATTACAGACGTTCATCATCGATAAGAATCCGTTTGAAAAGGCATACGAGTACATTCAGGATTTCTCAGAGATTGAGAGTGGCGACTCTTGTGTGCTGGTTGGTATTATCGCAAAGATTCAGAAGAAGAAAACAAAGACTGGTATGCAGTTTGCATTTGTAAATCTGTACTCTGGTGATGGTATCATTGAGCTAACTGTGTGGCCGAGAATCCTTTCTGATTATCAGGATTTGATTGTTAAGGGAAGTCAGGTAGCTGTGCTTGGTAAGAAGGAAGATGATTCGCACGTTATTGCGAATGACTTCAAGCCTTACAAGCAATGGCTGCATGATAGAGAGATAAGGTAAGAGGGTTGTAAGGTGGCAGATAAGAAATTTAATGAAAACATGATCCGTTGCTACATCAGGATAAAACGAGTCTTTTATCCGAAAGATGGGAAGGGGGTGGAGCCCGGCGGCTTCGCCACTTTCTCTGCCGAGGTGGTAAAAGTCAAGCAGGGAAATCCTATCATGAGCCGATACAGCGACCTCCGACTGAAAGGCAACGTCCCTAGTCTTGATATGGATAAAACTTATTCATTCTGTGGTGAGTATGTTCATCATGAAAAGTTTGGTGACCAGTATAAAATCGTCTACATGAACGAGTTCCAAGAGATTACCGACCCAGAAGAACAGAAAAGCTTTCTCCGTTTTATCTTGACAGAACATCAGTTTGAGATGCTTTATGAAGCATTTGATAATCCGTATGAGATCATCAAGAACGGTGATATCAAGTCTCTTTGCACTGTTAGTGGCATCACAGAAGGTCGAGCACAGAAAATTATCGATGCCTTTGAAAATAACATTGATAACAGCGAAGCATACACGAAGCTGATTGAGTATGGCTTGACTCCCAGTGCTATCGGAAAACTTGTTCATCAATATCACGGTGCAGACACTCTTGTAAGAAAGATTGAAGAGAACCCTTATGTTTTGATTGACGATGTATATGGTATTGGTTGGAAGAAAGCTGACGCTCTTGCATTGAATATGGGATTAAAGCCAAACTCTCAATTCCGAATTGAAGCTTACGTTATGCATTTTCTTGCCGACCGTGCCGAAGAAGGCAATTCTATCATCCCGGCAAACCAGACAATCAATAGTTGCATTAAGGAACTTGGCTTGGATGAGGGTGACCAAGAGATTATCAAGAGAGCACTTTTCCATCTGCACGATGTCCGCGAAACGCTTTGGTGGAGTGATGATCGTCAGGAATTTGCTTTAACAAGAGTGTGGAATCTGGAAAATAAGATTGCAAAGGAAATTAAGCGTCTGGCGGATGCACCTGTCGAGCCGATTGGTCGAAACACGGATGCTGCAATCGATGAGGCAGAACGTGCTCTTGGCATCGAGTACACCGAGGAGCAAAGAGATGCTATTAAAAAGGTATGCTCTAGTAATGTCTGTATCTTGACGGGCTACGGAGGAACCGGTAAAAGTACCGTTGTCGCTGGTGTCCTAAAGGTTCTTCGTGGTAAGTCGTTTGCCCAGACTGCACTCTCTGGTCGTGCTGCTGCTCGTATGCAGGAGATTACTGGTCAGGACGGCAAGACAATTCACCGCCTCCTTGGTTACGACATTGAAAATGGTGGCTTTATTCATAATAAGAACAATCCTTTAGAGGAGGATATCATCATTCTGGACGAGACCTCTATGGTTGGCGCTCAACTGTTTTACGATTTAATTCAGGCAATCGAAACTGGTAAACGATTTATCATGATTGGTGATGACGGCCAGCTTGAGAGTATTGGTATGTGCAACATCTTCAAGGATATGCTTGCCTCCAAGGTTGTTCCGGTTGCTCGCTTGACTAAGATTCACCGTCAGGCTGCTAAGTCAGCGATTATCACTGAGAGTATCAAGGTTCGTAATGCCACGCAGTTGGTTCCTTACGGTTGGGCTGGTAATGAGATTCGTGGCGAGCTGCGTGATTTGGAGCTTGATATCTATAAGGATGCAGGCGAGTCATTTAGCCACATCATCAATCAGTATCGTACCTTATATAATAAGGTAGGGAACGATAGTGCAAAGATTCAGATTGTACTTCCGCAGAAGCTCCGTGGCAGCATCTGCACCTACGAGGTAAATAATGCTATTCAGGAAATTGTGAATCCGAGTCGTGGTCAGACCGAAGCGAAGATTTCTATCTATGGTGATGGCAAGGACAGAGTGTACACTCTGCGTGAGGGCGATCAGGTCATTATCAACAAGAACAATTATGAACTTCACACATACAATCTCAAGACAAAGAAAAAGGAAGAGAAGTGTCCGGTGTTCAACGGAAACCGTGGCATTATCCGAAAGATTGAGACTAGTTTTATTCTGGTTGATTTTGACCAATGGGGAACGATCTTCATTCCGCATTACTTTGGTGGGAATAACATCTGGGCAACGCTTGAACTTGCTTATGCTTTAAGTTGTCATAAACTACAGGGCAGTGAGGCTCCGTATGTGATTGTTGGTATGGACAACTCTGCATACCTGATGCTGACGAGAGAATGGCTCTATACGGCCATTACTCGTGCCAAGAAGTATTGTGTGATTTGCGCCGAAACTCATGCTCTTGATCGGGCTGTAAAGACTTCGAGGGTGCCATACAAGCGAACGTTCTTGAAGGAATTTTTACGGAAAGAATTTTCAGAAAAGCATTGACAATTATATTCGTATCCTGTATAATATAGTTATAAAAAGTCTCCATCCCGGAGGCTTAAAATTCTCTCTTTAGATGCATAACACAGGATACGAGAAAGAGAAGGCTTGCTCGTAACGACAAGCCTTTCTTTATTAGCTATAACTATATAACACAGGATACACAAGGAGGCTTTATGACAGATAAAGAGCTCATAGGTAAGCTTGATGCGATGGTTAAGGCATTGCAGAAAGCAAAGAAAAAGACGGACAAGACCCGCATTTTGCTGGATGCACGTAAGGATTTTGGAGATGAAGCTGATGAGTTAATGGCATTCTTTCGATTCCTGCTTGACCCGGCAATTGTTACTGGCCTGTCTAATGCAAAGATCAATAAGAAGGTAACTGCAAGGCCGGATATCGATGTTCAGTATCTCAGCTGCGGATACCTTTATATTATGGGTGCTAGTCACAATACAGGCTCTGATGCATCCATCGCAACAATCCAGAATTATTTACATAAAAATCCTGAATATGAAGAGTTTCTGAAGCGACTGTTCACTAAGAATCTGCCAATTGGTGTTGAGGCAGCTACCATCAATAAGGTGTACGGTGAAGAGATTATTCCTGTATGGGAAGTTCAGCAGGGATATCCGATTGATAAGGTTAAGCTGAAGCGGAATGAAATGATTTTTGTATCGCGCAAATTAAATGGAGTGCGCGGCACCTTTATCAATGGTCAGCTCATTTCCAGACAGGCGCAAAAGTTTACTGGACTTGACCACATTATCAACGATATTAAAAATACTGGCTATTTTGGTTATGTATTTGATGGAGAGTTAATTCGTAAGAATGTCGATGGTCTGTCAGATAACAAAAATTTCGTTGTTGGGACAGGCATTATTAACAGCGATTCTACAGATAAGAGCTGCATCAAGTTCGTAATTTTCGATATGGTTCTACAGAGACAGTTTGAAAATGACGAGTGTGTTGAACGGTATTCAGTTCGTAAACAGCGGCTTCTTGAGCTGAAAGAGAAAATCAAGCAGCACAATCTTCAAAACATTGAAGTTGTCGAGATGGTCTACGAAGGAACCGACCATTCACAGATTGCTAAATGGCTTGATTATGCTGTTGCAAATGACTGGGAAGGACTTGTCTGTAACAGAGATGTCCCTTACCGCCGGGCACGACATAATGGATGCCTGAAAATAAAACGTTTTTATACTGTTGACCTGCGAATCATCGCGATTGAGGAAGGTCAGAACCGTCTGGCTGGTACGATGGGTGCTCTGGTCGTTGACTACAATGGTAACGAGCTTCGTGTTGGTTCCGGTTTTGATGATACTACGAGAGCTACCGTTTGGGCGAATCCGGGTGACTATATCGGAAAAATCGTAGAAGTAAAATACAAGGAAAAGTCGTGCGACAAGAAAACTGGTGCTGAATCCCTGCAGTTCCCGACATTTGTGAGATTCCGAAATGACAAAAATGAGGTGTCTTATGGCTGATGTTAGGTTGATTGACGCAAATGCTTTGCTTGACAAAAATAATTGGACAATCAAGCAATACAGTGAAGAAGAAGCCAATGCTTGGAGAGACGGCATTGCCCTTATGAAGAAGAACATTGAAAACGCTCCAACCATCGACCCGAAAACGCTGCGGCCGGTGGCACACTGGGAAGAGAGCGTTTGCTTCGACGATGCCTTTTGGGTGTGCTCGAACTGCAAGTTTCCTAGTGAAGCGATAGCTGCACCCCGTCTTTATCACTATTGCCCGGTGTGCGGGTCGAAGATGGAGTGAATCATGGCTAAAAATAAGTTAAAAGATTCCTTTTATTGGATGGACGGGAATGATAAGAATGAAGTAAGTTTCGGCTAAGGAGAAGATTATGAAAACTTATTATGCAGTAACTGAAGGCGAATACTCAGACTATCGAATTATTACCATCACTGAAAACAAAGAAAAAGCGGAAAGAATCGCTGCGGCATACGACGGTGATGTCGAAGAGTATGAGGATTGTATCATAAATCCGATTGGCGTTTGGAATGTTTATTACTACGAAAAAATAAAAAACTGGTTCGTAATCCATTCCAATAGAGATGTTGAAGATATTAAAGACAAAGAGTGGAAACCTGATTATTTTGATTCAGCTCCTTACGATAAGGGGATGGTGTGGACTATTTATGTAACCGCTGAGAATAGAGAGCTTGCTCAAAAGATTGCTTATGATAAGTATGCTCAGTGGAAAGCCGAACGGGAGGGGCTGGTATGAATCTTTCCAAGAAGTCCATTAAACACATTCTTCGGATTCTGGATAACAAATGTGTTGAGAATCCATCCAAAACCACAACAATTAGCTTCGGCGGCAATCGAATTCCAACTCGTGAATTCACGCCTAAGAATAAAGAAGCGTATGGATGGTGGACTATTGTTTACGTTCCATCCGAAGGTTACTTTTGGGGAATCAAAAATGAAACGTCTGAGGAGTTTGGGATGGATTTGGATAGTCCAGATATCGATTCTCCTGCACAGCTTGCCGATTTGTGAGGTGTTAAAATGCTACTTTTAACGCAAAACAAAGAAATCGTAAATCTTGACCGTATAGCCATCATTGATACTGCAAGCCTTAATATTTACGCAAGACAGGGAAATGGTGAGCGCGGAATCATTCTTGGAGGATACGATTCCGAAGAAAGGTGTAAGAGTGTTATTTGCGATATTTTTTATTGCTATAAGTTGAATGCACTTGCTTATATTATGCCAAATAACTAAAATGAATGATTTCAAAAAACTAGCTATCCCAAAGAAAGAACGACTTGAAGTTCAACTTACGGATGGCACAGAAGAACACAATATACTGTACATAATTACATCTCTAGCCACTATTAAAGGTGCTGAGATTTTTAAAAATTTTCGTTTGTATTCTGTAGGCTCCGCCGGGGAGCTCAACTTATTAGAGAAGCGAGACGGCGATCCCTACTTTGATAAGCTGAAAGGAACAGAATATGAGTAATTCGATGAATCGAGAAGACCGGCGCAGAGAGCAGCGTAAGGCACGAATCCTTGCCCGGCGAATCAAAAAGGCCGGTGGTCCCGACTTTCTGGCTGGGATGCCAGTTGAAGAGTGGGAACCCAAGATTGGTGATGAGGTCACTATTAAGGTAAAGAGGATTCAGGGTAAGAAGGATTTCTTCAAGATGAGTCCGCAGTATCAGGACTTTATCAATAGCCTTGAAGACGGAAAGCCTTACAAGATTACCAGTACCGGTATGAAGGGTCAGGTCTACGGCATTGATGCACATCCTTATTTTCAGATTTGGAAGGGTGATATGGAACCCTACAAGGAGTCCTAATGAGGATGTACTTCAGGACGGATTATAAAGAGTGGGGCCCGGCAGAAGCCACTTTGCAGAAAGGACGCTGGTATAAGGTTCTTTGTGATGCTGGCGACTTCTACATAATTGACAACAGACCAGAAAGTAACAAGTGCGGCCTGCGACTAGGAGAAATATCGTTTGTTGATAAAGAAAATCTCGAAGATGACGTCTATGTCGTGACCGGAAAGAGTGAAGAATTTGAGGAAGGAGGTGGGGCGATATGATTGGTATTGACCATCGTGAGCAGGGTCGTAAGGAACGAGCCCTTGCAGAGTATTATAGAACCTTAGCTCGATATCCTGTCGAGTGTGGAGAGCCGATTACATATCAGTTATCGGAAGAGCAGCTTAAACAGGTTCTCTGTGGAGAGGTTACCGTGGATGAGTTGATTGAAAGAGGTGAGGTAAATGAAAGACAGGATTAAGATGTGGATTGCTTTCATTAAGATTTTTAAGGATTATCTTATTGCAGTCGGAATCATGATTGTGTTGTGGTTGCTGTCTTACCTTATTAAATATGGAATTTCAGTATCCAGTTTACCGGATTGGTTTAAGTTTGCACTTCTAAAGTAATGGAGGATTAAATGGTAACCGATATTCTTAATAGAGAGATTCATATTGGCGATATGGTGCTTAGAGCTAGAACTCGAAAAGGTCGAGGAGTCCTTTGGAGTATTCATAAAGTTGTCGCCATTATGAACGTAATGATTAAAGTTCAAGACGGAAAGTACACAACGAATGTTGCACCAAGGAATTGTATCGTAATTGACGAGAGTGACATTCCTGAAAACTGGCAGGACGAATATTAAGGAGAGTTGAATGATTGTTGATTTGATCGCGTACACACAGCGAGTGGTTCCTACAAGTGATAAGAATCCTTTAGATATTGTGGAGGAAGCTGCGAGTATTTGTTACGATTCTTCAATGACTGACGATTATAAGATTGCCAAGGGATGTAAGGCAAGCGGTCACTATTCTGTGCTTGAACACATCAGCTTTACGTTTCATGTCACCGGTGTCAGTCGAGCGCTGTTGGCACAGTTAAGTCGTCATCGTCACATCAGCTTGAGCGTGCAGTCGCAAAGATATGTAGCGATGGACAACTTTGATTATGTAAATCCGTTCAGCGGTGAAGACGCAGATGTTTTTAAAGATATGATGGGAAGTATCGCAGCTGATTATTATATCTTAAAAAAATATCATAATGCCGCTAATGAAGACGCTCGTGCTGTTCTGCCGAATGCCTGCTGCACTGAACTTTATGTCACCATCAACGCACGGTCACTGATTGAAATGAGCCACCTGCGGCTCTGTACTCGTGCCCAGCGTGAGATCCGGGGACTGTTTATGGCAATCAAATTCCAGGTTGCTCAGGTTTGCCCTGAACTCGCCGCTTGGATGGTTCCGTCCTGTGAAGCGAATCCTAAGTATCCGTTCTGTCCTGAGGGGAGCCGCAGCTGTGGCCGCCACCCGAAGCTGGCAGATGTTTATAAGCCTATTGAAAAAAACAAGGAGGTTATTGATGCAAACACTTGACGAAATTAAGAAGAACGTCGAGCACCCGTCTTATTACGGCGGTGCAGACAATCCCTATGAGGCTATCAAAGTGCTGCGAGAGTGGCAACTGGACAAGGATGCTTATCTTTGGAATGTTGGTAAATATTTGAGCCGGGCAGGACACAAAGATGGCAATTCTCAACTTCAAGATTTGACGAAGGCACGTCGGTATTTGGACTATAAAATCCGGCTTTTAGAGGAACAGCAGAAGATTGTTGAAAGCGTCGTAGATACGCTCAAGAAGGTTCCTAGCGAAGTAACTGACAACCTAACTACAATGCCGGATTACATTCCTCGTCATGCAAAGCCTGATTATACGGATGACTTGGTTTTCCGTCCAGAGATTCATACTCCAAACATTGAGACTGCCGTCGTTCCTGATTGTGCCGACGAGGTAAAATTTTAAGAGGTTTACATAAATGAGATACACGAGATACAACTGGGAAGGACCATTTGCGGCATTCGCCCTGTTTGTTACAATGTTGATTTTTGGCTTTTCCAAATTTGTTTTAAGATAATCAAGGAGAAAACACATGAATATGATGTTTACTGCAATTCCTGTCATTATTGTCCTTCTGGTCGCCTTTGCATTTACTTGCTACAAGAAGGCTCCTCCTACTCAGGCAATCGTCGTGACAGGTTTTGGACTGTCTAAGCCGAAAGTTATCTGTGGTCGTGGCGTGTTCGTCCTTCCGGTTATTCAGCGAGCTGACCGTCTGAATATGCGACTGCTCAAGATTGATGTCAAGACTCCTGAAACCGGTGTCAAGACTAAAGAGGGTGTTTCTCTGTGGCTGGACTCTGTTGTTACTGTTCAGGTTTACTCTGAGAACTCTACTGTAACTGATGATGAGATTAAGAGCGCCGGTTGTGAGGATGCAAAGACTTACATTAGTGCTCGTCAGCAGGCTGCTATTTCCAACTTCCTTGGCATGAGTGAAGATGGCATTAACGAGAAAATCAACGATGTCCTTCAGGGCAATCTGCGAGAGATTGTTTCTGAGATGACTGTCAACGATATCCTGACCAATCGTAAACAGATGGCAATTTCCGTTGTTGAGAATGCTCGTCCTGATCTAGCAAAGATGGGTCTGGAAGTTGTTACTTTCAATGTTCAGGATATCAAGGATGCTATTGATGCCCAGGGTCATAATCATGGTGTCATTGAGGCAATTGGTGTTCAGCAGGAAGAGCTGGTGAAGAAGCAGGCAGAGATTGCTAAGGCTGAAGCCGCTCGTGATATTGCTCGTGCTAAGGCAGATACTGCTCGTGAATCAAATGAAAAGGAAATTGAATCCAAGACTGCTATTGCACAGCGCAACAATGAGTATCTTTTGACTCAGGCTGCTCTGAAGGCAGAGGCTGATAAAGCAAATGCTGATGCAGAAGCTGCTGGTGAGATTCAAATGAATCTGCGTGATAAGGAAATCAAGGAAGCTGAGGCTGACGCAGCTATTGCAAAGCAGAAGAAGATGGTTGAGTTGGCCGCTCAGGAAGCAGAAGTTCGTCAGCAGAAGCTGGATGCAGAGATTCGTAAGCAGGCAGATGCTGATTTGTACAAGCGTCAGAAAGAAGCTGAAGCGAAAAAGTACGAGGCAGAACGTTTTGCAGAATCTGCGAAGTTTGCCAAGGAGCAGGAGGCTGAAGGTATTCGTATGGTCGGTATGGCCGAGGCAGATGCTATCAAGCAGAAAGGTCTTGCTGAGGCAGAAGCTATGCTAAAGAAGGCTGAGGCTTACAAGCAGTACAATGGCGCAGCAATGGGAGAGATGATTATCAAAATTCTGCCTAGCATTGCAGAGCAGGTTGCAAAGCCTCTGGCATCTATTGACAAGGTTTCTATTATCGGCGGTAATGCTAATGGTGTTTCTGAGATTTCTGGAAATGTCCCAGCAGTCATGGCACAGACTTTTGAGGCTGTCAAGGAAGCCACCGGCATTGATATGCGAGAAATCGTCCGTGCCAATAGTTACGATGCCAAGGTTACCAAGAATGTGAATCTGGTAAGTGATTCTACTATCACTTCCGACAAAGGTGAGACCCATGACGCAGAGTAAAGGAGTGATTGCATGGAATATGTGATTAAACGTGATGGAACGAAAGTTCCTTTTGATAAAAGTAAGATTGTAAACGCGATTGAGAAGGCAATGACGAATACGACTGGAGGAGTTGATTCTCGCGTATCTAACGCCATTGCAGACTACATCGCAGACATCCCTGATACGATGTCTGTAGAGCAGATTCAGGATGTGGTTATTGACCAGTTGAAAAATAGCCCTCTTTCGGATGTGGCTGATGCTTATAGTCACTGGCGTATTCTTCGGCAGGAGATTCGTGAGAAGCAGCGAGCATATGGCGAAATTCTTTCCATCTGTGATGTAGATAATGAGAAGGTCAAGCAAGAGAACAGTAACAAAAATCCTGTTGTGAATAGCGTACAGCGTGACTATATGGCTGGCGAAGTCTCCAAAGATCTGAGCTTTAATCTGCTTCTTCCAAAAGATATTGTGGATGCTCACTATGATGGTAGAATTCACTTCCACGATTCCGACTACTTTGCCCAGCATATGTTTAACTGCTCGTTAGTTAATCTGGAAGATATGTTGCAAAACGGCACTGTGATTTCTGGTACAGGAATTGACAAACCACATAGTTTCTCTACAGCGTGCAATATTGCAACCCAGATCATTGCACAGGTTGCTTCAAATCAGTATGGTGGTCAGAGTATTACTCTGTCTCATTTGGCTCCCTTCGTGGATGTCTCTCGAAAGAAGATCGCGGGTGAAGTCTATGAGGAATTTTACGACATGATTCAAAACAATGAGATTGACAAAATGCCAAATCAGGAGACTATCAATCGAATTGTAGAGAAGCGTTTACATAAAGAAATCGTTGCAGGCGTTCAGACTATTCAGTATCAGGTTATTACTTTGATGACCACCAACGGGCAGGCTCCTTTTATTACCATTTTTATGTACCTTGATGAAGTTCCTGAAGGCCAGACCCATGATGACCTTGCAATTATCATTGAAGAAGTCCTTCGTCAGCGCATTAAAGGCGTGAAGAATGAGACTGGAGCATGGATTACTCCGGCTTTCCCAAAGTTGATTTATGTGCTGGAAGAAGACAACATTCGAGATAATTCTAAGTATTATTATCTGACTGAACTGGCAGCTAAATGTACGGCCAAGAGATTCGTACCTGACTACATTTCTGAGAAGAAGATGTTGGAGTACAAAGGTGCTTGCTACCCCTGTATGGGATGTCGCAGCTTCCTGACTCCTGATCGAACCACCGAGAATATTTCTGGTGCCATGAATTGGGAGAAGGGTCACAAGTATTATGGTCGCTTTAATGCCGGTGTTGTCACCATCAATCTGGTAGATGTTGCTTGTAGCTCTAAAAAGGATGTTTCTGAGTTTTGGAAAATTTTTGATGAGCGTCTTGAACTATGCCATCGAGCACTTCAGATTCGGTATAAGCGATTGATGGGTACGCCTTCTGATGTGAGTCCAATTCATTTTCAGCATGGTGCAATCGCACGTTTAAAGAAGGGTGAAAAGATTGATAAGCTCCTGTTTGACGGATATGCAACTATCAGTCTTGGTTATGCTGGTCTGTACGAGTGTGTAAAATATATGACCGGCAAGAGCCACACCGACGATGAAGCAAAACCTTTTGCCCTCGAAATCATGCAGCACATGAATGACAAGTGCAATGAGTGGAAAGCCGCTGAAAATATTGATTATAGTTTGTACGGAACACCGTTGGAATCCACTACATTCAAGTTTGCTAAGTGCTTACAGAAGAAGTTCGGTATCATTCCAGATGTAACAGACCATGATTACATCACCAATAGCTATCATGTCGTGGTTCGTGAGCATATTGACGCATTCAAGAAGCTGGAGTTTGAGTCTGAATTTCAGCAGCTGTCTCCCGGCGGAGCCATCTCGTATATCGAGTGCCCTAATATGACCAACAATATTCCTGCCGTGATGAATGTTATTAAGTACATTTACGACACCATTATCTACGCAGAACTGAATATCAAATCTGATTATTGCCAGGTTTGTGGTTACGACGGCGAAATTAAGATTGTTGAAGATAACGGTAAGCTCGTTTGGGAATGCCCGAACTGTGGTAATCGTGACCAGAATAAACTGAATGTTGCACGACGTACCTGCGGATTTATCGGCACTCAGTTCTGGAATCAGGGTCGCACTCAGGAAATTCGAGATCGAGTGGTTCATTTGAGCGATAATTAAATAACGTGTAAGTGGTGGGTTGGTGGGATTACATATGAAAGAAATCATTGTTTTCTTTATGATTGTATGGGTTATCGCCTATTACATTTTAAAAGATAACTATAAAGATTAAGGAGATACTTATGAAGAAATTTATGGCAATTTTCGTTGCATTCCTCATTGCAGTCGGTGCGGTGCTTTGTACCGAGCGAGTACATACTGGCTATGTTGGTGTTGTTTATTCTGCAAAGGGTGTTGAGCAGCAGACTATTTCTCAGGGCTGGCATTTCATGAGTCCACTGAAGCATGTGTCTGAGTTCCCGATTACTCAGCAGCGAGTGGTATTTTCTAATGCTCCGTCCGACTATGGCGTAAAGGAACACGCAGATTGGCACATTGATGCCCCTGCTAATGGCGGTACGATTGCAATCAACCTGACTGTCAATTATAACTTCCTGCCGGAGCATGTTGTTGAACTGTACACCAAGTTTGGTGGTATGGACGGTGAGAGCCTGATGGAGAGCAAGATTCAGAACGATATTATTGCTTACGTCAAGGAAGTTACTCCTCAGTTCAGTGTCATGCAGATTTATTCCGATGATCGAGCAGGTGTGAATACTGCAATCACCAACTATCTGAATGAGAAGTTGACCGCAGAGTATGGAATCAATGTTTCCTCTGCTCTGATTGTGGATGCACAGCCTGATGATACCCTGATGCAGAAGATTCGCGCAAAGGAGCAGGCAAAGCAGGACGCAGAGATTGCAGAGCTGAATAAGCAGACCGCTCTGGCTCAGGCGGAGACTGATAAGGTTAAGGCACAGACGGAAGCTGACGTTAAGATGATTGAAGCACAGGCCGAGGCTGATGCAAATAAGGTGCTTTCCGAGTCTATCACTCCTGAGCTGATTCAGATGAAGGAAGCAGAAGCTCGTCTGAAGCATGGTTGGGTGACTGTACAGGGTGCTGATACCGTTGTAACTAAGGGTGAGTAAGTAACATCTTATTGATGGAATAAAAGCAGAGTGGGTGTGGTGGCATGAAAACATGGATGTGGAACGTATACGTCAGTTGATTCTCGAAATTATTCGAGTCATACAACAAGCGAACAATATTAGTCAAAATGAAATGGAAGATATTATTTCTGATGTTGAGTTTGATTTTTATAACGGTCGATAAAGAAAGGAGTCTTATGGATTATTGGTCTGTTGAAGTAATGTACTACGATGATGGGAATCAGGCATTCAATACATATATGGTAAAGGCGCAGGATCAGAATGATGCTATAAACAAGGCGCATCATCGCTTTGAAAAGGCTCATCCTAACATGAGCTGTATGATTCAGAGCATTGAAAAGGCAGGTGGCTGAGATGGACTTCAAATGTAAGTGTGGCAGTGAATCCTTCTTTATCCAGAGTAAAGGTAGCCAGATTGGTCTGTATTGCTCTGCTTGTGGCAAGTGGCAGAAATGGCTCACTAAGAATGAAGTGAGACAGTTTGAGTACGAGACGAATACGTTGGACTCAAAAGAAAACAATCCTGATGATGATTTTTATGAAAAATTCGCCTTAACTCCATGGGGCTGCCTACACTGTGCTTTTAGAGATTTTGGACTAGATCTCCCTGAAATACCTGGTAAGATGGCCGATACTCTTATGGAAGATTTCTTCGAGATTATGAAAAAGCACGGATTATGGAGAAAGAGTAAGAATGATTGCTAAACTTTTGAAACGTCTACTCCATTGGTTCCTTCCCGAATGCAGTAGCTGTGGCGGTGTTATGCTTTACGATAACACTCATAGCTGGCATGATAAATGGCACTTTGTATGTGATACATGTGGTAGAGAAAAGTGGGGTGCTTTATGAGTGTTGAGTCAAAATGTCACTTCAATATTGAGCCTCTGCTTAACCCATCATATAAGGAAGTGCTCATTATCGAAACCGACAATTGGGCATCTTGTGAGATTGTAAATAAAAACACTTATTATGAAGTGGAAGGTACAATAAGGTACGAATACCGCAATAATGAACCAAATGAAACAAAATATCTTGAGGCAAAAAAGATAAATGGAATTCCGTTGAGAAATCTTTGGATAGAAATTCATTCACGATAAAAGTGCCGTTCTAGCGAGGTAAATGTGTGGAAAAGAAATACGTAAAAATCTTTAAATGCCGTGAATGTGATCGCTACATCACTTTTTATGATGTTGATTTATCTGCTGTTGAGGAATGGACTCTTTCCGAAATGTTTAAAGATGGTCGTGAACCCGCTGAAGTGTCTGGCGGTTCTAGGCTTTCTGGACAGAATAAATTCCTGCTTCATCGGTGTGATCAAGAGAAGCTTTGTGTTTGTGATTTCATTGGATGGAAAGAAATCGAGGCTAAAAATGATTAACAATCCTTTTGCAGAAGATGGTATTGTCGCTTGCCAGAATTGTGGTAGCGGCGAATACCTTTATAACGAAGACGAGAATCGAAATAGCTACTGCGGTCAGTGTGGCACTCGAATTGACTGGCCGGAAGATGAAGACGGTTGGAAGAGTACAAATACTGACCTTCCGAAATATGGAGTACTGTGCAAGATTAAATATAAAGATGGTCGAGAAGATACGGCTGTTTTAAGTTCTTATATCGGATGGCATACTGACGGCATGTTTAATACTCTCAAGGAGCCGGATTATTGGCGATACATGACGGAGGAAGAGAAGAATGGGGCTTAAAAACACAAAACAGGATGCGCTTTCTAAAATTCCGCTTTTAACAGAAAGGAAAAGTATGTTTAAAATTTTCAAAAATACTGCCGTATGCGTACTTCTAGCAGCGATTATACTGACTGGATGCAGTACAAGGGTGAAAGACTCGGTAGGGAATGTAACTGTAGCGAATGGCTGGTTCTATCGTATCGGTGACACTCCTATGGTGTACGACAAGGATACACACATCATGTATTATTTGTTCGGAGAAGGTGCAGGCTACGTAAGCTACGGCTATATGTCTCCTTATTATAATAAGCACGGTCAGATGTGCTACTACGTTGATGGTCAGATTATTCCTATCGAGGAGGTGCTAATCGATGTGGATTGATTTTACGATTGCTGTCTTAGCAACTCTAATTATGATGGGCTGTTGCATCCGATGTGAGCAGCTTATCGTTGAAGTGTCCAAGGCAAGTTTTGATGACGAAAGCACACAGAAGTTCTTTTGTGGAGTTGTGAATGTTGCTATTGTCGTGTTTGCAGCATTACAGACGTTTAAGCATTGAGGTGGTTTAAGATGGCGAAATACATTCCTGAAAATGCTCAATGGGCGGATATCACTCCTTTGCTAGATGAGATTGACAGTGGCTTGAAGCACATGCGCTTTTATGACGAACGAGATGACTATTCCGACTTCCTAGCAGAAGAACGTGAAGACCTACTAAGACTTCCGAAAGCAGAGTCTAATACAGTTCGTGCTATTGCACACTGGGATCATTGGCCGTGCGATGACGAGGAAGACTTTGTATATCACTGCTCTAATTGTGGTGAACAGTTTTACGAAGATTTTTTCTATCCGCGCGAGACACCTTGTATCGGCTCTGAGAAATACAAGCCTTTTAAGTATTGTCCCTACTGTGGGGCAAAAATGGAGGGCGTTAAATGAACTACGCTAAAATTGTTCCATGTGATATTGCGAATGGGCCAGGCGTAAGAGTCACGTTGTTCTGCGCGGGGTGTAACCATCACTGCCCCGGCTGTCAGAATCCTACCACATGGGACCCGAATGGTGGTCAGCCATTCACAGATGAAACGCTTGATAAAATTGTAGATTTACTTCGACCTGATTATATTCAAGGGCTTACGCTCACTGGTGGAGATCCACTATATCCTGAGAACAGAGAAGTTGTTGAGAAAATCGTCCGTCGTGTATGGGCTGAATTTCAGGACAAAAAAGACGTTTGGCTCTGGACTGGATATAAGTGGGAAGAATTGTGGAATCAGGATGGGCTCGTAGCTGACATTCTTGCTAACATCAACGTCCTCGTAGATGGTCCTTTTATTGAAGCAGAAAAAGATATTTCACTTCCATACATGGGAAGCAAGAACCAACGAGTAATTGATATTAAATGGAGTCTTGGATATAAAGAGCCAACCCTTTGGTGGGCTCCAGAAGAGAAAGGAAAATAATATGGATTTAGGAAACGCAACTACTAATCTTGGCTATGGCATGAGTCGAATGCCGTATCGCCCAAACATTAAAATCAATAAACTACACGATGATGCTCATCTTCCGACTTATGGTTCTAAAAATGCTGCTTGTGCAGACCTGTATGCCTATATCGGTTTTGATGACGCAACGATGGTAAACAAGAATGGTGACCGTTGCATCATGATTCGGCCGGGCGAAACCGTTAAGGTATCCACTGGGCTGCGGATGGCTCCGCCGGAAGGCTGGTACGTTGCTATCTATGCTCGCAGCGGTATGGCAACCAAGCAGGGTTTGGCTCCTGCGAATAAAACAGGGATTTGTGATCAGGATTACCGTGGGGAATACATCGTAGCACTACATAATCATTCTAATATCCCTCAAATGATTACTCACGGTGACCGCATTGCTCAGATGGCGGTTGTTCCGTTCTGGCAGGCTGATTTTGAAGAAGTTTCCGAATTGGACGAAACTGAGCGTGGCGGCGGTGGGTTTGGATCTACTGGGGTGAAGTAATGGAGAGTGTATATGAAGTATTACATTATTGAATCTCATTACGAGAAAGAAGCTCCATTTGGAATTGCATGGCAAGTAAAGCTGTTTGACAAGCACACGCTTCTGGAAGAGTACGACCACATCTTCTATAACGAGATTGCTGGCTACTGCAAGTGTCTTGAGGATATAGGATTCGTGGATGAGCGATGGACTTTTAAAAGGCCACAGGACGAAGAAAATCATGACTTTGTTAAAATGTGCATAAAGGAAAAGGAGAATGCACTTCAGACGGAGTGGTATGAAATGACCGGTAACTGGCCGAATGGCGCAGTGATTCTCGATTAAAAGGTAAATTTTACGGAGGTTTTTTATGATTGTTATTGGATATCCATGTGTTGGTAAAAGTACATACGCAGTTGGTCATCCGTATCGTGCAATCGACCTTGAAAGTAGTAATTTTGTAAAGGATGATAATTGGGTCAAATCGTATTGCAATGTCGCTATTGATTTATCGAGACAGGGACATGTTGTGTTCGTATCTTCACATGATGCAGTTCGTAAACAGCTTTTGAAGAGTAATTACGAATATGTTTTTGTGATCTATCCAGCTCTTGATATTAAAGAAGAGTGGCTTGAACGGCTTCACGAAAGATATTTAGAAACTGAACTCGATAAAGATTATCGTGCATGGCAGCGTGCTCTGAATTATTACGATGAAGATATTGCAAAACTCAAAGAAGACGCAAAGAACTTTAGTGGGTTTTATGAAATTGGTCATGGCCGATATGACCTTACTGTAATTCTGGATGAATTTGACTATGGTTCGACTTGGGACCATTCGTAATTGTTAATTGAGCTTAACGGGTGGGTGGGAGAAATAAAAATCATTATGCATAAGACTGATAGTTTGAAAAATCCAGTAATCGTATTCCATTGTAAGAACTGCGGTTGTACAACTAAGATTCGAGTGACTTCTTTTGAAAATCCTGATTTGAATATTCCTGAGAACAATGTGATTGCGTGCTATAGATGTAGAGCAGAAGTTGTTGGATCGGAGTTTATTTCTTGGAAAGAAGCAACTAAAACTATTTTTACCGTGGAGGTGCCAGATGGCGATTAAAATTATTCAACATAAGCAGACTCCAAAAGAACTTGCATATCATTTTAAATGTGGTTGTGGTTGTGAATTTTGGTCTGATTCGGGATTCGGAAGGTGTTTTGGTTGCGAAGTCATTAAATGTGATTTTATTTTATCAAACATAATGTCCAGAATGCGGCAGTCGTGCAGTCGTGTAGAGAGTCATGATGAGCCTGTTTTGAGAGAAGAAATTTTTGACGATTAAAATGTAAATTTAGGGGTGGGTGGGAGGAATAAGAGGATGTGAATGGAACTTTATAATGATGATTGTCTGAAAATTATGCCACAAATCACAGATGAATCTATCGATATGATTCTTTGTGACTTGCCATATGGTGTCACTCACAATAAATGGGATTCTGTGATTCCTTTCGACAAGCTGTGGGAACAATACAATCGAATCATCAAAGATAACGGTGCGATTTGTCTGTTTGCTGATGGAATGTTCATGGCAGATCTTATGGAAAGTAACCGCAAAATGTGGCGATATAATCTCGTGTGGGATAAAGTTCTTTCATCTGGATTTTTGAATGCAAAACGAATGCCACTCCGCAGTACAGAAGAAATTGTTGTTTTTTATAAGAAGCTTCCTACATATAATCCACAATTCACAGAAGGTAAACCGCTCCACGGAATGGGCACAAAATATAAAGAAGGAAACCGTAAAAACAACAACTACGGCAACTTTAATTCTACAAATCAGGCATCTGCGGAAAGAGCGGGTGACACGAAAAAGTATCCGAAATCGCTGGTGACATTTCAAAGAGCACATAGTTCCGTTATGCTCCATCCAACCGAGAAACCGGTAGCTTTGATGGAGTGGCTTATCAGTACTTACACAAATAAGGGTGAGACCATTCTTGATAATTGTATGGGTGTTGGTGGAAGTGGTATTGCCGCTAAAAATCTTGAACGAAATTATATTGGTATAGAACTTGACCAAAAATATTTTGAGGTTGCCAAAGAAAGAATCGAGGTATCATGAAAGCACATATTCAAAAAGAAAAGAAAACAACTCCATTAAAACTTGGTAAGGGAACTCTATTTCAAAATAAAGACGGCAAACTGTATAAGATTTGCGACACAGCAGAATATGACGAGACGCATACTGACGATGAAGTTATCAAGGTTGCTCTATCCGAAGAGAATATGATTCAAGAAAGAAATCTCCAAGATATTTTTAATATGTCGTTTGTGTTTGTGGCGAATAATATTTGAGGAATAAAATATGGTTTACGACATTAAAACAGTCCCAGAAGATACCCCTCTATGGTGTACTGGATTTAGATTTGACGATACAAAGGCTGGCATCAAATGTGAGCCTGTCTTTGGTACTTTTGAAGAAAGAAGTTGCTATTCTAAGTTCCATACCTTGAGTAACAAAACTAGATCAAAGACTTTTAGCGTTGGGGCAAATCCTGATTGTTATCGTTTCGCAGACACTTATGAAGAAGCGGCAACTGAATATAATGGTATGATTTTCGCTGCCAAATACGAGCTTATGAAAAAACAAGAATATCTAGAGCAGTGCTTGCTGGCTGATAAGAATGGGTCAGTATATAATCGTGTGAGTATGCAGTAAGGAGTATAGTATGGCATATCAAATTATTAAACATAGAATTGTGAAACCTATAGAGTACGCGGTACATTTCGAGTGCAGTTGTGGCTGTGAGTTTTGGGCAGACCAAAATTCTGTTACGGAATATTGTATGCGTGGAGGACTGGACGTTTCTAAGTTCCTTCATTATGAAACAAGATGCCCAGAATGTACTAGCATTGCTTATAGCGTAGAGGTAGCTGTTCCAAGGGACGAGGTTTTTGACGATTGAAATGTATGTTTTAGAAAGAGGTGAGAACAATAGAAATTTGGGAGTTGAATCTTCTACATGATGGTGATATAGAACGAATATGTGTGTGCTCTGACGAGCAACCACTATTCGAAATGGCGGTCGATAGGGCAGTTAGTTTACTTGAAAAAATAAATGAATGGCCGCTTAACAAGAACATTGCTATACTTCTGTAAATGTAAACGCACATCTTCGTTCTATTTTTGTGAAAATCAGTACACAAGATAATAGTACAGTTGAACTCTGGGAGTATAAATGGGAATGTATTTATAAAGAACCTCATGAAGACAAAGCTAGTAACACCTTACTTCAGGAAGTTGTTTCTTGTGTACGAGACATTCCAAAACTATTTTATGATTGGGCAGAGAATTTCTGTTGGAAAGCGAGAAAAAATGGCTATTTGCAGTAAATGTTTACATAAAGAAGTATGCGCTTATAGAAAGCATTCAGGAGATTGATTATGAAAGTTGTAGAGCTCATCAACAAACTAAACGAAATCGGATACGACGAGAATACTGAACTGACATTTGGATTCGCAGACGGTAATACTGGAGAATGGTACAATGCTCCATTTGATGAGATCACCTATGGTATTGATTTGACCGGAGAACCATACCATAATGATGTAATCAATATTGATGTTGATGTTGATTCTGTAAAAGAATATCAAAAAGATAAAGCAGAGTGCGCTGTTATTGATATTGTAGAAGAAATGCAGGATGTTTTGAATAGACACATTCGGAGGGTTAATTTTTAATGGTCGAAATTAACGGAAAGAAATACGAAATCGTAGGAATCTCTTTTGACACATCAAACAATCCAAACAAGAAGTTCTTCAAACCGGTTTACATAATGCCGGATGGAGATGTCGTAGCTTGCGATGGGACTCACGATTTCAATTATGATCCTAACAAAGAAATTCAAATTGTTCCAAAGGAATCTATCCCATTTTATGGCAAGCCAACAGAGCCTGCTGTTTATTGTGATGATGATGGCAACTGTGTGGATGTTGACGGTAATCCTCTCGGTATGAAATGGGACGACTTTATGGAGAAACAGTTCCGAACAGTAAATAAATAACGTATCATCGCTATAAAAATTAGAAAATAATACGGTAAAACTAGACTTTTATGAGGTGGATTGATTGGACGATAGATTTTCAATCGAAAAAAATCACTGGGAAATACAAAATCCAGAATGGGAAAGCTATTCTCATTTCATCTGCACTAAAGACCATTATTGGACTGGCGTACATGGTATTAGCAATTTTTTTCTTCAATATAAAAACCCATGGTCTAATAAGCCCGTTGAGCGTTTTGAAGTGAGCTGGCCGAACTTTGTAGAACATATGTGGTTTATTCATTGGTATGGTCCATGTGATTATATTTTTGCATCATATAAATTATCCGAGATCAAACGATTTTTAGAACTTGATATTGATACTATTAAAAAGAACCATTGGCCGGATGGACGCTGTACTTGCTACAGTATTTATGACTACGTGACGAAAAAATGGTACTATTTTAAAATCGAAAATTTGGGAACATTTTATGGATGCAAGTTGCTGTTGGGTGATGACACGGGGGAGGTGATTAGTTGTGACTAAACAAATAGGCTATTATAAATCCGACTGGTATATTATGGGCATCGACGGCAAATATAATAATGCGTGCATTTCGCATACAGAATCGCAGCTTCGATATACGGTTCCAAGGTCACCAGAATGGACCATCAATGGATTGGGCTTTGCTCACCTTAGAGAACATGGATTTGAAGATTACCCTGAACTCTATGGTATCGTATTCTATGATATGGAGTGGTGGCGACGAAAACGCTATCCGGGTGACTTTTATGTAGAGATACCAATTTGCGATTCGTGTGCGGATGCCTTTCGTTTAAAATGGCGTTGTAAGGAATTTCGTGTACATCAGTGGTCTAACTTGAGGAAAGAAACAAAGTGGGTGAAAGGTAGAAGTAACTACACTATTTGTGAGCTCGCCCATAAATTACCACATGAAGAGTTTATTGAGTATTTGAAAGACAACGGCATCTATATTGTAAACGAAAGTGGTGTTGAACTTGGATGATAATAACGAAAAACTCACCCTTGGAGAAAAGATCTTGTTTTTGACAGTTGGTGTGCTCATTACTCTTGTTGTTGGATATTTTGTATGGGCGATTGGCGACGGTATCTATCGTCATTATAATCCGATTGAGTGGACTGCCACTATTGAAGAACTGGAACCGGGCATCTACGGATATACATCTACTATGGTATCTAATATTCCAGCAGAAAATTATGAGATGCTTACGGTTCTTTGCAATGGCACTTATATGAATATCAAAGGACATATAAAAATTGTATATGATAGCAACGCTCCATATATCGAATATAAGTCAACCAATACTGTTAATGCCGACTCTGTAATAGTTCATGTTCAAAAAGGACAGATTAAAAATAATGGAGTTAGTACAGTAACGAGGTGATTCTTATGGAAGAATTAGGGTTTTATAAAGGAGAATGTTTATAATGGATTACAAAGATGCAGATAGTCTTTCTTCTAAAATATTTGCGTTGATTGCTTCGGCTACAGTGTTGATTATAGCCATTGTTTTTCTTCGTATTATTCAAGTGGATTTTAATAATGCCAAGTGGCGTGATGGTATCTGTCTAAAGGACAATACTCATTGGCAGTATAGTAATAGCACCCACAACAGATTTTGGAGATGCGACTATTATATATGCGATAACGGTCATGTCATTGAACTTGTCAACGATTATGAAATACGATAAAACTTGGATTCTTATAAAGGAGGTTCACAATGATTATTGATTGCAAATCTATTGCACAAGATATCAAAAACAAAATCAAGAATATTATCGCAGAAGATGACTACGCTCCTATTTTACATATTTATCAAGTAGGGGACAACCCTGCATCCAATGCTTATATCCGTGGCAAGCTGCGTGACTGTGAAGAGGTTGGAATTGAAGCGGAGCTTATCAAGCTGCCAGAAAATATTACTGAAGATGAATTGAACAACAAGATCTTAGAAGATTATAATTGGGAAGATGTGGACGGTATTATTGTTCAGCTCCCGCTGCCAAAACATATCAATCCTAAAAATATTTGTATTCCAGATGAACTTGACGTTGATGGCTTTAATTCTACATCTAAATTTCAGCCCTGCACTCCGCTGGGCGTTATGAAGATTTTTGACTCCATCGGTTACGATCTGGATGGCAAGAATGTACTCGTATGCGGTCAATCTGATATTGTTGGTCGTCCGCTGGTTGATATGCTGATTAAACGGCACTGTAATGTGATTAGTATTAACAGCTCTACGGAGAAATACGTTCGTGATGAAATGCTTCTTCGTGCAGATGTTCTTATAACAGCTACTGGTCGCATGAATCTTATCACAGAGAACAACCTTGATTATAAATGGTGCGCTGAAATCAATGGCTATGAAAACTCTGGCTCTTGTCCAGATCTTATTATTGACGTTGGTATCAATTACAAGGATGGCAAGCAGTATGGGGATTGCTCCGATGAGCTGCGCTCTGAGAAATATAACCATTGCTTCGATATTACCCCTCGTATCGGCGGAGTTGGTCTTATGACCCGTGCCATGCTCCTTTATAATGTATGTGTGGCGCAATATGGGGAAGAGAAGATGGAGGAGGTGATTGGATGAATGAAGTCCCAATTTGGGAAAAGACGACCCTGACGTTAGATGAAGCGGCTGCTTACACGGGGATTGGGGTCTGCCGACTAAGAGAGATTACTGATGATGAAAACTGTCCATTGGTACTTTGGGTGGGGAATAAACGTCTTATCAAACGTAAAGCTCTCGAAAAATATATAGATCAAACGTATTCTGTTTGAAATATAGGCTCTGATGTGATATACTCATGGTGTCACACCAGAGCTTCTTATATAACGTAAGGAGTTCTGCATCATGATAAGACGTAAAGATAATAATGGCAAAGTTTTAAAAGACGGCGAGAGCCAGAGAAAGGATGGGAGATACCAATATAGATGGACAAACAAACTTGGAAAACGCTCAATAATATACGCCACTTCACTTAAAGAATTGAGAGAAAAAGAAGCTGAAATCCAAGAAAAACTTAATTTGGGTATAACATCTACTTCAAAAATCACAGTGTACCAATTAGCAAAAAGACATCTCGAAGAAACAAAACTCACTATTAGGCCAAGCAGCTATAAAACAAAATCGCAGAATTTGAAAATCTTTCAGAATCACCTAATTGGGGAAATGAACGCAACCGATATTTTAGTGCGTGATGTAAAACAATTTGCACGAGAATTGGATAACGAAGGATATTGTTATACAACAATCAGAGATGTCATGTCTTTAGCTAGACCGGCATTTCAAGAAATGTTTGATGAGAATATAATTCCTAGAAATCCATTCGTTTTTAAATTAAATACAGTTGTCAAATGTGACTCAAAAGAAAAAGAAATATTAACAGAAGAGCAGTATCAAAATCTGATCAAGTTCATGAAATCTAGTCGAGTATATAAAAGGCATGTTGGCATGGTGATGCTTTTGCACGAGACAGGACTTCGAGCAGGAGAATTATGCGGGCTAACAAAAAAGTCATTTGATTTTGATAACAACACTGTTACTATATCTCATCAGATGGTGTACGATGGAAAGAGCGGCGGGCTGTATTTAGCACCTACAAAAACAGAAAGTGGGATAAGGACTATCCCATTATCTAAAGACGCCATCATTGCTTTTGAAGAAGCGATAAAACAACGACCAATTGTAAAAGCAGAGAGAATAATAGATGGGCAAGCCGACTTCTTGTTTATAGCAAAAACTGGAAGGCCCTATACAAATAAAAACCTTGTTAGAATTTTTGAAGGACTAATCAAAGCCTATAATAGTTGCCATGATGAACCATTGCCTGAAGTCACTGCCCATAGTATGCGCCACGAATATTGTACACGGCTTGTCAAAGCCAAGATGGATGTTAAATCGGTTCAATACCTCATGGGACATTCGTCGCCCGATATAACCTTGAAAGTGTATACTCATATCTTAAAAGAAGAGACCGAAGCAGAGGCAATCAAACAGTTTAATAGGATTGTTTCCTAATTATTTGACACCAATTTTGACACCAAATCTTCAAAAGATATATAGACTTACAGAGATTTGCATAGAGTCCATTTTGGAATGGCAAAAAACGATTTCGAAATAATGTCGCAATATCGATAAATATAGACTTATAGAGTTTTGCATAGACCATCTTGAAAAAAAGTGGAAAGTAAGGTATAATATACCTAATTTTGAAACTCACACAGATAAGCAGGAGGTCTTACCATG